TTGAAGAAAAAACTAAGAAAAAGTATTTAAAGACCATTTTTGCTTGTCGTATTGAAATAATTAGTATATTTACACGTATCAAAGATAACTCAGTAATAAAACACATTTAAACATGAAAATACCTTATCAATCAGTCAGTTGTAATAGAGCAGGTTTAGTTGCGCATACGGGAAGTGTAGTTCCTGCCGCAATCTCCAGTGCTTGGAATTATCCTGCTATTACAGAAGATATATTTTTGGAGCCTTCCTCTCCGGTAGCTAGTGGAACTTATTATCCGTTTGTTCCTTTTATGATCATTCCTATGAGGGAGGGAGTAATCAATGTGCAATTGGCTTCAGGTTTGAATTATACCATCCAGGAAGCAGAAGTATCTGCCTCTATTGGAGCTCCACTTTTGTATCTGGTAACTAGAATATTTGCAGAAGGAACAACTGTAACTAATTTAACAGTAGGAATATGATTGGAAATGCAATTGGTACCTTTTTCCAAAGGAAAAAGGGTAAAGGTGTAGGACCTTTACCTCCTATTCCAGATCTGGAGGGGGTAATAGGATTGTATATTGCCAAAGGTCTTACCAATGATTCGATGAAAGAAAACCCGGTCTGGAAAGATAAATCTGGACAAAGTAACGATCTTCAAATGAAGAATTTCAGTTGGAATTTGGGGTCTGGGTGTGGATCATATGTTATAGACCAAAATTTATGGAAAGTTAATGTTCCGTATGTAGTACTAAATAAAACTGCTAGTAGTGTTTCGGTCATAAATGAAGGTGGTATAAATGGTTTAGTTGCTTATATGCGTAATACATATTGGAATGTAACAAAAGCTAGAAAACTGAAAGTTACCAGTAGTGATTTTACAACGGGAGAAGTCAATATAAATTATTATGTTAGTGCTGGTGGAGGTGAATTTGTAGAGTTAAAAGTTAATGGAATAACTGAGATTCCTGCTAATCCTAATTTTACTGGAACAATTTATCTTTCATTACCACCTAATAAATCAGGATCGCTGACGATTGAAGAAATCCCTGATTATCAGGGTGCTATCGTTTTCGATGGAGTAGATGATTATGGCTTTTGTGATACCTTCCCTATTCTTACAAAGGAAAAGGGATATACGGTGATGGCGTTAAGAAAGTGGTTGACACCAGAAGCAAAGACATCGAATGAGGTTATCGTTTCTAATCTTTATAACACTGATTGGTCATCTATTAATTTAGGAGCATTTAACTGCGAAGTAAAATACAATAATTTAAATCCTAAAATCATAAATGCTATATCTTATAGTTCTTCATCACGTATAAATATTGATGAAAATGATTTATTATTTTATCAAACTTCTAATAATTACAATGGCAATATTATAGAAGTAGGAAATAAAAATCAAGGAGGTTCTTATTTATTTGTAGGTTCTGGTTCTAGGAATAATTTATATGCTAATTCGGCTATCTATGCCCTCTGTATAATAGATCACGACACATCTGATGCAGAACGTCAGCTTGTTATAGACTACTGGAAACAAGAATATCCAGAACTTTTCTTTGATCAAGCATGGACTGTAACAGGTAAAACCAATGATGATGAAGATCGTGCTACTATTGCCAACATTACGGGCAATGGTAATGATCTGATTCTGCAAAACTTTGGGTTTGCAGAAGGGAGTGGGTATGGGTTGTATGCTCAAAATTACATTTCATACGCCATTACTAACAGAGCTGTTTATACAAAAACCAATTCATCGATTCACGTTACAAAGTCTATAACAGCAGGGGTTAATTTCACAGAATCTGCGAGAGGTGTAACCATTCCATCGTACAGAATAAAAGTTACTGGTATACAGTCTGGTCAAGAGATGATTTATAGAGGGAGTAATAATACTTTTTTAACGAATATTCTATCAGACGGAATTTATGTTCTTCCTGCTGTAGAAAATGGATCTAATTTAGGATTTCAATTTGTTTCGTATACGGGTGATTGTAACATTACTATAGAGCAAATCCCCGACTACGAAGGATACTTGGTTACTGATGGAGTGAATGATAGGTTACGATGCAAAAATTTTAATCTTGGAAAAGATTTCACAGTAATAGGTGATTGGTCATTGTTAAATACTTCACTAACAAATGCTGGTTTATCATTGCATCCACAAATTCACGTTTTTAATAATGTTCCTGATGGAGTTAATGTTAGTTTTAGAGGTTTAAATACAAGACTATCTGTTAAATCGCTAAAAGCTATATGTTCTGATGGCAGATGCTACGACGATGATTGGAACGATTTAAATATAAAAGTAGGAGACATTAATAGTGGTAATACAGCTAATTTGTTTATAGGAAACAACGGCACTAATTTCACCAAAATAGCATTTAAAAACCTGGCTATCTACAATGATAAAGTCCTAACTAAAGACCAGTGTATAGCTGGTTACAACTTATTACAAACTTTTAAAAATTCATGATCATGAAATTTATTATAGTTCCAAAAGAAGTACATGATACAATCAGTATAGAAGTCTTGAAAGAACATGGCATAGACCATCCTCTAACAATAGAGGATGGCTTAAAAGTAGTTATGCACTTAGAACATTATGAAATGTTCTTTCCTCAGACATTAGCGGAAACAGAAGAAGCTGATTATCCATTTCCGGTATATGATCAGAATGATCCTGCTTTCCAAGCATTGATAAGAGTCGAAGAAGAAGAAATAACTGAATAAGTAAAATGGCAAACGAGATATACAATAGGACAATCTTTAAAAGATTTTTTGAAGTAAATGATGAGAAAGTTTTGGCATGGGCAAATAATGTTCTTGCCAAAGTTTCTAGTCCTGGTATACTTCCTACTTTCATAAATAAACAGGGTGAAGATTTCCAGGCTTATTGGGGAACCATCACCCATTTATTCGCATTGATAGTCCTCTACGGAAGACAGTATAATGAAATTGATACAAATAAGATTTTGTTCGAACTTTTTATACAAAATAGAGGTTTGGTTACAAATGAAGTAACTACGGAAGAACAGATGCAATATTTGTTCAATAATTATATCAATGAATATGAGAAAAGAGGTAGAATGGATATCATTTCTAAGGAAGGTCTAATACTTGGAGAGCTTCTTCGGCTTATCCAGTATAATTCATTAGATGAATTTATTTTTGCTCCTTTGATGTCTCGTGATACAGGTTGGGCTCTCGGATACTCTTCTCCTACCTGGAATAGAACGGATACTGTTATAAATATCACCAAGGGATATGAGACTACTAAGAATGTAGAAGATCTATCAAAATATCCCTTAATTAATCCAACCGGTGTTACTATTATTTCTGATCAAGATAATGATGGTAATCCTATTAAAGCAATGACCTTTACCGGAAATACTTTAGTGGGAATCGGAATGGAGGAAGGAAATGAATCAAAATTGATGGTGATTAGTGAAAATATGTTCTATCAGATATCCTTTAAATTAAAGGTGTCTTCTGTTGACAACCAAATTTTGAAATTTGGAGTGAATATATATGATGAGAACATGAACCCTTTGGATTGCATTGAATCTTTTACAGGTAATCCTTCTAATTATTTTGTCAATGATGACGGTCCTCTTCAATTACCTAATCCTGGTATATATTATGAATGTAGAGGGATTCTGTCTAAAATGAATCGAAGTTATTTCAAACCCGTTGATTTGAATTTTCCAGGTGGACGAGGTTTAAAATTACCTAAAGGGGCAAAATACATGACAATGTCTCTTTCTCAAGATCGATCCGTAGCTAGTAATGACGTCTATATTTATGATATAAAAATAAAGCCGTTGTTTTTACCGTTTTACCAGGGTTATTTAGGTGAAAAAAATATCATTGCATCTTATTACGAAAACAATTCATCGTCTTCTAACAAGACTGTAAACGCGTTTATTGAAACGTATTTGATATCTTATCGTAATGTTTTAGCTGCTCAGGAGATTTTTCAGTTTGAATTAACCGAGGTTAGGTTTAAGGTTTTCTCAGACCGAGGAGTTCAACTTGAAAATACCACGATAACTATAGGTACCAATGTTTTAACAACAGACATAAATGGAGAAGCTTCTATTCAATTATATCCGGGAGATTTCCTTTATTCGGTTGAAAGAGATGGTTTCATCTCTATTGAAAATGAAATTTTATCCGTAATTGAAGGAGAGACTCAGATAGTTTATATTTCAATGGAAGGAGATTTGTATGAGCGTACAGTTCTTTTTTCTATTAAAAGTGAAACAGGAGCCCCTCTACCGGGTGCAATAGTTACTTTCAATAGAGCTTTTAAGGCGACTCAAGCTGATGGTACAGTTTCCTTTAAGGCTTTTCCTGGATTATATGCCTATACTGTAACTAAGGATCGATATATTACTGTAAATAAAAGTGTTTTAGTTCAAGATGATATGGTAGAAACTGTTGAAATGGAATTGATTCCTGTTTCAACTATTACCTTTTCAGTAAAGAATGGAACAACTCCAGTTTCTGGAGCTACAGTAACTGTTACTGGTCAGAATGTAATGGCTGACGATAAAAATGCTATTCCTTTTACTTTGAGTAAAGTTACAGATGCACAAGGTTTAGCTGTTTTCCCAGATCTGGAAAATGGTCAATATAATTATTCGGTAGAGAAAGTTGATTGGATCCCTGTTAGTGCATCTATGACAGTTGCAGGAGATAGAACAATAGATATAGCTTTTCTTCCAGTTCCTACTTATACTGTAATTTTTGAGGTATCAGATATTAATTCGTTTACTGGAGAAACTTCAAAATTACAAGGTGCTTCTGTAAATTACGCAGGTATTTCTAAAGTGACAGATACTAGTGGTCAGGCTAGTTTTGTTGTAAAGGGTAATAATTATCCTTATTCTATTTCAAAAAGTGGGTATGAATCTGTTACCGGTAATTATCATCCAACTAGTAACGCAACAGTTCCCATTGATTTAGTAAGAAATACTTATACAGTTACCTTCGTAGTTCGTGGAGCCAATAGTGCTTTATTGCAAGGCGCAAAAGTTACCATAGGAGACCAGATGAAGGAAACAGATAAAAATGGACAGGTGGTATTTTTAGTCCCTAATGCAACATATAATTATACTGTTTCCTATCCAGATTATCACGATATCACAGGTAGTTTCACTATGAATAGTGCAGCTCAAACCATTCCTATTGCTATGGATCAAGTTCTTTACGATGTAACATTCGTTGTTACAGAAGAAGGAATAATTTCAGCTGGTGCTACTGTAAGAATTACTAATACGGTTACAGGAGAAACTCAATCAAAAAATACAAGCAGCCAAGGGATTGCTACTTTTACATATCCCAAAGGATCGTATACATGGCAAGTAAGTAAAAATATTTATGTAACTCAGACAGGTAGTTTTACTATTACTGGTAGCCCAGTTACAAGAGATGTTAATTTGATTCGTAAAAATGGATCAGTTACTTTTATTGTAAAAGATGATTCTGGTAAATTTATTGAAGGTGCTACGGTTACTTGCGGTGATCGCTCGGGAACAACTGGAGGTACTGGTCAAGTAACTTTCTCACTTCCTATTGGAGAGTATTCTTATAATGTAAGTAAGTTACCGGATTATACAGGTGTCTCAGGACAAGTATCTATTGTTGAGACACCACAGAATGTTAACGTTATTCTATCCAATAAAACCTATAAGGTTACTTTTACTGTGAGAGTAAATTGGGGAGGATATCAGAATAACTTAGTAAGTAATTTAGCTGTTGTTTTCAATGATGTCACGGCCTATACAAACAGTGCAGGGCAAGCTATTTTTCAAAATATAAAGAATGGTACTTATAATTATAGTGCGGGAGGTGGAAATACTATTTATGATCTAGTTACTGGATCGACAACGGTATCTAATGAAGATAGATCAGTGGAAATTAATCTCAATTTTAAAACTCTTTCTTCCACTTTGGCGGTATATAAAGATGGATACAGGGCTTCTAATATAAGAGTAACTGGTTCTGTAAAGTATAAAGGAGGAAATGGAACTAATTATTCTAATATTAATACAACCACTGATTCAAACGGTGAAATAGAATTTAACTGTCCAGCTGAAGGCACATTTACCTTGGCAGCCACTGATAATGGTTGTATTTCAAAAAGCGTTTCAGGGAATAACGGAAGTGATGCAGCCATTTATTTATGGTCAGCTTGGGTATTGACTTTTAATACAGCTGCTACTTCTATTATCGCCCGTACTTCATGGCTAAATAGTAGCAATTGTGAGGCAGTAGGAAATACATTAAAGGTATGTCCTCCTTCTACTGGTGGTGCTAGTCCTAATCATTTAATAGGAGGAACGTTTCAGAATGAAACTTCTTTATTATCAGTAGATCAATGGCCTGTTATGTGGGGTTTTGGAACTGCAAGTTCTACCTTTCTGAATTGTTATAATTTAAGTTCAGTAGTATCTGGAACACCCTATATTAATGGGAATATTGATCAGTATTTTAAAGGCTGCACAAATCTGAGAACTATTTCTGCTAGATTCTTTGCCAGTGTCACAGGAACTTCTGCTAGATATTGTTTTGAAGATAGTGGATTGACAGAAGTTCCTACTAATCTTTTTTCCAATAATATTCAGGATTACGAATATTGTTTCAGAAGGTGTTATAATTTGACTACAGTTACAGGCACACCATTTGGAACAAGAGCGTATAAATTGGGAGGTATTTTTGCTGAATGTTCTAGTTTAACAACAGTATCTATAAATACTTTCAATAACTGCAGCAATGCTGGCGAAATAGGTTATGCGTTTGCGAATTGTACTGCCTTAAAAACGGTAAACGCAAATTTAATACAATATTGCACCAAGCTAACTTATGCAGCCGGATTCTTTGAAGGTGCCGGTATAACAGCACTTCCTTCTAATTTCTTTGGAAGGATTACAACGGATTGTAATTTCACAGCAGTATGTCATGATTGCAAAAATTTGACTTCTATCGGAACAAATGCTTTTCCTTTAACCGCTAATCAATTTTACGGAGCGTTTTGGGGATGTTTTGCTTTGACAGATGCTACTAACTTCTTTAGAGGTGCTTACAGTAAATGTACAAATGCAAGTAATCTTTTCCGGGAATCAGCTATTTCAATGTTACCGGGAGATGCTTTTGCAAATTGGACAGCGCTACGAACATTAGAAGCAGCTTTTCAGGGTTGTACTAATCTAAAAACATGTCCTTCTGCTACCAACGGATTAATAGATGGATGTACTTCTTTAACCACCATGGCATATATGTTCAATGGGTGTACTAATTTTGTAGGAGATCGTAGTTATGTAGACATTCTTTGGTTAACTAAACAGAACAGTTTAGCAGTTCCTAGAAAGGTAAATAATTACAATTATGCTTTCCAAAATTGTTCGGGAGGATTGGAATATATCATGTATCGAAGTAATTTTGTAGGAGGTGAATGGAATTATATAGGAATGTGGGCAGTTGTACTGATAGAAAATCCTTCAGCATCCCATGTAGGTACCTTTAGAGGAGCAACCGGAGTTATATCTAGCAATCCGAATATCGCCGATGATTGGAAATAATTAATTTATAACGATATGAGCAAATTAAATTTTAATCGTAACATCTTTTTAGAAAGGGAGGAATTGAATAACTTTCAGTCCTTCCTGGCTAGTAATATGCTATTTCAGGCTATTATGCAAGCAACATATAGTTTTGGAGTGATAGGAAATGATCCTTCAAAAATTAATCCGGGGACAACTATTACTGAATCTATAACAGGAACTATTGATCCATTTGTAGTAGAATTAGGTACAGTAAAAGGATCAATTAAAGTTTTACCTGGTATGGCCCTTACAAGTTCAGGTAATTTTATCTCTATTAATGTAGAAGATAATATTACAGTTCCAGATAATGGATTGTATTATTGGGTAAAAATCGGTTACACGACTAGAAATTATGAACTGGGATTCGTAAGTATCAATACGAAAGGAGTGGTTTCTGGTACAACTGATTTTTCAGGCAAAGTAAGAGGACAATCCACTTCAACTCCTACTTATGTTCGATTTATAAAAGAAGACGGATCAATTCCTTTAAATAATGGGAATTATCAGGTAGTAAACGTTATTGATAATCAGAACTTGCTTTTGACTTCAGCTACTACGTTTATTGCTGAATCCAATTTACGTCCTATTATTTTAGGAACTTTACCTCTCGGTGCAGTATTTTCACAGAGCCAGCTCAATGGTTTGTATACTTATGATTCCTATACCGTATCTTTGGTTCAGGAAACTTCAGTGAATACACCTCCAGAAAAGGAAGTGGATGAATATTATATTTCTCGCGTTGTTAACAATGGTGGTTCAATTGTTGTTGATAATAGTAAGAAGACTGAGTATTGGGCATTAGGAAATGCACTTGTGGGAAAAGCAACGACTTAAATTAAGAAGCTATGTTAAAGTTCTATTATACGGTTGCATCCGCTTATGATGCTCAACAAGATAATCCAGTAAATTCAGTTGGTGGATACAAATCAAGTACTCCTATTAGCAATGATTTATTGGATAGCGTCTTTGATGAATTGAGTTTGAAAGGGATGTTTGATGGACAGCCCCAATACAAAGCTATAGTTATTGTAAATGAAGGAACTGAAGCTATTACGAATCTTCAGCTTTGGTTTTCTACTCCGGAAAATCAAACAACCTATTGTAATTTTACAGTGGCTGCCACTCAGATGTCACAAGATGCAGAAGGTAATCCGATTATGGAGAGAACAGAGAATATGTATGCTAAACCTTATTATTCTACTTTTTTCCCAGCAACAGAAGAAGATAAGGTTTCATTAGGTGATTTACAACCGGGAGAGTCTCTTGGTCTTTGGCTTTGCAGAACACCCAATAAAGAGGTAATTAAGGAAGACTATGATAATGTCGCAGAAGTAGATCCTGAAAGGTCCTTTAGGGCTAAAATCTACAAACAAGTAGAAAAAGAAAAAGAAGAATTAATTTTTGTAAATTTATCATGGGACTAAAAATAAGATAACCAGTTTTCTTGTTTTTATGAAAGAATAGTTATATATTTACAGTATGAAAGGATAAGTCAATTATCCTTTCTTTTTAAAAACAAAAATAACCTTTTGTTATGAAGTCAGAGGAGTTTTTAACGACATATGAATACATGCAAGGCAAGATATCTGGAAGTTTTGGTTTTCAGTATAGTAAACCTCGTGCTGCAAAAGAAAAGATTGAAGCCTTCTTGAAAGAGAACCCTAATATAGAAGGCCATATTTTTGATTTTATGACGTTTATATGTGTTTTAAGAACATCTAAACATAATAGATACACAATTATACCACTTAATCAGTTTACAAGTAAAAACGCAATCAAACTATATAAAGAAAAAACTCCTCAGATGGATTATTGGATTCGAAAATTCCAATTACAATATAATCTTAGAGATCCTTTTAATAGACCCATAGTTGGATTATCAGAGCAATATATAGAACAACAAAGAAGAAAGTATTTCAATACTGCAAGAGGTTTTCTTCATTGTTGTTCCTATGAAGGTTTTCTTTATGAAGAAAAAAGTGTAAGCTGTTTGGAGTGTCATTATAATTATATATGTAATGAAAAGAGAGCATTGTAGATATATATTAGCCTGGGCAGAAGTAATTCCACCTACATTAAAGTTTAATCAAGTAGGTGCCAATGAATGGGCGAAGTTTTATATAAAAAGGTTTGAGAAAAATTCTCTTCCTTTTAAAATTCGTTCAGATGCTGAAAAATATCTTACGCTATTAACTAAGCAAGATTGTCGATGTGCTTTTATTTGGGATAAAGCAAAGGAAGATATAATTGAAATAAAAAAATTTTTGTAAGATGGAAGATGATTTGAAATTGACGAAGAAACAAAGAATAGCTATCTTAAAAGAAGCTATTAGACTTTTAGAGGCAAACCTTAATAATTGTTGTTATATGTGCGTTGCTGTAGAACGTGCTACAACGATAGTGATAAAGAGGTATGAATATAAAGATTGCTCACGTTCTTGTATTCGTTTTCCTGAATTATTGAAATATAAACCTAAAGATAGGGCAGAGACTATGGGATGGTTTTGTCTTAGCGAGGAAAATAAGCAAAAGCGGATTGGTATTTTAAATGAAATAATTCGTTCTATTGAAAAACAATCTGATATGGAATATGTTAAACACAATAAGATTCAACAGTTTTACTATACTGTCAAAAATTGGATATGTGGAAAAAGAAAATAAAGGAAGAGGTTAGACCGTGTCTCAAGTGTGGGGTAAATCATAGAATCTATAATCGTTCTAAGTGGCTTTGCGAAGATTGTGATAAAGAAGTCACCAGAGAACGTAGAGGTGATCTTCAATCTCTATTTATGGAAATATGGAATGAAAGACCTCATATTTGTGTAAAATGTGGAAAGAAATTAGGTGAAGAACCTAAAGCGATATATTTTAGTCATCTTTTGGGGAGAGCAGCCTATCCAAATTTGAAAATGGATAAAGAAAATATTGTAATAATGTGTGATGAGTGCCATTATGATTGGGATTTTGGAGAGGGATCTTTCAAAAAAGATCCAAAAATAAAATTATTATTGGAAAAATTGAGAAGAAAATGAAAGCTAATTTCGAAACAGGTTTAAAGATTTGTTCTAAGTGTAGAAGGGAACTTCCTCTTTCTTCTTTTGGAAAAGATATCCATCAACCAGATGGGTTAGAGTATTCATGTAAAGAATGTTCGTTAAAAAGAAGGAGAGATTATCTTAAAACGAAAAGAACAAAAGAAGAAATTTTTCAAACTCGTGCGAATTTAGAAAAAGGAACTAAAATCTGCTCTAAGTGTAGGAGAGAATTTTCTCTTGATCATTTTCATAAATGCAAAAACAGTTATGATGGTTTTGGGGGTCAATGTATATTTTGTGAAAGGGCATATAGAGAACTAGGGAGGAATAAAGAAACTCAAGAAAAATGGAAAGAAGAAAATAAAGAGAAAATTCGAGAATGGCGGCTTTCTGAAAGAGGAAAAGCGGCTTCTCGCAGAGCTTATTTAAAAGCAAAAAGTTCTGGTCGATTGCAAAAATGGGAGAAGAAAAAGAGAAAAGAAGATTTTATGTTTAAAATAGTCAGACTATTAAGAGGGAGAGTTTATTATGCTTTTAGGGCACAAAAAGAAATTAAATCTGATCATACTCTATCTCTCCTTGGTTGTTCCATTGAAGAGTTTCGAAAGCACATCGAAAGCCAGTTCCAAGAAGGAATGACTTGGGAAAACCAGGGAAGGAATGGTTGGGAGCTTGATCACATTATTCCTTGCTCTTATTTTGATCTTTCTGATCCAGAGCAACAAAGGATTTGTTTTAATTATCGAAATCTTCAGCCTCTTTGGAAATTAGAAAACAGGCGAAAACAAGCAAAAGTTCCTGATAATGTCGAAGAATTAGTGGGACTTTTAAAACAGGAAATAGAAAGGGAATAAGATATGATGGATTATAGAGCAGAAGAAGTATTAGAAATCATAAGTCGTCTTTTAGATGACGTAGGATTAGCTTATATAGGGGATATGGTAAGAAATATTTCTGATGATGGAGATGTTTCTGATATAATTGCATTAAAGGAAGCATGTGAAAAATTCTATAATTTTGATACTCAACGGAAACGTCGAATGATAGAATTTGGAGATGAAAACAAATTTGCAGTTATGCGTTACCATATAGTAAGTGCTAAATCAGATTGGGATACTAGCAGCCGTCCTATAATTATTTTAAACCCAATGCCTGAAGAAGTTACTTTGAAAGATAATCCGATTAAAAACATAATTTTACAATATGAAAGTGATGAAGTTCGTGACCGAGATTATTCTCGTTTAAGATTAATATTAGGATGAAAAAATTTTTGATTGAAAATGCAAATTTAACGGGATTGACAAACTTCCTAAATACTTCTTATAAAAAGAAAGGAGGAGGAAAATTTAGTCGTAGAGATGTATTAGGTTACATTGAAAGAGGAAAATTTCCTTCTTATTTAGGCGGTAATGTGATTGAAAAACATAGATCTCCTAATTGCAGTATTCAATTATATAATGTATTAAAAGAAGAAATATGAAAACAGCTAGTAAAATATATATTTATGCATTATGCGACCCTAGAGATCTAACAACATATTATTATATTGGGCAGACTTCCCAGCGGATTTCTTCGAGAGTAAATAAGCATATTGAAGGAGCTAAAGGCAAGTCAAGAGACTGCAATAAAGAAAAACATCTTTGGATTTTGGGTTTATTGCAGGAAAATTTGAAACCTGTTGGAAAGGTACTTTATGTTTGTAATTCAGGAGAAGAGGCCGATGACTTAGAACAGTCATTTATCAATCTTTATTCTGGAGAACATCCTTTATTAAATGTAGCCTCTGGTGGAACTAGAGGCTCGAGTTTTTCTTTATCTGAAGAATCACGTAAGAAAATCTCTATTTACGCTAGAAGGAGGACTGAAATTCATAAGCAGAATAACAGAAACGCGCGTAGAGGGATTAAATTTACAGAAGAGCAAAAGAAAAGACTTTCAGAAGCTCATTTAAAAGGGAAAAGATCTATCCCCGTAAGAAAAAAGATAGGTCAGTACGATATGGAAGGTAACCTTATAGCTGTTTTTAAAAATACTCAAGAAGCAATTCAAAAAACAGGGATTCCTAGAGGTGCAATACAAAGCTGTATTCATGGAAGAGCATTATCAGGTTATGGATATAAATGGAGTTTTATTAATTAAAAAAATATGAAAAGTTCATTGAATTATGTTGTCGTATTAGACACGGAAACTGGAAATTTATTTAACAGTAAAATTAAAGCTTTTTATGATGCTGCTTTGATAGAAGTTGCAGTTGCAGTGGTTGATTGTAGAACTTTAGAAGTTGTAGAAGAAACCAGTTGGATTATTAAGCCATATAAGGATGATCTTATTTATTCTGCAGAAGCAGAAGCTGTTCATGGGATCAGTAAGCAAATAATCGAGAGTAAAGGAATGGAAGAAAAGAAAGTTTTTAAAGAATTTAAAAATCTTCTAATTAAATACAAAAATCCTAGGCATAAAGCGGCTATTTGTGGCCACAATTTAAATGGATTTGATTTAGAATTTATCAAGAATTGGTTTGAATTTCACGATGAAAGCTGGGAGGATATAATAAAATGGACACTTGACTCAATGATGTTCGCTTATTTAGAAACCCTGGAACAAACTGATTATAAATTACATACTTGTTGTTCTGAACATAGCATTGATTTAGTGGATGCACATAGAGCTGGAGCAGACACAAGAGCCACAGCACAATTATTTATTGAATTCGTGAAAAGATTACGGGGAGTTGGTCTTTCAGTAAATAATACAGCTGAAAAAACTATCCGTTATCGTGAAACATTCCAATTATAAATGATACTCAACAATACTTCATTAACTCCACTACAAACCAGTAGAGTACTAGATACTGTAAATGAGATTGTAGATAATCTACCCCCCAAAGCCCTTAACCAGCTTTTGGGAGGTTATGCAGATGATGTGGATCGAATGATTCTAGAAATGGCTTCTCAAACTGAGTATGCTCTTAATCTAGGAAGAGCATTGGATTCAGAAATGCTAGATTATGTAGATCGAGTTAAAGCATCTATGGACGAAACTCTAAAGATTCAGTCCTGGAGCTACTTCAATACAACAGTTCTATCGAATTTTAGAATGAACTGGAGAAATTTGGAATGGTGTAACCTAACACAATTATTCCCTTGGAGTAGTTATCTGTGTGCTCGTGGTAGTGGAAAATCTTATTCATGGCTTTGGTCCTTTCCTATGTGGAGAATGTATAGCTATACAAGACCAACATTTTATAGGCCAAACACTATTGATAATCAAAATAGAAAAGAAACTGCTTTGATTACTAATACAATGACATTGGCAAAAACCCATGTTAATAAGATTATAGAGGAAATAGAAACCAATGAAATTTTAACAGAGAAGCTTAATCCAAATAATAAAGCAAAAATTGGAGAGACTGCCATTGAAACAGAAACAGGAGCCATCTTGCATGTTCGTGGTAAAGATGGATTTATTCGTGGTCTTCACGTTGGAGCAGCATTAGTGGATGACTTACCTGATGAAAGTTCATTGTATAGTGATGAACAGAGAGAAAAGTTAAAGGAAGTATTTAGAGGGACCATTACACCTATTGTTGAACCATATGGTTATTTGATAGTCTCAGGAACTCCATATTCAACGGCACCAAATGAGCTTTATAATGTATTAAAGGCAGATAAGCGTTTTGCGGTTTTTGAATACCCAGCTATATTTCCAGATGGACGTCCACTAGCACCTGACCGTTATACTTTTGAAGATATTCTTTTGAAGAAGAGTGAGTTAGGTTCTATGGTATTTAGTCGTGAGTACCTTGTAGTTCCTATTGCAGATAGTAGTACGATTTTCCCTTATGATTTCTTAATGAGATCAACTGTTGGAATGGAGAATATCAATTTTTCAGAAAGTATTGATACTTATCCATTTAAAATGAAAAAGACAGTTATTGGTATTGACTTTGCTACTTCGGGTAATATCGGAGCTGACTATACGGTTTTTACTTGTTGGGGAATAGATTATCAAGATAACTTCCATTTGATTGCTATATGGAGAAAACAAGGTGCAAGTCATAATGAACAGATCGATAAGTTAGTATTATGGGATCGATTATTTCGTCCGAATACGACAGTCTGTGAAGCAAACGGTTTCCAAGGAATTCTTTCTGATATGGCTCGTCAAAGAGGTCTCCGGAATGTAGAAAAGTTTACCACTACTGAAGGGAATAAAAAGGATCTTCATACAGGATGGCCTTCTCTTTCTGCTATGTTTGAAAGAGGCCAGATTAGGATACCCTATAAGTCAGGAGAAACTAAAGATATGACGGAAATAATCTTTGGTGAATTTTCCTCCATTACTTTCCGAAGTGATAAAGGAAAATTAGAAGCTGTGGGAGCTCATGATGATATTGTGTCTAGTTCTTTTATGGCGATTAATAAGTTAAGAGAAACTTCCAAAGTTCAATTTAAAGTAGATTATATATAATGCAGAAATTAAGCCCCAATTTTATGGCGGAGCTATTCAAATTGATGTTTATTGATTTGGAGGTCATGAGAATAGCTTCTGGTCATTTGGAATATTCATTGATTCCTAAAGAATGGTCAGGATATAAATTTCTTTTTAGAGAGGCACTTGAGCAATTTAATAAAAGAGAAGCAGTTCCTTCATTAGGTGCCGCTTCTCAAAAATTTGCCAATAATGAAATTGTTCAAGATACTATTGATGAGATAAAGAATGCCAATATAGTTGATAAAGAGTTGATTATAGATCAATTAGAATCGTTTATAAAAGAAACTCAGTTTGAACTATTGAGTAAAAAGGTTCATGATTTATATGAAGAAGGAAAGAAAGAAGAGGCTATTCGAGTTAATAGTGAGGAAAGTAAATCTATTTTAGAACTTTCTTTGAGAAAAACTGGCGGGAACTTTGTAAGAGTTTTTGGTGGTTTTGAAGAAAGAATGAAGAAGAAAAGAAGCGATGAACTGAATAAGCCAGAGTTAAGGAAAGTTCAATTTGGTATAGATAAATTAGATGAATTAACCTATGGAGGTATGGAACCTGGTGATACAGCTTTATGGATTCTTCGTTCAGGAGATGGTAAATCAACAGCACTTCGTTGGCATGGTTTCTGTGCAGCCCTTAATGGAGAACCTGTATTACATATTCAGCTTGAAGGAGGTAGAGATGCTTGTGTAGATAAGTATGATCAAATTTGGACAGCTCAATCATATATGGATATCAAACAAGGAAATATAAATGAGAAGGATAAAGCTCAAATATTGAAAACTTGTAAAGATATGGAGAATTTTGGACAGGATATTTCGGTATATGGATTTGCTCGTTTTGGAGAGTCTAGTATGAATGATGTTCGAAATTTATGCTTTGAATACCATAAGATATACGGATATTTTCCCCGATTGGTTATTCTTGACTCTTTGGATTTGGTTGCTTCAGGAACAAATAAAAAGATGGATGAAGATCCTACTTTTATTAAGTACAAACTTCAACGAAGTGCCCAGTTGTTTAAAGATTTGATGGTTGAAATAAATGCTGCAGGAATTACAGCGACTCAAGCAAGTAATGTTCCTATTGAGATTTGGAATAATGAAGATAAAGTAATCGATCGTAGTTATACGGAAGGAGATAAAACTTTAGTTAAACCTTTCTCTTTTGTATTCACAGGGAACAGAACTATATTAGAAAAGAAAGAAGACAGACTCCGTGTTTATATAGATAAATTCCGTGATTATAGAGATTCGCAAACGGTATTTACTGTGGCTACAGATTATGATCGTGGTCGTTTCTATCATAGAGGTAGAACAATGGAATTGTATTATGATAGAACGAATAGTGTTCAAACTGAAGAAAAGAAGGAAAGATTAGGAAAAGCAAAACGAAGTAAAGCACAAACGATATAACTACTATGGCTTCTTGGATTGATAAAGACGAAATTATTGCTGCTTTGGATCTCAAACGTTTTGGATCCCAAGGTTGGTTTCAAAGTAAAAAGAAGGTACCATGTCCTTGGTGTGGAAGAGGCGGTGAGAAATTTGGCATTCGATTTAATGAATTAGGAAATAGTTTTGTTTGCCATTGTTTTTATTGTGGCACTAAGAAAAATGCTTATGAGTATTTGAAAGTTATTGATAGAACAGATCTATTAAAATTTAATTATGAAGCCAGTATAAAAACGAAGCTAACTCAATTAGTTGAAGAAAAAGAAGAAGTAAAAGAAGATTTAAAAGTTAGGAAAGTTTCTTTGCCAAAGAAACTTGAGCCTGTTATAAATTTCCCTTACCTGGATGAAAGGGGATTTCTTCCTTGGCATTATAAAGAATTTGAACCTTCTATTACTAATTCAATACTGGAAAGAGATCTAAAAAACTATATCATTTTTAAGTTAAAAATGGAGGGTGAAGTTGTTGCTTGGCTTGCTCGTAGCCAGCACTCCTATGAATGGCATAAAAAAGAATTAGAAGAAGCTAAGAAAGTAGGAAGAAAACCAAAACTAAGATATGAAAATAGTAGAACCGACTTTACTAAAATTGTAGGGGGTTATGATGATATAACAGAAAATACCAAAACAGTAATTCTTGTAGAAGGTCTTTTTGATAAGGTTGGAATAGATAATATTTTAGATACCCCAAACGATGAAACTACTCGTTGTTGTTTTCTTTTTGGGAATAGTATTAGCAAAGAGCAAATTGAATTACTTAAATTAAAGAAGTCTATTGAGACGGTTATTCTAATGTTTGACGATGGAACTGAAATGCAAAGTAAAAGTGCTGGTTTAATGTTATCTCCTCATTTTTATACAAAGATAGCCCATCTTACAAGACCAGGAGTTGATCCAGGAGATATGGATTTAGAATATTTTATAGAGATTATTGACCACTTAGAAGATCCTCTTGAATATTATGTAAGTAAAATCCCAAAGAGATGGTAGGATAATTGTCTTTTATTTTGTTATTTTACAATCAAAAAGCAAAAGACATGGAACCGAGTAGAAAGTTACCTATTGACGATTATTTAGAAGTACTGCAACTAGAATATCTTAGTAATAAGCTAAGAGGTTTGATCTATGAAGAACCCATCTTTATTAAGGTAAAAACTGATATCGCCTTAAAGAAAAGAGATAAAATTAAAAAGCTGGCCAAGAAAATGGCTTATTTCTGTATTTTTGACTCACCCAAATTCTTTGATTCTTTTTTGGAAAGAAAATTTTTAAATGAATTCGGTCTTCCTAATCTTCAGTATGGAATAGATAAAGAAAAAAGTCGTAGGGCTGCCTGGTGGGATAAATTTTATTTGTTTAAACCGGGAACTATAGTCGAGTATGAGGGTAGAGATTGTAAAGTTTTGGAAAATGATCCAGATCTTGAACTCCTCTATTTAGAGACAGGATTGAGCGATGAAAAGAATCCTTATATACCTTATAGCTATGTGAAAATCAAAAATTTAAGCTCCCTTTTGCATCAAGATTTGAAAGAATAATCGTATATTTAGATATTAATTTAAAACAAGAGATATATGATTATTTTATGGCAAAAGCTGATTTGAATAAAGGGTTAAAGATTTGTTCTTGTTGTAAGAAAGAATTACCACTTTCTGCTTTTTGTAAGAATAATAGTACTTCGGATAAATTAAATGTTTATTGCCGAGTATGTGAAAATGAGAAAAAATCAAAAAGGTTAAGAGAAGAACCTTCTCTTTATTTAAAGAAGCAATTTTATGATCGGAAATATCATAATCAAGACAAAAGAAGAAAGGCGCGTAGTTTAAATGATCAAAAAGAAAGAAGAAAAAATCTTCAATTTAAGTTCATTGAATACTTTAGAGCTTCTTCTTATAGAGTAATAAAGGGGCAATCTAAATCTAAAAGAATACTGTCTCTTCTCGGTTGTTCTATTGAAGAATTTCGAAAGCATATTGAAAGCCAGTTCCAAGAAGGAATGACTTGGGAAAACAGAGGAAGATATATAGAAAATTGGAGTATTGATCATATTATTCCTTTTTCATATTTCGATCTGACTATAGAAGAAAATCAAAGAATATGTTGTCATTATTTGAATTGTCGTCCTATATGGAACTATGATAATTTATCTAAAAATGCAAAACTTCCAGAGAATTATCAGGAAATTATTAACAATATAAAAAGTAAATTAGTATGATTATTAGGAAATTATTTAGAGTTGAAGGTTCTCACAGGGTAATTAATTGTAGCACAGATCGTTGCAAAAAAAGTTTTCATGGTCACCAATATATTATTGAATTATTTCTTACAGCAGATGGTTTGGATAATGCCGGAATGATTTGCGATTTTGGACTTTTGAAAAAAAATGTAGGAGCCTTTATTGATTCTTTTGATCATTGTCATGTTCTTTGGGATCAAGACGATCAAGAATGTAGGGACTTTTTTAAACATCACAATGAGCGTTGGATTGAACTCAATATAAATCCTTCTTGCGAATGTCTTTCTATGCTTCTTGGTTTCTATATTCAATCAATTTTGAGGGCAACCGAATTCAATAACGGAGAGTGCAATGTTCGTGTTGCTTCGGTTCGTGTTCATGAAACCGCTACAGGTTATGCAGAATCTTATCCAGAAGATTTTGAGAATTTCAATGTTCAAATGACAGTTTCAAAAGGAGTAATGAATGACTGGCCTTCTGATCTGGTTCACTTTTTTAACGAACTTGGAACAGTTCATCCCGAGAAGAAATATTTTATCAATCCGATAATCAAAAGATAAGATGGCAAGTAAATTAGAAAAGACTCCCATAATAGATTTACACCCTATTATCGAAGGAGAGGGCACTCTTATGGGTAGTCCAGCAATTATGATTAGAGTATCGGGTTGTAACTTGAGTTGTATGTTCGATAATTCGATTTGTGATACGGCTTATAGTTCTTTCTGTCCTGAAAAGGGTAAATATACTCTAGCTGATGTTGATAAGATGATTAAAGATCATCCCTTTATTTCAACAATCTCTCTTAGTGGAGGAGAACCTTGTCTTTATCCAGAACTTATTGTTCATTTAAAGAAAGCTTATCCAAATCATTATTTATTGGTAGAAACCAATGGAACGGTAATGCTACAAAAAGAGATTTATAAATATGTAGATCTTTTTTCTATTTCACCAAAGCTTTCCGGTTCAACTCCCACAAAGGAAAAATGCGAAGCCAATGGAATGGAATGGAATAATAAAATGAGAGCTCATGATATTCTCCGTCAGAATTTAGATCCATTGGCGACTATGATCGCTTACTCGAAGGATTTTCAATTGAAGTATGTTATCAGTGAAGAAGCTGATCTTAAAGAAGCTGAGATCCAAATCAATACGTTGATGATTATTGATTATCTTCGTGATCTGCCTAAAGATAAGGTTACAGATTATTTGACTAAAGCAAAGGAAACTCAGGGTGAATATATCCCGGAAGATTTTAAGACCAAAGTTGTATTAGGTCGTATTTGGCTTATGCCAAGTGGAATTACCAGAGAACATTTAGATGCTAAGCGTCAGTGGTTGATGGAGAAATGTATTGAAAAAGGTTTTAATTATTCTGATCGTTTACAAATTGTGGCTTACGGTAATAAGCGTGAAGCATAATTTAGAGTCCTTTTTACTTATTTGAATTCGTTTTGTTATTAACTTTACAAGGTTAAGACAAAGTAATTATAAAACACATTTAAACTATGTTTGCAGGACAAAATGAACCTCTAGATGAAGAGGTAATTAATAGTAAAATCGAGCAGGTTGCTGAAAAGTATGGAGAATTTTTGACATCGTTGGGGTATGATTGGGAGAATGATCCTAATATGAAAAAAACGCCTTTTAGAATTGCCAAAATGATGTTGAAAGAAATTACATCAGGTGCTTATGAACAGCCCCCTCGAATAGCAACATTTCCTAGTTCAGGATATACAGGAATGGTGACTCAGTGTAATATTGAAGTTCAATCTTTGTGCTCTCATCATTTTCTTCCGTTCATTGGCGTATGTCACATTGCTTATGTTCCCGTAGAAGGAGGAAAAGTAGTTGGGCTTTCTAAACTCAATCGTATTGTTCATTGGTTTGCTAAAAGACCTCAACTTCAGGAACAGTTGACGAAACAGATTCATGATCATTTAGAAGAAGTTCTTGGAAAGACACTTGGTATTGCTGTTTATATTAAAGCTAATCATATGTGTGTAAGCATGAGAGGTGCTGAAGACGACAGCACTATGGTAACGAACTATTGTTCAGGCTGTTTTATGGACAATAAATTAAACAGTCGGGATGAATTTTTAAGAATAATCCAAACAGTAGAAAAGAAATAATGGAAATAAAGCCATACTTTGAAGGTGAGATTATTACTTCCAAATTCGGTTCTTGGAAAGTGATGGAAGTTTTTTATGAAGATGACAGGAAATATTATCGATTAAGATGTGAAAAGTGTGGAGATGAATTTGTAATCACTCCACGTAAAGCATGTCGTCCCGGTAGTTGGTGTGTTAATTGTAATGCAATTAAATATCAGGCTTATTTAGACCAGGGATTGCAACAATGTCGAAAGTGTCATCAACTTCTTCCATTTTCTGCTTTCCGAGAAAGAAAGAATTGCAAAGGGGGTATTAATCATACCTGTAAAGTATGTGAAGTAAAGTATACTAAAGATCCTGAATACTTGGCTGATTGGGAACATAATACTAAGAAGTGTAAGAAATGTGGGCAAGTAAAAACACCTGCAGATTTTAGTATGTATCCAGGAGCTGCAGATGGTTTGATGTATTGGTGTAAGAAGTGTCGAGCTGAACATGAAAAAGAAGTCAGACCATCTAAAAAAACTAGAGAGCAACGAGCTAAGGAACGTGAAAAAAGATACGAAGTAAAATTACAAAGAGAACTAAAGAAAAAAGGTTTATTGAATGGAGACTAAAATTTGTAAGTATTGCCATAAAGAGCTTCTTTTGTCTGAATTTCCTCATTATAAGGGTTCTTTAGACGGACATCATTGGCAATGTAAACAATGTAAGTCAAATTTTAATAAAGAAAGGTATCAAAAGAAGAAAAAGGAAATTTTGTTAAAACAAAAGGAGTATTTACAGAAAAAGAAAGAAGATCCTTTGTTTATAGAAAAAAGAAGGCTCCGTGCTTTAATAAATAACAAGACAGAAGAACATAAAAAATCTGTTCTTCTTTACAATTCAAAAGAAGAGACAAAAAAGAAGAAAGCAGCTTATGAAAGAAAAAGAAAAGAAGATCCTTCTTATAAGTTAATAGTAATTTTAAGGAGACGTTATTATAATTTAATTACAAGCAATCCCCTTAAAAAATCTTCTGTTTTATCTCTCCTTGGTTGTTCTATTGAAGAATTTCGAAAACACATCGAAAGCCAGTTCCAGGAAGGAATGACTTGGGAAAACTATGGTAGTTATTGGCACTTAGATCACATTATTCCTTGTTCTTATTTTGATCAAACCGATCTAGAACAACAAAAGATTTGCTGGAATTATCAAAATCTTCAGCCTTTAAAAGCGAAAGATAATTTGAAGAAAGGCGCAAAGATTCCTGATAATGTAGAGACATTAATTTTAAAAAGAATTTGATATGAAAACGGGAAAAGAATTATTCGAGAGTGGAGTTGTAACAAACGCACTTAAAGAAAATGTACAGCAACATGGAATTGATCTTCGCTTGAAGAAAGTTAATAAATTAGTAACAGGCGGCGTGATTCCGGTTGAAGGGAAGACAGCTCTCCCTGATTACGAAGAAGTTCCTGTAGAAGAAATAAAAGGAGGCAAATATTGGAAGTTAGCCCCTGGCTACTATGAAATTATTTTAGAGGAAGGATGCAAGATTCCTAAAGATCAATATTTATTTATAGTGCAGAGAAGTTCTTTAATGCGTTGTGGGGGAATTATTCGCTCAAGTATTTATGATGCAGGTTTCGAAACAGAGCACATGGGGACATTTATGGATGTAAAATTCCCTATACTTATTGAAGAAGGGGCAAGAGTAGCACAAGCATATACTCATGATTCTAATGAAGTAGAAAATCTTTACAATGGACAATTTCAGAATGACAAACAAAGAAAATAACCCGTATATCCAAACAAATTGTGAACTTCCAGCTTGTCTTTTGGAAAGAAGTGAAGAGTTGAATGATTATGATTTTATTCTTTTTCACTTGTTCCAAAAAGACAAGACATATAGAGAGTATTTCTCTAAAGTAATGAAGGAAGGAAAAAGAATGACTATCTTTGATAATTCAGCTTATGAATTTTATCGGGACGGTGGTTTTTTGGATGTTTCTGAATTTTGTGAAGCAGTAGAAGAGTTCAATCCTACTTATTTTATTGTTCCAGATGTTTTGATGGATTCAGTCCAGACTTTCGGTAATTTTGTTTGTTGGAAGAATATACTTCCCGGATATAAAAGAATGGTAGTTCCTCAGGGTCGTTCTTTTAAAGAATGGCTGGATTGTTATAGAAGGATGTTAGAAGGAGGAGGTTTTGATTATGTTGGAATTCCTTTTCATAATGATTTCTTTTTAGATTTAGGAACGGCAGTTTATCTTTTGGCAAAGAGGAAGAATTTCAGATGGAATGACGATATGGCTTATGCTCAGGGCCGTTGTTATTTACTTCAGTATTTGAATAAATTCGACCTAGTTGATAGATCTAAAAAATATCACCTACTGGGTAGTCATTGGGCTGAAGAATTACTTTGGATCAGAAAAGTAAACGAATATGGCGATGGTAAATTCAATTGGATTAGTTCTATAGATACTTCATTCCCTATTTCAAAAGGAATTGCAATGAAGGATTTGACTGAAGGAGAAAAGGAAAAGTTCTGTATTGATGAATATTTCCATATGGATTTTGATCCGGAACAGATTGATAAAATAGTTGAAAACATTAAAGAGTTTCGAGGACATGCAAAAGATAATTAATTTCACAGGAGCTCAGGGAACAGGAAAAACGACTATCCTGAAAGCGCTTCAACAAGACCCTGCTTTTAAAGAATTTGATTTCGTAACAGAAGTAGTTCGAAATTTTGTAAAGGAAAAGGGACTAAAAATTAATCAAGACGGAACTACTCAGACTCAGGAATTGTTGTTTCAAGCTTATTCAGATAGCTTGGAGAAGAAGACAAGCTATGTTTCCGATCGTTGTATTATCGATGTATGTGCATATACTGAAGATGGATGCTCACGTAATAGAGATTCTAGTTGGAGAGCTTTAGTACAAGAACAACTCAATGAAATCAAATCACTCAAAGAAAAATTGGGATATGTTTTTTACTTCCCTATTGAGTTTCCTTTGGTTAATGATGGGGTTCGTTCTATGAATGAAGAATATCAAGAATGGATCGATAAGTATATCTGCAATATTCTTCAACTTTGTGACATTCCGTATACAGTTGTATCAGGAACAGTTGAACAACGAATTAGGACGATCAAATCCAAAGTATTCAACTGGTAAGGGCTTATTACTTTAAAGATACAGGCACCAATTAATTTCAAGCTTATGAAAATGTTTGTATCTTTAAAGTAAATAAAAGCAAACGATATGAAGTCAGAAGGAATAAGTAAATATGATATACATTGGCAAATTGTACGAGTAAGTTTAAAGAGAAAGCTAAATCAGGATGTTTCTAAGAAAGTAGAAATAGCGCAAGCTTATTTTGAAGCTAATCCCAATAAGTCAAGATGGGAGCGAGTTCTGAATTGGATGCAGGGTCTTGAAAGAGGTTATAAGGATGAGTTCAAAAAGAACTATATGAAGTCTACGATTAAGTTATTTTCTTTGAAATCTTATTCTAATGAATTAGAGCCGACTGCTGATAGTTTTAAAGACTTTGCTAAATATCTGGATAGTCAATTATATACATTATACTTAGACCTTTTTAAAACGAATGAAAACTGGCTTAAAAAGGGTTATTTTCACAAAGAATGTAATGCTTTCATAGACAAGCTTTTAGATTATCTTGAAAGTAAACAGATGATGGTGTGCTACAGTCGTAAAACATTACAGGAATTGAGAGAAAAATGTCAGTTAACTCCTAACACACATAAATTTTTATTTTAATGAAATTAGCTGTATTAAGTATTTCAGGAGGTTTGGATAGTACCTGCCTCCTATTAAAGCTTCTCAGTGAAGGATATACTGTAAGATGTTATTCTTTTAATTACGGTCAGAAGCATATTATCGAACAGGAAAAGTTAAGAAATAACCTTAGTTTTCTAATCAACAAAGGTTTTGATATTCAATTACAAGTAATTGATCTCAGAGATTGTTTCAGCGACAGTCAATCCTCTTTACATCAGGGTGGAGAAGCTATTCCTGAAGGACATTATCAAGATGAAAACATGAAATCAACAGTTGTTGAAAATCGTAATGTCATTTTTTCCGCTATTGTTTATGGGAAAGCTCTTTCCTTGGCAAAGAAATATGATACCAATGTTGAAATCTTTTTAGGGATTCATAAAGGGGATTCAACATGTTACCCGGACTGCACTGAAGAAAGTCGTTTTGCTTGCGAAAATGCATTCAAGATCTCTAATTGGGATAGTGATAAGATTTCTTATCAAGCACCTTTTGTGAATCTTGATAAAATAGATGTTTTGAAAGAAGGAATCTATGCCATGGATTTTTTGAATTTCTCAAAAAGAGAGCAGGCTGATATTATTAATAATACATGGTCTTGTTATAAAGGACCTGATAAAGATGGAAATCCTTGTAATCGTTGCGGTACCTGCTGTGAGCGAAATTTAGCTCTTTATTGCAATGGATTAGAGTCGTTGATTGAGGGAGATAATAAAGAGTTTTTCAAAGAGGTATGCGAAAAGGAAATTACCGAGCATGCAAAAAGGGGATAAGAGATCTATTGTCGATGGTAAAAAAGAATGTAGGGTTTGTAAGAAATGGAAATCTATTGAAGAATTTTCTGTTTTAAAAAACGGAATTCTTTTTTACCGTTGCAAAGAATGTCAAAGAGAATATAATCATTCTAAAAAAGGGAAAGAAGCCCATCAGAAATATTATGGATTTGAAAAACATCAAGAGAGTCATAAGCGAGAAGTTGTTTCAGGTAAATCTGCAGAAAGAAGAAGGCGTCGAAGAAAAGAAGATCCTTTGTTTAAGCTGGTAACAGATTTTAGAACTTATATAAATCAAAAATGTTCTTATGGCCGTAAACATTGCTCTTGGGAATATCTTGGTTGTTCTTGGAATGATTTTAAAGAATATATTGAATCTCAATTTGATGAAAATATGACTTAGGCGAATAAAGGCACTTATTGGCATCTTGATCATATTATTCCTTGTTCTTATTTTGATCTCTCTATTGAAGAAAATCTTTATATTTGTTGGAATTGGAGAAATTTTCAACCTTTAAAAGTAGAAGATAATTTAAGAAAATCAAATAACTTACCTCCTAATTATGCACAGCTCCTAAAAGAGATTAAAGAGGGAGTCTAAAAGAGGAGAGATAAGAAAAAATAATGAGATAACATTTTGTTATTTCGAGTAGAGTTCGTATCTTTAGAGTGTAGAAATAATATAACAATAAACATTTTTAAAACAAGAAAACAATGGAATTATCATTATTAGAACTTCGTAAAGAAGCCCAGGCACTGGGCATTGAAAACTATGCTAAGTATTCAAAAGCAGAATTGATCGAAATCGTAGCCGCCAAGAAGGCAGGTGTAACTGTTGCACAGGATGACTCCATGATTGCCTCTGAAGAAGAAGCACAGGATATCGAAAAGATGGAAGCTGCCGGTGAAGTCGAAAACATTACTGCTGAAGAAGCTGAAGAATTGACTCCTGCAGGGAAAAAGAAATTGACTCCGGAAGAAAAGCTGGCTGAACGTAAAGCAAAGAAGGAAGCTGAAAAAGCGGCCAAAGAAGCAGAAAAGGCAGAAAAGAAACGTTTGAAAGAAGAAGCAAAAGCCGCCAAGAAGGCAGAGAAGAAGGCTGCAAAACCAGGAAGAGCTCCGGTGGTTACCGTTAAGTTGATTCCTAATGGAGAAAAACCGACTTTCAAAGCAGAAACTTCATCAAAGATTTACGACGAATTGTTGAAAAACGATGGCCGGTCATACGGGACAATTGCCCGGGATCTCGGTTCACACTACAACATGGTTCGCCGTATCGCTGAAATGAACTTCCACCCGGAAACTCCGGAGGCTTGTCAGCAAGACGAACAGGATTCTGCAGCAGATGAAGCAGCTGAATAAAAATTAAAAAGATTTCTAATTCACATAAAAAGCTGAGAGGTTTTCAGAGTGGAGGGTATCCCGTTTCTGAGGGAAGGTCGTAAACACTCTTGATGTAATTAATCCCTCTCAGCTTTTTTAATCTAAATTTGTATGGAAGAATTATTTAAAGAACTTAAAAACTATCTTAAAGATAATTTTATTCCATTTTCCTGCCAAGTCCATGATAACTCCTATATGTTTCAAATAGATGAAAAAATCTATGAATTATCCGTTCCTAACGAAGATGGTCGTTTTTTTGATGAGAGTTTTAATTGGGATTGTGATCGTACCGATTTGGACGGTTATATTTTTAATTTTGGTAGTGTATGGTATACGCTGCAGGCGGGAAATGAGAAAGCGGTTAAACTCGATAGAGTAAAATGGAGAGGTAAAATTCAAGTCACCGAAGAAGCCCTTCTACAAAGATGTTTTCTTGGAGTACATGGTCCTTTCGAACTAATGAATGGATCCGGTTCTTATAAAGATTGGTGTAGTAAGGCCAAGTGGATGGGGATTGAGAGTCTCGGTATTTGTGAAAAAGGAACTCTTGCCGGAACTTTGAAATTTCAAACAGCTTGTGAAAAAGCCGGTATTAAACCAATCTTAGGAATGGAAATTCCTATTCAAGTAGCAGAGACAGATAGTCGTTATACAATCAAAGCCTTTGTTAAAAATGAACAAGGATGGATTAATCTTTTATGGATCAATAAACTTATCAATGTAGATAGTACAGAAAACTACCTTTCTGAGAAAGATGTTTTTGACCACAAGGAAGGATTGATCTTTATTTATGATCCGAAGACAACTGATTTCGGAATTCTCCCTACAGAAATTTGGCTGAATAAAGAAAATTATTATCAGCTGGATCCTATTGAATATAAGAAAGAAGAAAGAGATGAAGCTTACCTGAAAAATCTTCGGAAGTTCTACAATACAAAGATGAAGCCAGTTTTAATGAGCGATGCTTATTATCTGGAAAAAGAATATGCTCCTATTAGGGTCAAGCTTAATCGTTTGGCAGGTACTATGAATTATGAAAGTGATTCTCAGTATTTTAAAAATGGTGAAGAACTTTGGTTTGAGTATTCAGATTTATTTAAAAAGAATTTTGAAGGTCAATTTGACACTTTTTCAGCTGCAATGGAAAATCTGGAAGAGATTTGTGATGCTTGCCAATTTACTGTAGAAACAAAGCAAAGACATCTTCCTAAATACTATATGACTCCTGAAGAAAGTAAACTCTATAAGAACAATGAAGAAATGTTTGTAGAGTTAGTTTACAAAGGAGTAGAAGAGCATATTGATTTATTGGAAGATTGGGGTGAAGACGTTTTAGCGGAACGAATTGAAAGAGAAATCAAAGTAATTCGAGATGGAGATGTAATTGACTACTTCCTTTCACTGAGGGATATTGTAAATTGGTGTCGTCAAAATCAAATTCTTCTTGGTGCCGGCCGTGGTTGTTTTCTTCCTGGACAAAAAGTTCTTTTGAAAGATGGAAACAGAAAAAACATTGAAGAAGTTTCTATAGGGGATTCTTTACAAACGTATTGGAGCGAGAATAATCCGGTAGTAAATAAATTTGAATACGACTGTAATGAACAAATTGTAGAACTTGAATTTGAAGGAGAAAAGAAAATCAGATGCACTAAAGATCATGAGTTCTATACCTCTAATCGTGGTTGGGTGAAGGCCGACGAATTAACAGAAGAAGATAATGTAATTTATATCGGCCCTATTATTTATAAAGCCGTTAATAATGTAACAGGAGAAATATATATAGGGAAAACAACCCAGGGACTGGAGAAAAGGATTGTTTTCCATAAAAAGGATTTTAAGAATAAAGAAATTCGGACTCCTTTTTATAAGGCTATAGAAAAATATGGATGGGAATCTTTTTCCTGGGAAATTATTGAATTTGTTGACAAAGATTCTGATTTGAATGATAGAGAAAGATTTCATATAGAACAATATCGTTCAAAATTTGGGGAACTTATTTATAATATTGCACCTGGTGGAGACGGTGGCAATTTATATAATGAAATGGATCAAGATTATCTAGCTTCTATTAAAAAGAAAATTTCTACAAAAGTTAAAAGTAGTGAGAGATGGAACGAAAAGAACAAAAGAGAGTTTTCTTTAAAGATGAAGGGAAATAAAATCATGACTCCTGAACTTTGTAAAAAATTTTCAGAAAGAAGTTCTTTATCTTATATTGTTCAGTTATCCAAGCAAGGAGAATTGCTTCAAATATTTGACTCTCCATTAGACCTAAAAGAGAAAACTGGATTTATTATAAATTCGATTAACTCTGTGGCAGGGAAAAGTAATAAAAGTTATAAAGGATATCGATGGCAAAAATTTAAGAAAGATGAAATTACAAAAGAAGAAATATATAAATTATTCGGGAAAAGTCTATGATCTTCAAGTAGATAACCGACACCATTCTTATACTATAAATGGTGCTGTTGTTCATAATTCTGCTGCTGGGTGTCTTTGCTCTTATTTATTAGGAATTACAAATGTTGATCCTCTTAAATATGGATTGTTGTTTGAGCGTTTCTTAAATGAAGGCAGAGCAAAGGTAAGCCTCCCGGATATTGATACGGACTTCGGAGGAGAACAGCGCCCCTTGGTAAAAGAATATATGGAACAGCGTTTTGGAGCTGAACAAGTATGTTCTGTTGGAACTTATACAACTTTCCAGTTAAAAGCAGCTATTACGGATTTATGCCGTTTAGAAGGAGTTCCTGTACCTTATGTTAAGAAGATCACTAAGCGTTTGGGTGGAGAGAAGGAAAAGACAATGGAAGACTTTTTCCGAACTGCTTGTGTTGACGAGGAATTAAAAGAATTTACTCTGAAATATTATGAGGTAGTTAACGATACAGCTCTTATTCTTGGACAACCCAAAGCCGCTTCTATTCATGCTTGCGCTATGATGATTTTCCCAGATGATAAATCTATGTTTGCCTGGGTGCCTGTCCGGAAGCAGAAAGATATGATCGTTAGTGAATGGGAAGGTGGAGAATTAGATTCTGCTGGTTTCTTAAAGGAAGATATCTTAGGAATTGAACAGTTAGATAAATTTCAAGATATTGTAGATCTAATAGAAAAGAACCATGGCAAGCGTATTGATTTATATCGGGATATTCCTTTGGATGATCCTGCAGTATATGAAGCTATGGGTAAAGGATTCCTTAATGATGTGTTCCACTTTGGAGCAAAAGGATTATCCTCCTATTGTGTTCAGATGAAGCCGAAAAGCATTGAAGAGTTAAGTGACTGTGCTGCTTTATATCGTCCAGGTACTATCGAAAACAATTTCCATAATGAATATTTGCTTCGCCGTAGTGGAGAGAGAGAAACTGAATATCACATTGGTACAGAAAAGATCTTAGGACCTACACAAGGGTTATTTTGTGTTGCAGAAGGTAGTGGGGTTTATACAAAATCTGGTATTATTCCAATCCAAGAAATACTTCCTGGGACATTGGTATTAACTGAAGACGGTTCTTTTCAAAAATGTTTGCTTAATAGTTACAATGGAGAGAGGGAAACTATTAAAATAAGGACTGACTGGGGAGAAGAATTAATTTGTACGAAAGATCATAAAGTATTAACAAGTCAGGGGTGGAAAGAAGCCGGAATGTTAACTCATAATGATTTAATTAAAGCTTTTCAACCGGAAATTAGAGAAATTGAACCCTTGAATATGAAGGATTGGTTAGAAGGATTATTTATTGCAGACGGTCATTCAAGCAGTACTCCTACAATTTGTTGTTGTGACGAAAAGTTTGCAGATTCTTTAGTGGAAATTCTTAAAACGGAGTTTCCCACCATGAAAGGAATTCATAAAATATATCGTCCTAATAAAAAAGTTGGAGGAGGTGTTTGGGTAGTTAATATTTGTCAGAATAGAAATTTGGGAAAAACAGAATTTAATGAGTTTAACAAATTCTTGAAGGAAAGAGGTCATTTAAAGAAATCTAGGGAGAGTAAATCTTTTCCTGAAAAATATTCGTTTAGCACAATATTGGGTTTTTTGGAAGGTGATGGTTGTTTTATAAACGGTAGCTGTGGATTAAAATACAAACATATAGCAATTGCGATTCACAGAGGTTTATTGTCTTATGGAATAAGAAGTTCTTTCCATAAAGAAAATTCATGTTATAGATTTTCTTTCTCTCCTTATTTGAAGACTGTTTTGAAGACAACTTTAAATAAACATAAAGATTCTGAGGGATATATTCCAAGAGAATATATATATAAATTTCGAGGAATATATCCTGGAAATCGTAAATTTAATCAAAGTTTACGTTTATCGAAAAAACATATCCCTGTAAAAATTAGTGTAGCAAAAGAAATTGGATGGGAATGTTCTTCAGACCAGCATTCTAGTTGGGCTAAAGTTCTTTCGATAAAAGATGGAGGTATAAAAAAAGTTTATGATCTTTCTATAGAAAATAACCATAGCTTTGTGGTAGGAGGATTAGTTGTTCATAACTGCTATCAAGAACAGATTATGTCCTTGATGAATGAATTGGCCGGGATGGATCTGGTAACTTGTGATACTGCTCGTAAGGCAATGGGTAAGAAGAAGATTGATGTAATTCAATCTTTGGAAGGGAAATTTATTGATGGATATTGTAGTAGATATCATGTAAGTGAGGACTATGCAAAAAATTTCTGGAATGAAATTGTAAAATCCTCCTCCTATTTGTTCAATAAATCCCACTCAGTGGCTTATTCTATCAATGGCTATAATAGTGAATGGTTAAAAGTACATTATCCGATTGAATTTTGGTCAGTTGCTTTTAGTCGTGCGAAAGCAGAAGATATTCCGTTTTTTGTTAACGAAATTCAAAACTCAGGTAATATTGAAGTTAGGCCTGTTGATATCAATAAATCGACTATAAACATTATTTCTGATATTGAAACTAACAGTATGTATTGGGCTTTCAATTCTGTTGATCAGGTTGGAGATAAAGCACAAGCTCAGTTGTTAGAAGAAAGAAACTTGAACGGGGAATATTTTTCTTTAGAAGAGTTTATTGATCGCCAGATGTTTAAAGGTTCTCCTATTAATAAATCTGTTGTAGAGAATTTGATTTATAGTGGAGCTTTTGATACAGTTGAAAATATTACCGATGTTCGTCAAAGGGCAACTTTGTTAGAGAAATACCGGGAACTTAAAAAAGTTAAGGTTGATAAAACTAAAGATGAATATTCTTTGGCGAAAGAGAAGAATAAAACCAATACTGCTTGGTGGTGGAAACTTCAACAGAAGAACAAATCTAATCTGGCTTTCTTTGATTACGAAACCTTGGTAGAAGCTTATTTAAGGAAATCAATTGGTCCAGATATTCCTTATATAAGTGGAGAAGATCTTCGTAATTGGAAAGAAGGAAGAGAAGCTGATGTTGCCATTGGGGGTTATGTCTTGGAAATTCAAGAAAGAAAATCCAAGAAAGGTCCATTCTGTAATTTAGTGATTGAAAACAATTATGAGTTTATCAAAGTATTGGTATATCCAGAGTTGTTTGAAGATTACGGGGATTTTCTGAGAGAAAGTGTTGGAAGTTTATTGCTGCTAAATGGATATGTTACTTATAATAAGTTTCATGATGCCTATGTGGTTCAGACCTCTAACTATACTGAATTTATTAAAATGGAATTGATTTAATCAATACCCTTTTACGAGTTAATCTCAAGTATATTCTGTAATTTTATCTCAGTTAAAAACGAAAGAAAACATGAAGATACCAATTCAATTAGGAAATGATCGGACGGTAGTTTTATTATCTTCGGATAATCTTACTGAAATAGATGTAGATGATATTTCTACCATCGATTATAGTAATTTATATGGTGAAGCTGTAACTTGTTCCGCTCTTTTAAATAGAGTGGGACAGTTAAAAGCTGATGCAGAAGCTATTTATAGTACAACTAAATTAGAGCTAAACATTTATGAATCTCAGTTGAAGAAGAAAATTCGCAGAGAAGCTCTACTTGGTGGTGGTCGGGTTAAACTCGATGATGATAGTACTATTAAGTTAACTGAAAATGGATTGAGCGAACTTGTTTATATGGACAAAGGATATCAAGCCATGTCAAAGAAGTTGATCTATGCTAAGAGAGATTTGGATTATTTAGAATCTCTTAATTGGGCTATTAGTTCTAAGGATAGAAAGTTAAACAACCTTCTACCTAAGGTAACTCCTGAAGAGTTCTACAATAATATTGTTGAAGGAAGTATTAATACATTTGTAATTAAGAAGTTATGAGAATTAAATTAACAGATAATTTCTTCATTGAACAATGCGCTTATGCTCCTTTTAGATGGGACTTGTATACGGTTTATAAAGGAAAAAGAAAGGGAGAAATTATAGAAGTCGAAAAACCAGCTGGCTGCTATGGTCTTTCCCTTCCACAAATAGTAAGTAAAGCAATAGATTTTGAAATTCAATTAAGTGAAGAAAAAGAATTAGAGTTAAGAGAGTACGTAGAAAGATTCGAGAAAATTCAAAAAGAAGTATTAAACAATTTAAAGAACAAAACAAAATGGTAGCATTTGACAGATCGAAATTTAACGCAGGTAGTTTAAAAGACGTAGAAGAAACAGTAAAGAAAGCTCAACAGACAATGGGCCGGCGCGAAGGCGAATGGGTAAATTTCTTTACCTTGGAAGAAGGTAAAAATACTATCCGCATTCTCCCGGCAGCAAAAGGTTCACCCTATGTTGCTTTGAAAACAGCAAAACTTCAGGTGGAGGTTGACAGTAAAGACAAAGATGGAAATGTAACCGGAAGAGAAATAAAAGACAAGAACATTTTCTGCGCAGACATTCACGGGGTTGATATCCTGAAAGGAAGAGATCCTATTATGACATACATTAAGTATGCGAAAATGAAAGCCGAAGATATTCAGGATGCTGACGAGCGTAAGCGGTATCTCAATCCGATTACCGGCTATATGTCGAAGAAAGGCTGGGTATGGGGAATTGAACCTATGTTAGCTTTTGTTTGTTACATTCAGGATGGTCCAAAAGGTGTTTTGAAATTCCAGCTTCGCCCTCAATGGATGAAAGAAATGAAAAACATTTCTGTTGAAAGAAGCGAAGATGATGCTTTGTCTTTGGATGTTTTCAGTGATCCCGATCATGGATATCCTTTGCTGATTAATAAATACAAGGATGAAAAGAAGAAAAATAAATTCGACTTATCTGCTGTTCTTCCTAATGCCGCTAAAAGAGAAAGCTGGGATGATTTCTTTGAAAAGAATCGTGTTCCCGACGAAGTTTTGACGAAGTTGGCTTCTCTTGATTCGCTTGAAGACACCTATTGTAATGTTTACAAAAAGAGAGATTGGGATTGGGCTTTGGAAGGCTTACAGCGTTTTGACGAAGAACAAGGATATGAAATCTTCGCTATTGAAGAATTTATTACCGAACTGGAAGAAATGGCTGCAATGATTCCGGAAGACGAAGAAAAAGAGGAGGAAGAAAAACCGGCGCCATCCGTGGCTTCTGAAAAAGGGAAAGCTTTTGTTCAGAAAGCAGTAGCTGAAGCTCGTGAAGAAATTAAACGTCCGGCAGCTGCTACACAAGCACAAACTGTCTCTCAATACCCGCCGCTGATTAAGCTGAAATCCTATTTGAGAGATTACATTAAAGATGTATACGGAGATGATATGGAACTTCCGGAAAGTCTTTCTATCGTAGAGCTTCGTGATTGGTATGATCTGGCCCAGCAAAACAAAGAGCTTCCTTTGGATGGATATGCAGATGGAGGCGATAATCTCCCTTTTGATGAGGCTTCTTCTACTCAAGCAGAAAACCCTGTAGAGGAAGCTAAAACAGATTTGGAAGATAAAACTTTGCAAACTGCAAAAAGTCGTTTAGCTTCTATTCGCCCTCGTAAGTAAAAATGAAGAAGGGAGAGAAATCTCCCTTCTAAATTAAAATAAGTAAAATATGAGCGTAGCGTTAATTTGTACAGATTTTCATCTTCAAGTAAATAATCTTTCTTCTGTGTATGAAATTTTAGATGAAGCTCTAAATGTTGCTGAAAAAAGAAAAATCCGCCAACATATTTGGCTTGGAGATGTTTTCGACAGTAGAGTAAGTCAAAGACAAGAGATTCTAAATGCTCTCACCTCTATTATTGAGCTATATGCAGAAAGGGGACATCGTATTATTTGTATCCCTGGAAATCATGATAAGGTAGATTACAATAGCATATTTTCTTTTTTGGATGAATATAAATACCATCCTAATTTTGATTTGATCACTCAAGCAGGCTTTCGAGAAATTCAGGGTATTCCTTGTTATTTTGTTCCTTTTTTTAATGAAGCCAAGTGGTTAGAGGAATTTGATAAATTTCAAGATTATAAACCAGGTGCTATTTTGTTTTCGCATATCGCTGTTCAGGGAAGTGTCAACAATGATGGAACAAAAGTACAGAGCACAATTAAACCTTCTTTGTTTAAATCATTTAAAAGAGTGTATCTTGGACATTATCATAATTCACAGGAAGTTGGAACCAATATTTTTCATCTCGGAAGTCTTCAACAGAACAATTTTGGAGAAGATCCGGATAAAGGTTTTTGGATTTTAACGGAAAATGGAAATGTAGAATTAGTTCAGTCTTCTTGCGGTCAGCAATACAAGAAGTTAGTTATTAATTTGGATGAAGTAGATCATAAGAAAGCAACCTCTATGATTAAAAAGTTCAAAGAAGGTAATTCAGATTGCCGGTTAAGAGTGGAATTAACAGGAGAATCCGCAGCTGTAAAAGCTTTTGATGGCACTTCTTTTCCTGGAATTGATGTTAAAAAGAAATACAAGGAAGTTGAAGAAGTTGAAGAAGAAGAAGCAAGCGGCATAGAAAAAGCTTCCTTTGATGATATAGTCATTAAATTCAAGAAGTTTTGTGAAGAGCACGAATATGAATATGAAGAAGGTATCAAAATATTAAAAAAGGCACACGATGGACGAAATTAAAGATTTAGTAGGCAGGATTGAGAAGCGATTCGGCAAAGAAGCTGTTGTAACTGGAAAGATGGCTGATATTCCTAAATTTACTTCTGGGTCACTTGCCTTAGATGATATTCTTGGAGGTGGTTGGGCTGTAGGAAGAATTATTGAAATGTATGGCGCAGAAAGTTGTGGTAAGACAACTATTGCTATTCACGCTGCTGTAGAAATGCAGAAAAGGGGCCGAGCTGTCGGTTATGTGGATGTAGAACAAGCGCTTGATCCTGACTATATGAAAGCCTTGGGATTGGATATGTCAAGTGAAAAGTTTGTCCTTTCTCAACCGGATAATGCAGAAGATGCTTTGGAAATTGCCCGTGAAATGATTTCTACAAAGGAAATTGGTTTAGTAATCATAGATTCTGTTGCAGGCTTAGTTCCTAAAGCAATTCTTCAGGGAGAAGCAGGTGACGCAAAAGTAGCTTTGGTAGCTCGTCTTATGTCTTCTCAAATAAACATTTTCAAAAATATTTGTAAGAAAAATGGATGCACTCTCATTTGCATTAACCAGATTCGAGATAAAGTTGGAGGAGGCTTTGGCTTTGGTGGAGCGACTACCACAACACCCGGAGGACACGCCCTTAAATTCTATGCTTCGCAGAGAATCGAATTGGCGCGCATTGGAAGCGATAAGGAAGGAGAGGAAGCGGTTGCTAACCGAGTCAAAATAACTTGTAAGAAAAATAAAGTAGCGCCTCCTTTTAAGAAGTGTGAAGTGGTTATTCGTTTTGGTGTTGGACTGGATAAAGTTCAGGAAACATTAAATCAAGCTATTCTCTATGGTATCTGTTCTAAGAAAGGAGCTTGGTATTACTATGACGATACTCGTCTGGGACAAGGTCTTCCTAATACAAGAGACCTTCTATTGGAAGATAAAGCTTTACTTGAAGACATCCAGGATACAGTAAGATTGTTTCGGGAAGATGACAAGAAAAAGAAGGAGGCTGAGGTATGAGAATTGAAAGAGTAAAAGCAAGCAATTTTCTTTCTTGGGAAAGTTTGGATTATTCTTTTGAAGATAAGATTGTTGCCGTAACCGGAGATAACAAAACTCAGGAAGATCAAGCCTCTAATGGTTCAGGGAAATCAAGTCTTCAACAAATCCTTTATTATGGGATCATAGGATCTAGTATGAAGAATGTTTTGGATAAGAAGTTAATCCGAAACGGAGAGAGTGAGGCTTCGACTAGTGTCACGATTAGTTGTGCTATAAGAAGACAAACTATGGTTATTGATCGTAAGATTCTTCTTAAAGGTTCCTCTAAGTTAGAAATTCGAATTAATAACCAGCCTTGCCAATTCGCTAATATTAATGATGGAAATAAGTTGATATTGGATTGGATTGGAATTTCAGCTGAAGATCTGAAAAGTTATTTTTTGATTTGCAAAGAATACTACAAGTCGTTTTACAAAGCATCAAACACTGAGAAATTAGCGTTGATTAGTCGTTTTATCAACTTTTCGTTTATAGACAAAACAAAAGATATTATTGACGAAGAGATAGGCGAGTTAAACGCATCTAAACGTGATCTTGAAAGAGAGAAGGCCGTATTGGAGGGTAAACTTCAAGTATATGAAGAAGCTCTTATCAAAGAGGAAATGAGAGATTTGGAAAAAGAAAAAGAGGTAGAAATAAATCTAGTTCTTACTTCTATATCTCAAGAAAAATTTGATATAAAAGGAGCTGAGGTGCAGAAAGAACAATTGGAAACCCGGATTCAAGTTTACGAAGAAGAACTAAAGGGGATTCAAGAGAAATTGGAGAAGCAAAAGCTGAAACTCGAATCCCTTCCTACTACGAAAGAATTGGATGAAGAAATTCAACAAGTTCGAGAAATTCTTAGTGAGCTCAATGAAGAGCAAAAAGCTTATTTAACCCAGAAAGACGAATTGTTTCGTATTAAGGGGAACATTAAGAAAGAAATATCTCGAATTGATACACTTTTAGCTGGCTCTATCAAATGTCCTAAATGTGGTCATGAGTTTTTGACTTCTCGTGGTTTTTCTCTTGAAAAGGAAAAAGGAAAGAAAGAAGAGCTGAAAAAACAATTAATTTATTCTGAGAAAGAAGAAGAAGGAGTAGAAGAGGCTTTGAAGGAATACGAAGAAACTATTTCTGAAGCTATTCGAAAAAAGAATGAAATCGAAGAAGAGAAAGACAAGGTTCTTCAGGACAATAGAAAGGAAAATTCTTTACTCCAAAACATTGAAGCTGATATAAGGTCTTGCCGAGAGGAAATAAAAAGCGCTCAACTTTCTATAGAAAGAAAAGACCAGTTGATTCTCAGTAAATTGGAATTGATCAAGTCTTTGGAGAAGAAGATTAAGGCTATCCAGGATCGAGTAGAAGAAAAAAATACTGAAGAGATCGAAACCAATATCGAGAACACTGCGGAATTTATTCGGCAGAAAGAATCTGCGATAGAAAGAAAGAACGGAGAGATCTATGCTAAAGAACAATGGGTAAACCGTTTCAAAGATTTTAAGAGAGCTTTGGCATTGGAGCAATTGAAGAATATTCAATCTCATACTAATGACCTCCTAAAAAAGCAAAAGAGCGATCTTCGTCTTATGTTAGAAGGGTTTAAAGTGGGTGCTAATAATAAGCTGAAAGAAGAAATTACTCCGTATGTTCTTCGAGATGAACCAGAATCGTTTTGGTATTATTCTGGAGGAGAGAGAGCAAGAGTTGAGATTGCTACGATTATAGCTTTTCAGATGCTTATTAATGCAACTAATCCTCATGGTGGACTGCAATTCCTATTTGTAGATGAAGTTTTAGAAGGCTTATCTGAAGAAGGATTGTATAATGTAATTGATTCTTTGAGTTTTCTCAATTACCCGGTTTTGATTATCACTCATGTGAGCAATCAAAGCGTTAAGTGTAGAGCTTTAAAAGTAGAGAAGTTAAATGGTGTAAGTAGATTAGTATGAAAATATGGATTGGAATAGACAATGGGGTGAGTGGTACTATTGGTATCGTTAGCCAAGAGGGAAATGTTTTGGAGTTTTTTAAGACTCCTGTAGTGTCCGGACAAGATTATACGAAGGCGAAGAAAAATATTTCTAGGGTAGATCATCAAAAACTAAGAAATTTGTTCGAAATCTATGCTCCGGCAGAGGATCTTACTGTTAAGGCTTTGGTAGAACGTCCGTTAGTAAACCCAACACGTTTTCTGGCAACTACTTCTGCTTTAAGAGCATTAGAGGCAACTTTAATTGTGTTAGAGCAGATAGGAATCCCTTATGAATTTATTGATAGTAAGGAATGGCAGAAAGATATGCTTCCTAAAGGAATAAAGGGTTCCGCCGAATTGAAAAAGGCTTCTAAGGATATTGGGGAAAGATTGTTTCCTCATAATATAATTAACCATCCCGATACAGATGGGTTGTTAATCGCTGAATACGGAAGAAGAAAAAATAAATAACCATGAACAAGCAAGGTAAATGGATGTTGTTAAGTATTCGCCAAAAGGTAGAGGGAATTCAAACAGACATCCAGGTAATGAATAACGCAGTCCTCAATAAAGAGGACAAGGAGGCTAGAGATAAATTGATCTGGGCTCAAGCTAAGTTGAATGATTTACAAAGATTGTTATACTCTATAAAAAAGTAAACTCATGATTAAATGGTTTTGTGAAAATCCTGATTGCGAAAATTTCCATAAATCAGTTACTATGGGTAAGGTTCGCTATCATGTAAAAGATGGGAATTTAGTTCCTGAGACGAAAAAATGTACTTCTTGTGGACAGATATTGAGCTATAGTGAAAGTATCGAACCTGGTCCATTTAAGGTTAATATTGGAGAATTTGCTAGTATGACTCCAGAAGGCAAACAAGCCATATTAAAAAAGAGAGCTATAGAAGCTAGTAAAACTTCTAAAGAAAAGGAGAGAATAGAACATACAAAAAACCGAGTCCTAAAAAACTTTTTAAAGTAAAAGAATTTGTATCTTTAGATTATGAACAATAATACGAGAGAACAGTTCGTTGAAGCCTGCTGGCAGCTGGTTCGTCAACAAAAGAAGTCAGTTTTAATCATCAATCTTTTTCCAGATGTTTGTAAAGCATTTGTGATGGATGATTTTAAAACTAAGGGAAGAGACTTTTTTCAGAATGAAGTCTTTGGAGCTCAAGACGTTACTGATTTAGTTATTGGTATCGAAATGCATTCGGCAATGAATAATAAAATATCCATTGAAAGTAAAATTGAAGGTCGACCGAAAAGGGATTTTACCTTTGGCCACGACAACTTTTTGTATTTAAAACTAGAAAGAGAAAGAAAGGAATATTAAAATGGCAAGAATCTCTCAAAATGACAGGTATAGAGTTATAAAGGTGTTGTTGAAACCTTATAATAAGGAGATCGAAGAAGCTAAGATCAATATAGAGAATTGGCTTAGTAATTATTGTAAAAGCTTAATCCCGGAAGAAGTAAAGAAGGTAATGGAAAAGTATCCAGATGCAGTAAGAGTTATATCTGGAGGAACTTCTATTGGTAATTATAAATGGAGACCGGGGAGTTTGACTTACGTAAAAATTGAAAATTATATCAATTGTTTCTGCGAAAAAGCTTTATTAAAATTAAACAATGAAACTTTAAATAGGCTTTGCAAGGTTTATGAGGATAAAGACAAGGAATGTAAAGTTCTCGAAAAAAGACTTACTTGTGCATTGAACAATATCAATACGGAAAAGCAATTGAAAGATGAGTTTCCGGAAGCCTATGAAGCCTTGCAAAAAATCTACAATAAAGAAGTAGAAGATCCTGTAGATAAAAACAAATGTGATTCGATTGAAGAGGTTCGTGCCTTATTAAGTAAAAAGCTTTAATTTATGACACCGAAAGAAAAAGCAATAGAAAATCTGGTGCGGAACATTAAGGAATGTAATTTAGCGTACCGAAAAGGAAAAGCTTGTATCACTGATGGTGAATACGATGCAATGCTGGAGGATTTGAAAGGACTAGACCCTGATCATCCTCTACTCAAGAAAGCAATAATTGAAAAAGTAGATGAGAATGATTCTCGGATGGAAAAACTTCCTCTTCCGATGTATTCACTGGAAAAAATTAAGGAGACCAAGGAACTTAAAAAGTTTATCCAAAATGTCTGGAAGTTAGGTCCGTATGATAAAATCATCATCACGCCTAAGTATGATGGTATTAGTCTTCTTGTAGATGAATTAGAAGGTAATGCCTGGACAAGAGGAAACGGAGAAGAAGGACAAAAATCTTCTTCCCATTTTCATTCTCTTGCTAATGGATCTACAAATTCATCCACTGGTTTTCATTATACTTATGGTGAAGCTATCTTTGCCACTAAGTCTTGGGCCCGGGTAAAGGGTGAATACAAATCTCCTCGTAATTGTGTAAGCGGTTTATTTAATTCACCGGATGCATCTCCTATGTTGGGAGATGTTCGTTATGTTCGTTATGGAACTGACAGGGATGATTTAGATAAGAAAACTCAATTAGATGAATTAAGAAACTTCTATAGTTTTGCGACCACCTATTGTTGGGTAACTGCAGCGAGTTTCAACAATGATGGCTCTGTAGTTGAAAAGTTCTTGTCTGATATTTTTGAGAAATGGAGCGAATACAAATGTGATGGTCTTGTAATTGAAGTTGATAAAGCTGAAATCAGGAAGAAATTAGGACGTCTTCCTAACAACAATCCCCGTTATGCTATAGCTTATAAGAACCCAGAATGGTCAGATCGGGCAGAAACTAAAGTTACTGGCATCGAATGGAATGTTTCAAAAGACGGAAGAGTTAAACCAGTTATTCTTTTAGATCCTATTGATCTTTGTAATGCCACAGTCCAAAGGGCTTCTGCTTATAATGCTAGGTATATTGTGGATAACAACATTTGCAAAGATTCTGTGGTAGTTATATGTCGTTCAGGAGATGTTATTCCAAAACACCTCAAAACGCTGTCATACAGTACAGATTTACGGTATAAGATGATGGACGATATGATGATTTGTCCTTCTTGCGGAGAACCGCTTCGTTGGGATAATTCTTATACTGATTTGATCTGTTTGAATTCTACTTGTCCGCAGAAAAGAATTGCTGGTTTGGTTTATTTCTTTTCTGTACTTGGAACAGATGAATTTAGAGAACCAACTATTAAGAAGTTATATGAAGCCGGATACCGAACAATTGATCAGATAATCAATATCACTCAAAAGGATCTTACAGCTATTGAAGGAATTGGAACTTCATTGGCAAAAACTCTTACTTCCCAGTTTCAAGAATATAAAAGGAATGGATTCCCATTGGCTCGTCTTATGACAGCTTATAATGTTTTTGGAGGAGGATTGGCAGAGAAAACTTGTCAAATGATTTTTGATAATCTTTCTGAAGAAGACTTGAAAAAGGTTGGCGATTTAGAAACAATAGAAGTAAAACATTTAACTACCATTAATGGAGTTGGAGATATTACGGCTAATATTTTTAACCAAGGAATTGAAAATTATAGCAGAGTAGGAGATTGTCTTCCGGTTTCATACATAGCTCAGCCTAAAAAGAAAGTGGCTGAAAATCAAATGAATGTTTGTTTTACTGGTTTCCGTAATAAAGAGTTGGAAGAAAGACTTCTTCTCGCCGGACATAAGATTGCTAGTGGAGTAACTAGTAAGACTACTCATTTGGTTGTAAAGGATCTCAATAGCAGTTCCTCTAAAAAGGTGAAAGCTAATTCTTTACAGATTCCTATTTACACCGCAGAAGAGTTCGAAAAATTTATGGACGAAAATGGAATGTAATATCGGATTAATATATGTTTTAGGGGTTATGAGTGCGATCATAACCCTTATTGTAAGGAACCTGAATAATAGAGCTAATTTATTTGAATCCGTTTATTCTCCTGTATTGGCGGCTCTAAGTTGGGTCTATGTTATAATAGTGATAATCAATTATTTAGAAAGGAAAAGGTAATGGATGCAAAAGAATATTGTATAGCAAATTTAGGTAAGGAAATTACTGTTAAAGATGAGGGATTTAGAGGTGATTCACCTATTAAAAAAGCAATGGTAGTAGGATATAATATGGTTCCTACATCGAGTGGTGAGATTCTTTGTCTTTTGGTTTCTTTTACAGATAATTCGGGATGGTCTGCTAGTGAAGAATGTTTGGAAAAGATGTGTGATGATAAGTTATTATTGCATTCACCTCTAAATCAGACTTATTGGCATATTGGTTTGGATGAAATTGTTGAAGAAGAATGAGGTATTATTATAAAGATAAAGGATGGTACTATTTCTGTTTTGACTACAATAAGGCTTTAGTCGAAGAATTAAAAAATCGATTAAAAGCCTTATTCAATCCAGCAAATAATGAGTGGTATTTAAAACCAGAGCTCTGGAATCTTCCTTATATAAAGGAGTTTTTAGAGACCTATGGTTTTATAGAGGGCTATCCTGAAAGAAAAAGAGAAGTTGAATTAGCTTCTTTTCCAGAACTCCTCAACTATGAAGAAGTTAGGTTGTTAACCGAAGACCTTGGACTGAAAAGAACTCCAAGAAATTACCAGGTTGAAGGAATCACCTATATGATTAATCATGGGAATTGTATCAATGGCTGTGATGTTGGTTTAGGAAAAGCGCAACCACTGGACATGAAGATTCCAACCCCTAAAGGATTAGTTAATTTTGGAGAGCTAAAATCTGGAGATTTTGTTTTTGGTTCAAATGGATATCCTCAAAAAATAGAGGCTATTTATCCCCAAGGAGTAAAAGATTGTTATAAAGTCTTTTTTACGGATGGTTCTTCAGTTGAATGCTGTGATGAACATCTTTGGTCCGTTCGCGCATGGAAACAAACAAATCCTTTGCAAGTCATAACCCTGAAAGAAATAATGAAAAGCCCTCTAAGGGGTAAGTCTTGCAATAAGACTAGAGAAAAAGGGCGTGAAAGTAAAGGCTATTGGAAATGGAAACTCCCAATAATAGAGAATCCTGTTGATTTTGAAGAAAGAAATATTTTATTCGATCCTTATACTTTGGGATTTTTAATAGGAGATGGTTGTTTAAGAAGAAATCCTTCTGTGGCTTGTGCAGATAAAGAGATACTGTCTTATTTAAAGTTCCCGGAGGGTTGTATCTTAAAAAAGACAGGAGATGGAGTTGATTATAATATCATAGACCTTATAAGTAGTAGAAGAAATCGAGTAAAAGAGATATTAAAACAATATAATTTGATGGATAAATATTCTTATGAAAAGGAAATTCCCGAAGATTATATTTATAATAAAAAAGAAATTCGTTTGGCCGTTTTGCAAGGAATATTAGATTCGGATGGTTATGTTTCTAAGACAGGTCTTATAGAGTTTGCTTGTACTTCTAGAAAATTAGTTGAACAAGTTGGTTTTATAGCAAAGAGTTTGGGTGGAGTACATAATCCTATTAGGAGTAAAGATAGCAATTATATAAATCCTGAAGGGAAAAGAATTGAGTGTAGAACTCATTATCGAATTGGAATTAATCTTCCTAAAAACATAATTCCTTGTAAATTAAAAAGAAAAAAAGATTTATTAATTAATTCAAAAAAAATAAGTCCTAATAGAAGTATTTGTAAAATTGAGTATATCGGGAAAAAAGAAATGCAATGTATTAAAGTAGCTAATTCAGATGCTTTATATGTTTGTGGAGAAGATTTTTTATTGACCCATAATACAGGTCAAACTATAGTCTATGCCGAGCTGTTAGATTTATTTCCTTGTATTGTTGTTTGTCCCTCTTCAGTTAAATCTGGATGGAAAAAAGAATGGGGATTATGGAATCCAGATAGAAGCATTTCTATTATAGAGGCTTCAAAGAAAAAGAAAGACTTCACCGCAGATGTAATTATAATTAATTATGAATTACTTGGTGTAAGTTTCCCTTATAAAAACAAAAAGGGAGAAATGAAGAAAAGAGTGGAAATTAAATTTCCTGAACTTCTTCAAAGAGAGTATTTTGCCCTTATTTCGGATGAGATTCATGTACTGAAGAATCCAAAAGCTATTAAGAGTAAAGCTTTCAAGCTACTAGCTAAAAATATAGATAGAGTAATCGGACTCAGTGGAACGTTAATTTTAAATCGCCCTTCTGAGCTTCAAAATATATTACAATTATTGAACCGTTACAATGATATATTCCCAGATTGGGAGTATTTTTATTATCGTTATTGTAACATGAAGATAACTGAATATGGAAGAGATAATTCTTCTTCCTGTAATATTCAGGAACTATATGAAATCCTTAATCACTATTGTTATTTTCGAAAAGAAAAGAGAGAAGTTCTTACAGAGCTCCCTCCTATTGTTGAGCAAGTAATAGAATTAGAACTTTCTAATAAAGGTGAATATAAGAAAGCAGAAAAAGATTTTATTACATACTTAGATAAAGTTGATCCTGAGAAGATTGAAAAAGCTTTACGAGCTGAAACTTTAGTGAAACTGAGCTCTTTATTCCAGTTAGCTATAACAGGAAAAATGAAGGGGATAGTAGAATACATAGAAGAATGGTTGGAGGCCAATGAAGATGAAAAGCTTATAGTTTTTGGTATTCATAAAACTCCTTTAAATGAGCTAGCTGATTTGTTCAAAGGAAGTTGTTTAATAACTGGAGAGCTTTCTGGGCCCCAGAAAGAAAAGGAGAAAGAAGCTTTTATCCAGGATGCCAACAGAAGAGTTTTGTTTGCTAATATTGATTGTATTGGAACTGGAGTAGATGGATTGCAAAAAGTTTGCTCGAATGGTTTCTTTATCGAGCTTCCTGTAAAACCAAGTTTATTGGTACAGGCTATAGGTCGACTAGAGAGAATGGGACAGAAGAATAGTATTAATATTTCTTATTTGCTTGCTCTCAATACTATTGATATGAAAATTTGGGAGGTTTTGAAAGAAAAGAAGAACATAACGGATACAGTGATTAAAGGATATGAGGATGATGTTTCTCTTAATCTTTTAAAAACGTATAAATATGACTAAGAAAATCTATTGGAGAGGAAGAACGGGAAAGAAATATTATAGAGAGGAAAAGGATCCGCATGCCAAGGTTATAAAAGGGTTAAAGAAAAAACAATGCATTATTTGTAAGGAAATATTACCAATAAATTGTTTTTATCAGAATAATAAAAGTCTCGATGGTTTAAGCTCTTATTGTAAATGTTGTTTTTGGTTTGAAAGATACGTTCCTAATAGAGAGAAATATAGGAAGGAATACGAGGAATTTAAAAAAAGAAAATTAGAAGAATTATGCAGGAAAGACAACAAGTAATTATATATACAGATGGTAGTTGCTATGCCAAGCATCCAGAGAAGCTAGGAGGTTTTGGAACATATATTCAATGGAAAGACAAAGAATATAGTATTCGAAAAGGATATTCCCATACAACTATTAGTCGAATGGAACTTCGTGCCATTCTCTATGCTTTAAAAGCTATAAAATATAATGTTCCTTGTACTGCTTGCCTTTATAGTGATTCTCAATATGCAGTGAATCTAATCAAAGAAAAGGGTTTTGAATGGAAAAGTGGAGAACTAGAAAACTATGAAAATTTTGATTTATTGGATGAAATATTTAAAGAAATAGATCAACATAAGAAACTTCGATTAAAACTTATTTGGATTCCAGGGCACAGAAAGCGTATAGATGATCCTATTGTAAGGGGTAACTTTATTGCGGATTTTTTAGCGGATTATAAAAAACACGATACCTATATTAATGATTCTCAGCGTTAATAATCGTATATTTAGATATTGAAAATCAAAAGATGAATTAAATAATGGAATGGAATAGATATCAAATTAATATTTTTGATGCGTATGAAAATACAAGGAAGAATTTGTTTATTAAAGCAACCGCCGGATGTTTTGGTAAAGATACTGAAGTATTGATGTACGACGGGTCCTTAAAAAAGATTCAAGATATTCAAGTTGGAGATCTTGTAATGGGTCCTGATTCAAAGCCCAGAAGGGTTTTGGAGGTAAATTCTGGGAGATCCATGTTATACAAAGTAAAGCCGGTAAAAGGGGAGACTTGGGTTTGTAATGATTCTCATATTTTTACAGTTTGGGACGATGATATTGCAAATAGGATTAAGAGATATCGGAATTCTAAGTGGAAAACACCTTTTCAAGATTATTCTTTTGAAACTATTTTAAAAAGGAGAAGAAAAGATGGAAGTATCCGTCAAATGCAATTACAGAGAGCAGCTGTAGCGTTCGAAGAAAAACAAGTTCCAGTTGATCCATATTTTTTAGGATTATGGCTGGCAGAAGGTTCTAAAAATTTAGAGTGTTTAAGATTATCTATTAATAGTAAAGATAGTGAACTTTTTTCTTTTTTACACAGTTTGGAAGGAGAGGGATATCTTGTTCAGTGTAAAAAAGAAATAGGAGAATCTCATCGAGTAAATATTTCTTTTCCTGAATGGCACGAAAATCCATTGTTAAGTAAGGCTAGAGCTATTTGGCAATCCAAAGATTTTGATTCATATAAATTTAATTCTTTGGAAAATAGACTTCAATTATTGGCGGGTTTATTAGATGGAGATGGCTGTTTACAAGGAACTTTTTCTATAACTACAAAGTACAAGGAACTTAACGATCTTATTTTATTTCTTTGCAGAAGTTGTGGGTTAGCAGCTTATAGCTCTTATAAAAAAGGAATTATAAAAGATATTGGTTTCGAAGGAATGTATTATAAGATTTCAATTTCTGGAAATTTAGAAATAATTCCCAATAAACTTTTAAGAAAAAAGGCTGTTCCACGTAAGCAAATTAAATCTGTTTTAAGAACGGGTTTTTCCATCTCTGAAATAGGAGAAGGGCAATGGTTTGGATTTTTGTGTGACGGTGACCATAGATTTTTATTGTCAGATTTTACCATTGTTCACAATAGTAGTAAAACTACTTGCATGCTGGAATGTGTAAAGAGAACTTCTCAATTTAAAACAAAGATATTTCTTGCTTTCAATAAAAGTATTTCAGATGAGCTACAAAGTAGAGTTCCTGAAAGAACGGAAGCAGTTACCTTTCACAGCAAAGGGTTAAAAGTTCTTTTGAGGAATTTCCGAATGAGATTTAAGGTTTCAGAAAATAAAACATTTGCCATATGTAAGCAGATCTTAGACTTATCGGAAATTCCTCCTAAGCAACAGATTCGTTATATGTTTGAGCTTCAAGAGATCTGGAACCAAATTCGAGTTAATCTTTTGGTTGATTACCCTAAAGATATTCCGTTGATTTGTATTGAAAAAGATATTGACTTTAGAGATCGAATGATTGAGGATATTCGAATGATTGAGAAAGAATGGATATCTCGAAATAGGAGTATCCAAAGAGGGGAGTTTGTGATGGATTTTACAGATATGTTATGGCTTCCCTATACAATGGTATCAGAAGAAGATTATCCTAAATATGATGTTGTGTTTATTGATGAAGGGCAAGATTTGAATGTTCTCCAAAGAGAATTTGCTTTGAGGCTTAAAGCAAAGTATGGAAGATTTATTATTGTAGGTGATGAATTTCAATGCCAGCCTTCGGGTACAAAAGTTCTTATGTCTGATGGAACTAAAAAAAATATTGAAGATTTATGTGTTGGAGATTCCTTGGTTAGTTATGAATATCGTCATGATAATTGTTTTATTGGTAATTATGAAAGGATTAAAGAAAAATCTTTAGAGCAGTATCAAAAATTATGTGATAATTCTAAAAGTAGGGTGCTTCAAATTGAAGAAAGAAATTATCGAGGCGAGTTATTTGTATTAACCACAGGGGATATGGTTTCAAAATATTCGCCAAATCATATTTGTTATGTTCGGTGGAAACCTGAAATAAAAACAAAATATGTTTTATATTTAATGCAGAAAGGAAATTGGTTTAGAATTGGGATAACTCCTTATGCAATGGGCAAAACCAAGCATTCTGGAGGTCTTTTATTTAGATTTCGATGTGAAGAGGCAGATAATCTTTGGATTTTAAATCTTTATGATGATAAAGCTCAGGCTAGATCCGATGAAATGTTTTTTTCATATAAATATGGAATACCTCAAACTATTTTTATATGTCGTGAACAAAATGACACTATTTTAGGACAAGAAGGTGTTAATAAATTTTTTGATAGATTTGAATCTTCCTTATATGAAAAAGCAAATCAATTATTGAATTTATTTGGAAGAAAATTTGAATGCCCTTTTTTGACTAAAGAAAAAGGAGAATCCAGGTGGAGAACTGGTATTTCTTATATGTTTAATACTTATGCTTGCAATATTTTCCCAGAATTAATGCAAGTTATAATTTATGATGGATTTAATTACAGTAAAACTTCTAAGGGAACAAGGGCAAAACCAATTTACAAAGATATAGATAAATGGGAAAAAATTTTTTATGAAGGAAAACTTTACTCTCTAGCTGTAGGGTGGAATCAAAATTATGTGGCAGACGGAATATTGACGCATAATTGTATTTATGGTTTTCAAGGGTCGAGTCTTGATAATTTTTGGGTGTTTCAAAGAGAGCCAAATACAACTGTCCTTCCTCTTAGTATAACTTATCGTTGTGCTCGACGAATAGTAGAAGAAGCCAAAACTGTATTTCCCGGTGAAATTGAAGCAGCTCCGGATGCTATTGAAGGTATTGTGAGAAGAGGAAATTTAGAAGAGGCTGAATCTGGTGATTTTGTTCTTTGTCGAAACAATATTCCATTAGTTGAGGCTTTTATCTTCTTCTTAAAGAAAAAGAAGAAAGCTGTTATAAAGGGAAAAGATTTTGGTGAAGCTTTACTTTACGTTTTAGATCGAGCTAGCGATGTAAAGTCTTTGGATTTGCTTTTAGAAGAAAAACTTAAAAACTTGCAAGAAAGAGGTATTCCAAGAGCCGCTGCATTGAATCACCCCTCCTATGTTTCCTTGGAAGAGAAATGTATAATAATTAAAACTCTTTATGGAGTATACGGTTCCATGGTAACTCTTTATTCTGTTATGTCAGAAATATTTACTGATAATGTTCAAGAAGGAATTATTTTGTCAACTTGTCACAAAAGTAAAGGACTAGAAGCTGATAGAGTAATTTTCCTGAATCCTGAATTAATTCCTCATCCAAAGGCGAAAACAGAAAAGGCCCTCTATGGGGAGAAATGTTTAAAGTTTGTGGCGATCACCCGCGCAAAGAAAGAATTAGTTTATTGTAATATTTAGGAGAAGATGAAAACGATTTTTCAAATTATTTTAACAATGGTTTTTGTGGGGATCTATTATCTTTTAAAAAAGGGAATAGAACCTTTTGATGCAGCGGTGGTGATAGGCCTTACATTAGGAACGATGATATTATTTGAAATTATGGACATAAAGAAAAATAAATAAGTATGGAAACAAAATTAACACATTGTTCAGTTTGCGGGAAAGAAGATGGTTATCGTAATCCACCAAAGCAAGTAAGTCCAACTACATTAGATCCGGATGAATTTATTGAGGGTGATATAAAAAGAATAATGATCGAAAAGAAATGTTGTTTTTCTTGTGCTTTTTGGTTTGATAAAATCGAAAAATTGAAAAACAACCCTCGTTGGTTAATAATAGATGGACAAAGCTATGTATTCAACCCCTACAATGAAAATAACTATAGTTATTTTAAAGGATTTGGAGGAAGGGTGATGTATGCTCAAAAAACCGATGGAACTGTATTGATTTCTAATGATGTTTGGCATCAGGGAGAAATACCAGAAGCTTTCAAACAGATAATTCCCGATAATGCAAAATTCATTACAAAAGAACAATATGAAATTATGGACAGTAAAAAGAAATAAATCATATGATCTGGCGTTTGAAAATCAAATCTTAACTTGTAACTTTAACAAGTTAAAAATTCGTGAAATAACATCATAATTTATGCAACAATCTAATGTCGATAGTCGGGATATTATTTCCGACTATATATTTTTCAGTAAATATAGTAGAGTTCTCCCAAGTGGAAAAAAAGAAACTTGGAGAGAAGCCGTAGCCAGAGTAATGCAGATGCATTTTGATTTTCTTTATGAAAGAATTCCAGAAGGACCTAAAAGAGGTGCTTTTAGAAAATTTTTTGATAAAGCATGGGAGGCTTATAGTGAACAAAAAATTTTAGGTTCACAGAGAACTCTTCAATATGGAGGCTCACAACTTTTAAAGAACAATTTTCGTTCTTTTAACTGCTTCTCCTCCTATTTAGATCGAGTGGAATTTTTTCAAGAGTTAATGGAATTATTATTGAGCGGTGGAGGAACCGGTTACTCTATTCAAAAAATCCATACAGATAAACTTCCCATTATGAAAGGGATAGATCGGAAAAATTCAATAGAATATACCATTCCTGATTCTATTGAAGGATGGGCTCTTTCAACAGGTAAATTAATTGAAAATTACTATAATCATGGTCCTATATTGGAGTTTGATTATAGCCAGATTCGACCAAAAGGAGCTTATATTAGCGGTGGTTTTAAAGCACCTGGTCCAGAGCCATTGAAAGCTTGTCATGAGAAGGTTCGAACTATATTAGATAAGGTTCGTGATCGCCGTCTTCGTCCCTTTGAACTTCATTACCTGTCTTGTGTAATTGCTGACGCTGTAATAAGTGGAGGTATTCGTAGAAGTGCGATGATTGCCATTTTTGATATAGACGATGTGGAAATGCTTACTTGCAAGACAGGAAATTGGTTTTCTGTTCATCCTGAACTTTGTCGTTGTAATAATTCTGTTGCCATATATCCCGATACAGAGAAGAAAGCCTATGATAATATCTTTAAGTTTATCCAACAATACGGTGAACCAGGGATATTGTTTCTTCCTGATAAAGGGGCGGTTGTTAATCCTTGCGCTGAAGCTCTCCTCTATCCAAATTATGTAAATGAAGACGGGACAGAAGAAACAGGATGGGGTGCTTGCAATCTTTGTGAGGTAAATGGAGCTAAAGTAAAGACAGAAGAAGATTTTTATACTGCTTGCGAAGCCGCAGCTATACTTGGAACTTTCCAGGCTGCTTATACAAAGAATCTTCCTATATTATCTGAAACGACTCGAAAGATAATGGAAAGAGATTCTCTTCTTGGTGTGGGCATTACAGGAATGGCAGATAATCCTTCTATTCTTTTCAATGAACAAATTCAACGTAATGGAGCTGAAATTGTAAAGAAAACCAATGAAGCTGTTGCAGAAATTCTTGGTATTCCTTTTGCTGCTCGTACTACCGTAATCAAGCCTTCAGGCAATGCTTCTCAATTACTTGGATGTGGCAGTGGAATTCATGCTTATCATTTCCGTAAATATATCCGCAATATTCAGGCTGCAGACACAGAACAAGCTCTCCATGAAATGGAAAGAAAGAATCCTGAAATTACTTCACCTTCTTTTTGGAATCAAAAAAGTGAAAAGGTTCTTTCTTTTCCAATTGAACTTGATGAAGATACTATGGTTAGAACGGATTTTTCTACTATTGATTTTCTTCGTCGTATCTATTCAACTAAAATGAATTGGATCAATCAAGGAACAAATATTAAACACCCTTCTACAATTCAGCACCCTAATTATCATCACAATGTAAGTTGTACAGTATCTATTAAAGATGGAGAATGGGAAAGCGTTGCTGATTGGATTTGGGAGCATAAAGAAGGTTTTTGTGGATTAAGTTTTTTACCCGAAAGTGGTGATTTAGATTATCCACAAGCCCCCTATACCAGCTATCTTAATGAAAAAGAATTGGCGGAAACATATGGAACAGGAGCTATTCTTTCTTCTGGTTTGATTGTAGATGGTTTGAAGGTATTTGGTGATATTTGGACTGCTACTAATGCTGCCATGGGACGTGCTGATCATCTACTTAAATGGGATGATCAAGACATCAAAGAATTTATTGGAAAACATATTAAAGATGGAAAATTCCAGTTTAAAGTAGATGGTCTTTGGGTAAGTGATATCAATGCAGTTATTTCCTATGTAGAACATACTGTTGAAGAGAGAAAAGATTGGGTTCGCCGGTTTAAAAAATTCTCCCAGAGATATTTTCAGGGAGAGGAACAACAATGTGCTAATTGTTTGAAACACGTTAATATCTATCATCAATGGCAAAAGATTAAGGATGTTAAGCCAGTTGATTGGGATAATGTAATTTGGGAAAAAGAGTTAAAGAATGCTACTGATCAGGGCGAAATGAGTTGTGCAGGTGGTGCTTGTTTAATTTAATTTAGAGTGTGAAAGATAGTGATAAACGACTACCAATCTTACTGTTAAGTATGAATTTATCACTATCTTTATATAAATAAATAAGATATGGAAGAAGAATTAAAACGATTCGTATATCATAAAAACGGCTGGCCTATTCCTCAAACTCCGGTTAAGGTTAAAAAGAACCCAAATATTAGAGGTGAGCAAATAGGTACTCTCTATTTAGACGGAAAACCTATCCAAAAAGGTAGTTTTGCGTTGTTACAAAAGAAGAAAAAAGAATACTGTATTAACTATGGTATTTCAAAAGAACGTGCAAAAAAACGTTTTAAAATGAGTTATTAATATGGAAGAAAAAATTCGCTTTGCTGTACCGTCTTCTCAAATGAGAAAGAAAGCCATTTCTTTAGGAATGTCAGAAGATATATTTTGCGAGTTACTTCCTAAACAAACAGTTGGAGATTGTTTAATAGGAAGGGAAGGCGCAGCTAAAAATACTCGTAAAATTTTCATCCAACAAAAGAAGAAGAGGAAAAAGATAGCGAGTACTGCAATAGTCTTTTAGAAAAAGGTGTTGACTTTGAAAAACTTCAAGAAGGATTGTCTTTTGTACCGCCTTTTAAAGAATTTCTTGAAAATGGGTAGAACAAAATGTTTTTAAAATTATGAAAGTAGAAGATTTAAGAATCGGACAAAGGATTTTCTTGCATGACGGAACTGGAGGTGTCATAGTTGCACTTTTTGGTGAGAAATATAGATGTAGAGAAGGCTATCTGGATTTCTGTTATGTGACAGAAACAGGACAGTATCGTGAAGCAGAACTTCATGAAATTAAACAAGTAAAATAGATTTAATATGGCAGATTTTAAAAAAATGATCCCGTTTATTATAAAATGGGAAACAGGAGTCTCTCTAAAAATGGGAGAATCAAACGAAGCCCTCTTTAGAAGAGCAAAAGCAAGTAAAAGTGGTTTTGTTGACGATCCAGATGATCGAGGTGGTGCTACTGTTCTTGGAGTAACTATTGGTACTTTTTCAAATTACATGGCCAAGAAAGGAGTGAGATCAGTTACAGTTAATGATCTTAAAAACCTTTCTTATGAAGATTGGCTCTCTATTTTGAAAAAGATGTATTGGGATCGTTGGCATGCGGATGATATTAAAAGTCAATCAGTGGCTGAGGTATTGGTTGATTGGATTTGGGCGAGCGGTAAATGGGGAGTTATTATTCCTCAAAGAATGCTCGGTGTAACCGATGATGGTATTGTTGGAGTAATGACTTTGGATGCTTTGAATAAAAAAGATCCAAAAGATTTCTTCGATGCACTAATTCAGGAAAGAATTTCCTTTGTAGAGGACATTGTAAAGAAAACTCCTTCTCAGAAGAAATTCCTTAATGGCTGGAAAAATCGTATAAACGACTTAAAATTCGAAAGCTAATATGTATTTAGAAGCCTCTATTAAATTTTGGGAAGATGAAGTCGATGAAGATGGAAAAGATATAAGAATTAAAAAAGATGTCCATGTTCTTTGCCATTGTATAAATTATACTGAAAGCGAAGTCCTTGCTACTGAATATGGTCTAGACCTAACTTCAGAAAGCTTTGATGTAGGTCCTATTACTGAACTTCAAATAGATGACTATTATCCAGATGAAGAACATAATGGTTATCCTTGGTTCAAATGCAAAACTGAATATTCTGTTCTTACTGAAAAAGGAAAGAAGAAAAAATTCAAAAGAAGTATTTTGGTACAAGCTATTGACAGTGCTGCCGCTTCTGTACGAAGTACGGAGATTATGGTTAAGTGGGCTTATACCAAAGATTGTAAAACAGTTACTGTATCTGAAACCAAGATCATGGAGATTTTGAAAGCGGATAAAAAGAAGTCAGTTTAAGTTAACTCATAATGTAGTGTATATCGAGGAATCCTAATTCGTGAGAACCCTGGAAGTTGAAAACTCTCTGAGTATAAGTCTTTTTGAAGACCAAAAGCTTAGGGAGTTTTTCTTTTTCTTCGTATATTTAGATATTGAAAATCAAATAAAAAAGCTTATGAAAATAGGAGATACAGTTTATATTGTCTGCCCTGATACAAGATATCAGAGTGAGACAGGAACAAAGAAAGTAATTAAAGTTGGAAATACTTATTTTGAAGTAGAAGGCTGTCCTTGGGAAAAATTTTTGATAAAGGGTCAGGAAGCTGACTATTCTAATAAGGGAAAAAGGACAAGAGATCAATATGGCAGTAACCTCTATTGGTATCCTTCACAGGAAGCCTATAAGGAGATTGTTAGAATGAGAGCAATACGGAGAATTGTTCAAGAAAATTTATCGAAGCTTTCTAATGAGGAGATAAAAGATATTTACAATTATATGATTAAACCTAAATTACCGGAAAATGGGACAATATAGAATTGGAGATAAAGTAAGAATTAAGACACAAACTGAGTTGGCTGGTTGTTTGGATAAAACTTCAACAGGAGATTATGCTTGCCCAAAAACTGGAGTAATTTTCATAGATCAAATGTTGAAGAGTTGTGGTCAAGTAAAAACGATTAAAAATATCCGGATTTGGAAAGGAATTCGTTTATATTATTTTGGTCCGGCTCCGAGAATGGATTATGCTTATGTTGAATCGTTTATAAAAGGAAAGGAGTGAGTATGATAAAATGCTGTTATAAGGGAATAGTTTATGAAAATGATGAGCTGAAAGAATTATCTTCCGGTGTTGCTATCTTGATTAAACCGCTTAAAAGGATCTTTTGGAAAGAAGACTTAACTTGGTTTATTAAATCAGACAGTTCTTTTGTTGAGGTTGCAAGTTCAGAGGGCTGTGTAGACTATTGTAAAAAGAGGCTGGCTATAATCAAGAAAACTCTTGCTGATAAAATCCTAAAAGAAGAGTTTCTTGATCCGGAACAAATAGAAGAATATTGCGAACTGGTCGGCTTATTGAAAAAATAACGAAAACCAAATATAAAAATTTTTCAAAATTTCTTCTTATCTTTAAATATAAATAAAAAAGAGAAATATGCAAAGATATTATAAGAGTAAATCAGAGGAAAGCATTGGTCTTCTTTATGTGGAAGACGGAATAGGATACTATGATGCTTTCTTGTTAAGCACAAAGCTTCATCAGCGTCAGATAGTAAATCATCCGACTCCAGGAGGAACTTGGAAAGAGATTTCAGGAGATCAATATGCAGAAGAAATGATTGATCTTATGACTGGTTCAGTAACTCCTACAATTGTATTTAAAGGAAAAGAATTAGTTTTCTCCTGATAAGAGAGGAAAAGAAGAAATATATTTGTATTTTTACAAGATCAAATATTAGTTAATTTAAATTTTTAAAGTGTTTAGGAAGGAAAGGTTCGAGAGAATATTTCCTTCCGTTTTATTTATAGGTTATTGAATTTTAATATAGTTCTTAAATTCTTATAACAACCATGCTTAAATCGCATCCAAACATAATAATATAAGCTATTTTCTTCGTATCTTTAGATAAACAAAAAAAGAATAAGCTATATGACGATGAAGTTAGAAATAAATAGTGAGTTTTCAAATTGGCATCTAGGTCTTGCTGACACAGCGATAGGGATGTGTATTTTGAATGTTATACATAAAGCAAAGACAGAACAAGATCTTCGCCAGAGAATGAAAGGACTGGAAATAGAATTTGTTGGTTTCAAGAAATTCTTTGTTTACGGATTCACTCGCAATACTATGTGGGTGAAACAAGCTCATCGTTATAGAGAAACAGAAAATTGGATAACAGTTTATTTTTGAAAGATATGAAATACAAAGTTGGTGATAAGGTAAGAATTAAATCTCTCAATTGGTGGAGAGATACCCATAAAGAAATTGATGGTTTTTCTTATATTGGGCTATTAACGGAAACAGGCTACGGAATAAATTTTATTCCTGAAATGAAATATTGTTGCGGCCAAATTTTTGTTATTCTCGCAGTAAAAGAGATTGATGGAACTTATCGTTTAAATGCAGAGGCAGGTGATTACGTATGGTGTGCGGATATGTTTGAAGAAGAGATCTCGGAAATAGAACTTCCAAAAATCAATGATGATGGTACTCTAAAAAGGATCATTAAGGGACTAGATGCGGAAACAAATTTAAGTTCTCTATATCTTTATGTACAAATGATAAAACAAGGAAAAGAAGTGATAGTTCCTGAAGTTGGCAATGACGGTAGAGCTACTGCTATTGCAATGTATATTAAAGAGTTGAAGGAACAAATTTTAAACTTAAAAAAGGAGATATCAAAGAATGGAAGAAAACAATGATCAGCTAGAAGCTGGTAGTATCCGGTTCTTAGAGAATCAGGAGTTGGAGAAATCAAAAGAAAAGAAACAGGAAAAAGAAGAGAAAGAAAACGGATTTTCTAATTCACACACATAAGAACCCCGACAAGGAAAGGAGGAAGCTGAAAATCCTACATAACAGAGTAAGCAGATAATTTTAATAAATGGAGACTCTAGTAGCACTGAATGGGAACGAAATAGGGATAATTTCGTTCCCTTCTTTGAAAGAGTTAAGTTTATGGAAATAAAGACTATAGACGAATTGTATAAGGCTTATTTTAACCCAGAGAAAGAAACTAGCGATGAAGCTCTTCAACTTTGGATTTATGAAATAGTTGGATTGGCTCAATCTAATATTCAAAATTGGTTTGAAACTAAACGTCCAGTTGCGATTGCCTGTTGCAAGACTTTAGAAGAAATCGATTTCTATATAAAGGAATTAGCTTCCTATTGCTATTATGAAGGAATTCCTTTTGCCAGGAAAGAAAAGTTTACTTTTATAATATATGAGACTGCTTTCTCCTGTTTTCGCTATTATGAAGATTTTAAAGTGACAGAAATGGGAAGCAATATATGGAGAGGTAGTCTTTTAGATCTTCCTATATGGAGTACACGTCCAAATTTAAAAGATATGGGAAAAGAATTCGGAATTAAGGGCTATACAGAGATAGGGTCGGTTATTTCGGTGGAATCCTTAAATACTTCACTCTATGGATAGCCAACTAGTAAAAGCAGAAGATATTCAAAAGATCGAAGAGGGTATTCAAATAGGTAATATCTACTTCGACAAAAGAGGAGAAGAGATAATTCGGATTGTTGATATTCGAGAAGTCAATTATCGAAAGGAACCTGAATATGCTTTCAAAGGCTATTACTATGAACATCTATTGGATTGCAAAGAAGATAAATGGGGAAGTAAATATAGTACAGGAAAAAGTTTATCTTGGCATAACTTCAAAGAGCTCCACTCTTATTATCGATTAGAGAGTCCGATTAAAGATTTGAAGGCTTTGTATGAAAATGGAAAGCAAGTTCAGGAAACTGGAATTCCTAAGTATGAAGTAGCGGAGTCTTTTGAGAAGAGTACTGAATTGGTTGCTGTGGGATCAAAGGAGAATCTGATGGCCATGAAAGAGTCAATAGAGGTATTAGCCGATCAGAAGAAGCAACTGGAATTGATGTTGAATTATCAACTTTGCGAAATAAAGAATAAGTTCGAATTAATGAGAAGAGAACTTAATAACCAGTTAGCTATTATGCAGAACCAAGTGGAAAGAATCATGCGGGTGATAAGGGTTATTGAGTTATATCTCGGGATAGAGGAAGATCTTTTCCAGCTTCAAAAGGGAAATGAGGCAGATGAAAGCGAACCGCTTACGCTTCGTCAACAAGTTCTCTTTATGGATGAAGAAGTGGGAATTTTAGAGGATCAGGGGCTTGATTGGACTAATATTGGAGAGTTCGATGAATGGCTTCTAAAAGATAAACATTATGAAATTCTCCTACCTGAAAAGCGTTCTATTGTGGTCTTCAAGCCTAGAAGACATGCTAAAAGGCACTACGATGCCTATGATAGATCATATGAAGATAAAGATGCTAGAAACAAACAACCCTATTTTCTGATTCGCAACGGAGATAACCTCTATCGGATTAGTTCTGACAAAATGACTGTTCCAGAAAGATTATTTCCTAAACGTAAGGAATTTCAGGAACTCATTGAAAAGATGTCGACTGAAGACGAGTTGCGTTCTTACGACAAAAGTAAAGTAGAAGACTTTACTTATTACTACCAGAGGATTGTTTTCTTCATCCAGGGATTAATTGACCGTACTGATGTTTTTGGTGCTGACTTCAAAAAGGTTAATCTTATGAAAATGGAAGAGTGTGGTGATAAGCTTCGACTTATATATGATGATGAACTTTGTTTACCTACTAATCGAATACCATTTAAAGACTGGCAAAAGATGTTGAACGAAAAGATCGATGTTGGAAGCAGAGTTGTATGGTGTCCTTCTATAGATGATGGATATAGTCGATTAAGGAAAGACCAACAATATCGTTTCCTTCGTTATTATACTAAATGGAACATTCCTGATCTTCCTAGTGAAGGAGTTTATACTGTTGAAAAATGTATTGAAAAGCAATATGTTTGGGAAGAAGGCTATCTGTCTGACAGTAGACGGAAAGTGGAAAGCCAAAAAGAACATTTCTGTTTTAAATACAATCCTGGAGGTTTTTATTCCACCTGGACAGAATGTAAAGAAAGAAAGAATAATATCTCATTTATAATAAATCCAAAGAATGAACCACAAATTCTCCATTATGATAGAATCAGTCTTGATGACATTGAATTTTATCTCTATAATAGGACTGATCGCCCTAACTATTTGCAGTATTTACCTATCTTAAAAACCATCAAGAAACACTTATTGGAAGAACAAGAACAAGAAGATCAATTCTGTTTGATGCTTATGGGTGAATGCCAGAAAAGGGGATTAATCCCTCGTAATGGCTTGTGCTATGAAGATATTATCATGGAATTGATCGATTGGTGGAAATTTAAGAATAAATGGAAACGCCCTATCTCGAAGAACGATGAATTAGCAATGAAAATGATCGAAAGAAGGTTATTTGCGGCATCTAATAAAAGAAAGTGGTTTAAATAAACCATTTCCCAATTTCTTTTCACTATAAATCTTTCTTCGTATCTTTAGATAAACAATTAAAAATGAATAGATTATGATTAAGAAATGGTTAGAGCGTTTATTTGGTATTGATAAACTTCGAAAAGAGTTGGAAGAGGATCGTAAGAAATATCAATATGTATTCAACGAAAATAAGAAATGTAACAATCAACCTTGGAAAAGGAGAGGAAAGAATACTAAAAAATAAGGAGGAAAGAATATGTATTGTGATGGATTTGATGAAATCTTTATGATAAATAAAAGAAATGAATGAATTTTGGCCAATTTATTAACAATAAGTTGTATCTTTACTCCTGTTTAAAATTAGTAAATATGATCGATAAAGCAGTCAAAGACGAAGGTGAAGGAACTAGGATTAATTATTCCATCTCTATTGTTGAGAGAGAAGATATAATTAATAATGCTCCTGATTGGGTTCAACAAGCTCCTGAGAATTGTATCGAAGCTTATGTAGAACAAGAGTATGCTCGTATTCAATTAGATGAACATCCTGATCGCTTCTTTACTTTTAAGAACCAAAAATATAAGCGAAAAGAGACGGTGGATCTGAAAGATCCCCAGCTAAGAAATAAGATGAAGGCTCGTTATTGCACAGACGAAGACTTAGAAAAGGCGTTAGCTATTCAGGATTCTCTTGTAATGATGATGGATGATTTTGAATTAAAAAAGAAAATTTGTGCTAAAACCTTTCAACGCAGGGTCAATTCTAAAGAAGGAAAAGATGGAAAAATTATCGGAACCTATACCGATAAATTACTTGATCTCTTTGGTAAGCTTAATCCTCTAGAAGAGGTAATTAAAATAATGGAGGCTGAAACTGGAACAAAGCTTGGTATTACCGAGCTTACCAGGTTTTACAATGCCAATAAAGCCATTATTGAAAAGAGAAAAGAAGAATATGTCAAGTCTTCTGGTAATTACCGAATTACAAGTGAAGCTGGACGTTTGGACGTTTTAAACACGCTTCTCACAGACTCCCTAATTCAGTATCGTAGAGCGTTAGCTGAAGATAAACAAGCTACTGCCCAAATCTACTCTAGGGAGATTAAAACTATTCTAGAACAAGCCAGAAAGGAAGTAAAGGGAAACGAATTGAAATTGACTGTAGATGGCAAGATAGATATTACTGCTACTATTCATGGATCAGAAAATGTAGGAAGATTAATGCAAAACATTCCTATCAACTGTATTGTTGTAGGTATTGTGGCAGCCAAGGCTGGGTTGAATCCATTAGTATTGATCAATCAGCTTGCTACTTCCTACTATAAAGACTTCAATGGATTCAATCGTAATATTCTGGGTAGAGATAAGATTCAATTACCTGGTGATTTAGTTCGTACTTATGATTGGGGAGTATTGGAGGAAAAGAATGCTAGATTCTTAGGAGAAATGGAGACTGTAAAGGTTGAAGATATATCACATGAGGAGATTAAGGAAGATGAGAGGAAAAGAGCAGAAATCCTAGAAAGGATTCGAAGATTAAAGGCCAAGAAATAATTTAGTACCTATTACTTTTTTTACGCTTTATTTTATGTTTATTTAATTCATTTTTAATTCGTTAATGACTACAGGAAAAGAGGAGCTCGTGATAGGTTTCTCTTTTTATTTTTACTACATTCCAATTTTGATATTTATTTATCAATTCTTTGTATCTTTAGACATAGATAATAATTCAGTTTATATGAAATTTGATTTAAGGAAAGACATAGAGGATCACTATGAAGAGTACTGGAAGGAAGTTAAAAGTCTTCTCACTAGGAAATTCTGGGATTCTTTTAGTGCGGAGGAACTCGAAGATTTTACCTCTGATATCCTTTTGAAGGCTATTGAGAAGCAAGAATACTTTGAATATCAGGGAGAAAAGTCCCCTATTCGTTGGTTGAACACTTTAGCAATTAGAGAGACCTTAAACAAGTTTCATAGAGCGTCTTATATGTTAGTGGATAGTGCTGACAAAGAAGAGAATGTTTATGAAGCAGTAATCAGTTCCGCCACTTCCCAAGAAGAAGATCTACTTTCCTTTCATGAAAAGGTAATGGATTATATAGAGAAAGAACTTCCAGATATAGAAAGAAAGGTATTGTTAGGATTTGCGAATGGTTATTCCTATGAGGAGCTTTCTTTAGTGTTTGATCTTCCTTTAGGAACTATAAAATCAAAGATTCATGTGGGAAGAAGAAAAGTGATGAATCAATTTAAAAATATAGAATTATGATTACAGGAGGTAAAATTGTTAAGTTTATAGATGGAGCTGGTAATACAACAGCAGGCACAGTAATAGAAATTGTAAGATCAGGTGGTCAAAAGATGGCTAAGATCAATACAATTGATGGAAAGAGAGTTCTAAAGAATTTAGGAGATCTCTTTGAAGTAAAGAATTCAGTGAGAGGGAAAAGGGCTTCTAAAGTATTAGAAGAAGTGGCTACTTCATTAGGAAAGAAAGTGATTCCTGTTCCTGACTCTCCAATAGTAGGTTCTGCATCAACATTATCTCAAATCACTCCTTCTTCTAAATCATATGCGTCTTTGACTGCGGCGGCAGATAGTTCTCTTATGGAAGAAATGAAAAAGCAATTGAAGGAAATTACAGTAGAGAAGAATCTCCTTCAAGCGGAAAATACTGCTTTGAAACAACAAATAGATTCACTTCAAAGCTTTGCTTCTAATGAGGAACAATTGAAATTAACCATTTGTTGTTTGGCTGATTCTCTCCAAGAAGCTGTTAGTAGTTTGGAGTACGATAAGATAGTAACCAGTTTGATTGGTTGTATAAAGAAACTCAATAAGATAGAACCCTAATTTTAAGTTCATTAACTTTTTATTAACACCTTGTGAGTTGGCGGATCGGGAGATTAGTCAACTCTTTTTATTTTTCCAGGCTCCCTTTAATTTTTTCTTATTAATAAAAGCCTTATCTTTAGAATATAAATAAAAAGTTAATGTTAAAGAAAAGTATGTAGATATTATATTGATCTTTAAAGATTTATAAAGGTGTTCAAAAGATTGATTTACTGAGATCCACTTTAGCTTTTTCTATTAAATTATTTATTATCTTTACGTTATAATTAAAAAAGCAATAATATGAAAACATTCTTTAAAACGATAGTAAGTACCCTATTAGTAGTTCTTCTATTAATATATTGCGAAAGCGTAGCGATGGTAGTTGTGATAGGAACAACTTTGTTCTTTATCTGGAGTGGTAATGATGATAAAAAAGAAAAGGAGGTAAAAGATGGAAACTGCTAAAAGAAATTTAACAACCCATATAGAAATTTGCCCTGTTTGTGGTAAAGAGATTTGGGTAGACAAAGGAAATTGGGTAACCTTAAAGGGCATTTATCGTCATAGAGAATGCTATGAGAAGATAGAACAGCCTAAGGAACCAGAAGGTCTTTACCTTCAGAAGAAAGAAAAGAAAAAGAAGTAACATAATACCTAATTTATTGTTTGGTTTCATGATATGAAACTATTACATTATTTATTTTTCCCAGAGGAAGGTCGATCGTGAGATTAGTCTTCCTCTATTTGTTTATATGTGTTTTATCATAGGGTATGTATTGAGATGAAGACTTCTTCACCTTAACTAGAAATAAGTAAGTAAATCAAATTTAAAAATACCATACGCCAAAAATATAAATATTGATTATATAAGCATTATCTTTATACATAGAAAAATAAATAATCATTTAAAAATTAGAATTATGGCAACTACAAAGAATCACAACGACGACCAGTTCATGTTACAGGTTAATTATGTTTACGACGACCCTGATGAAATGGATGAAGACATTCCAACACCACAGTTCCTCCTAGGTAAAGATATTTTTTTGGTAGGTGTAGAAGGTGAGTTAGAATTGGAACTAGATAAATTGGAGTATAAAGATTTCAATCGAACCCTAAAAGAATTGTATTGGGAAAATATGTAAAACTAACCACCTAATATAAGAGTTTGGAGTTGGAGGTAAAGTAATTTACCTCCATTTTTATACATAAATTAGAACCATTTAACACCTCAATTTTACTTGATCGATTTTATCTATCTACTTTCGATTATAATTATATAACTCTAATATTTAATAAATTTGGTTCGAAATTTTATTTTCCTCCCTAAACTAATTTTAAAGCGATTTAAAGAAGGAACGATTTTAACTATATAATATATCGATTTAATAAAAATAATCGTTTAAATCGAATTTAAACTAGAGAATTTTATAGGTTTTAATACAACATGTATATTAATAGATAAATTTTATCTATTTATGGTGGATAATCGAAAATATCTATAATCAATATTTACATAAACTTTTATTTGTATATATCATATCTATCATCTAGGATAGATAAAATCTATCAGAATAGACATAAAAAAGAGGATAGATAAAATCTATCCTCTTGATAATTAAAGGTTATCGTATATTTCTTCGATCTCCTCTTCTTTCTTTGTTTCCAATTCTTTAAAGAAATTTTCTCTTTTTTCCTTAAAGAACTTCAAATAAATCCTATTAGTATTATTTGAAGGTGTGTTTAGAACCTTACAAACCTTATAAATACTAAATTTTTCATCTTTGTAATGAATTTGTAAATAGTCATAAATCTTACGACTTTGTGTACCTTCTTCAGGGATGCTAAAACTAATTCTACTTTTCTTAGGTTTAGTTGAATCAATTAAACCTTCGTTCGAATAAGCAAGTTTATTTAACTTATTCAACGATTCAATGTATCTTTTTAAAGACTCCTCATCGTTAGTAGAATCAATCACTTCTTCTTTAGGTTCGTTATCGATAATTAACGATTCGTTAGTATCAATTACACTTTCGTTAGCGATGTTAACGTTATTTACTAATTCTTCAACTTTGTTAACTTTTTTTGTAGATTTTTTAGAAGTAGACATAATTTTAAATTTTTAAAGTGTTTATAATGTAAATATTTTTAAAGAACTCGTTTTATAATAAATCGACTTATCTATCTTTTTATTATGCTATAAAGATAATAACTTTTTATTGGATCGCCAAATTTTAAATATTAAAATAGTTTAAACGTTTGATCGAATGTTTCTATCGATTTAACTATCTAATAGATAAAACTTATCAATATGTAATAGATCTCTTTTTTATTATAGTATAAAGATACAGCCTTTATAGTAGATCGCCAAATATATATTATTAATAAAGTTAAACGCTCTCCTAATAAAGCTTGCTATTTTAATCGATTCGATCTATCAAACTTCGAATATAGATGGATAACGTCGATCGATTTATATAAGTTCTTGATAACTTTTATCGATTAACCTTATCGATGTTCTCTATCAAACTTATATTTATATAAGTTTGGGGGGTTTGGGGGGAGATAGATAATATCGATATATCGTAAATCTGATAGAGTATAGTTATATATAAGAGTAAGTTCGATCTAATTAATATAGATAAATGTTATCGAACTCCTAATAAGTATAGATAAAGGTTAGAGGATAGTATCTATCAAAACTTATAGATTAATAGAGGATAGCGATAAATTAGGGGAACTTTATCGATTTTGTCTATCAAATAAAGGTCTGGTTAGTTTAAAATTTTAGTTCCACTAAAAAGTAATTTTTTGTTCCATTGATAGAGATAATCGATTGATTTTTAGAGAGTTATCGATAGAGTCGATTAACTAAAATTTATCAATCTCGCACGAAAAATCGCTAAAATCTATCGAACTCCTCCTCTATATCGATTTTATCTACTACTAGTTAACCTATATATTGTATATATTATAATATATACAATATATAGAGTAATTTATAAGATAAATTTTATTTATCGAACTCCTACTTTAGATAGAGATCCTCTATTAACTTTTCTCTATATATAACGAACGATTGATAGATTCTATCGATTAAATTAAATTTATCTCGCGAGATAGTTTGATAGATATAATCGATTAGGTAGTTAACTACTTGTAAACTAAAACTTTATAAACTTTATTAGAAAAAAACCAAAAAGAAGGATTTTTAATTTTTGCGATTTGAGAACGAGCCACATTCATCAAAATCCCAAACCTCCCTATATATAAAATTTTTAAAAACTGTTCTATATAGCGAAATTCATGAATAGGGCACATATATAACTCGTTGATAATCAATATGGTGTGTGGAGTGTGGAGAGTATAGTTAAACCGGTATTTTTGACACGAAGTCCTTACATTGGAGTAAAATCTGCAAGGATTGATTTTCAACACTTTAGGGTGTATTCACATATATATGAGTATCGATAGTTTTATCTAAGAGCTTCCAAAGAAAATTTGACACGAAGTACAATGTTTGAGATAGTGAAATGAGGTGAAATAAAAAGATTGTCTATGTTTAAAGATTTTCTGCACAAAACTAAGTCTTTTTATCAACAGATTGTCTATGTTCTTTAATTTCTCTTATAGCTCTTCCCAGAATTTTCATTTCTTCAAAAGTATAATCCTCTTTCCTGGTAATATTGCAAAGATAGCAACAAGGTACGCAATTATCTTTAACATGACCTATATTATTGTTGATTCGATCACAACCAAGATTTTTCGTATCTCCACAATAGATACAGGCTTTTCCTAGTATATTTTCTTTAAACCATTTAACATCTAAATCAAAAGTAAGCCCTTTACTAAGATCCATTCTTTCGTACATTTCTAATCTTTTCCAAATTTGATTGTCCAATTCTTCTTTCGAATAATCTGACCAATCAGTATATTTCCGAGGAGAAGAAATTTTCCTCTTTTTTTCTTTTTTATCTTCCACGATCTTTTTTAATCTTCTTTCGAACTCATCGTTATCTGTTATACTTTCTGGAATACGATTAATATAACTTTCTAACTTTCCTATTGAAATTTTTAATATTTTAGCGATTTTACTTGGAGGTAAAAATTCTCCATTGAAATGATATCTTGTTCTCATTTATATATTTTTATCAAATTAAAAGACAGGAAGGAGTCCGAAAACTCCTTCTTTATCTCGAAGCTTAGGATTTTAGTAGTTCGAGTACAGTCTGGAGAGACTGTTTGTAGCGGAAAGCTTCTAGTTCTGCCTTTTGGAGAGCTTCCTCTAGTTTATGGATCTTCTCTTCTGAGTCGTCTACTTGAACGAAGTTAGAAGAACGTTCTTCTAGTCTGTTGTAGGCAATCTTTAGTTCTTCGTAGTTCATCTCTAGATTGATTAGAGATTGTTCTTTTGTCCAGAGCTCATCTAGAAGTCCTATTTTACCCCAACCGAAGTATTCCTCTTGGAATTGTTCTTTTGTCTTTTCCATTTTAAATGTTTTTATTCATATGTCTTCTTCTATCTTATTCTTTATCTGGACTTTCACAGGTTCCTGCTAAGTGCTTCGTTTCTTCGTTATAAGGAATACAATTCTTCCAATAACGGTTTCCACAGTAATAAACTCCATTCTCCAGATGGGAAAAGAAAGTACACCTCCAGTTTTCATCTTTACTATCTCTTACTAGTACTTTCTGGAAAGGTTCGAAGGAGTACGTTTCTTCTGTTTCTATATAGAGGTCGTAGATGTTGGCTGAATAAGCTATAGTGGTTTGTCCTTTGTAGTCCCATATAAGAGGTCTGATTGTACGGGAAGCAGATTCCACGATGTAGCCTGACATATACATTGTACCTTCTACTTCGACATTGCTGGCTAGGATGAAAACTTCGCTTCCGTTTTTGGTTACTAGTCTGGTTCCAATTTGACCACACTTTTTACTCCATTCCCCCTGGTTGAATTGAACTCTCTTTTTCATTGTTTCTTGCTTTTTAACCATTAATATTTCTAGTTGTGTATTGTCATGTAGGCATATTCTTTTCATTGAAGTACCTTTGTGAAGAAAGCTTCCTTTGATTACTTCTAGGAAGCGACTTCGACCTTCTTTTCGTAGAACCAGATCTCCACTGATGATTGTTTCTCTACGGTGAATGTCTTCTGGAGAAAGCTCGTAGATCTTGCAATCGTAGGTATCGTATTTCTCTCTTCTATACAAGTCTTTTACAGTGATTATCTTTTTCATTTCAATGTTATTTTTAATCCTTCATCTAGTGCTTCTTTGTAAGTGTCTCTAACTGTATAGAGGAATTGAGTTCTCTTCCTCGTCTCTTTCTCCCAGTGATAGCCAACACATATCCAGACTTCTTTTTCCTTCTCTGTACCTCCTATTGCTGGAGATAGATGAAAGTAGGCTCCGGTCTTTTCAAATACCCACTTCTGAGCTACTGCCTGAGTAGGAGCTAGAGTGTGTAGAGTGTTGCCACTGTAGTGGTCAAGTTCTTTCTGACTGAAGAGATGATCTTCTGTATGCAATCCCCTTTCACAATCTATACATAAGTGGATACTGTTCTCTTCAAGAAGATACTTTCTACCGTCTTGGAAATAGTGATAGAAAGATTTACCGTCGAATCCATTTTCTTTCAATAAACTGGCTACTTCAAAAGATACTAGTTGATCGTTCATATGCTTTCCTCCTGTTCTTGTTCTTTTCTGATTTTTCTCTTAGCACTGTAAATTCCTATTATTGCTCCTAGGAGCTGTGCTAGAAAGACAGCTCCTAGTACTATGGCAAAGGTAATCCAGGCTCTTTCTTCTATACTGAATCTTTCCATACCTCTTATATTAATTTGATCAGTGTTTTTATAGTTGTCTTCAATTCCTCTTCGCTTGATCGAAAACATTCTAATTCTTTCGCAACAGCATTGTAAAGACCTTCGAGCTTATCTTTCTCTACTTTGCAGGTTTCTAATTCCAGCTGAAGATTGACAATTGCTTCTTGTTGATTCTTCAGCTCTACTCTGAGATCTTGATTCTCAGTGGCTAAATGTACACGATCTTTAGTCACTTTATCCAGTTCCACAGAATATCCGTATAGAGCTCCCCTAAGTTCTTCAGGAGAATAGGACTGTACTCTTTTTAAAAAATCTTCTTTTGTTTTCATTTTTTTATCTGTTTAATTATTTAATGACTAAAGATAAGGATTTTTATCTTTACTCCATTAATAGGTGGTAAGTAGTTTATTTTTAATTAGTTACCCTTAAACATTTTTAATCGCCAAAAAAGCTAGAGTTTGAAATAAAATTTCTATCTTTAGCTATGTATAATTATTCATTTAAACATTTATATTATGGCAACTTTCACTCAAAATGATGTTGAAGCGTTACGTAAACGCTTGCTGAAGTATTATCCGGACGCTGTTCTGGAAACTGGTATTTTCAATGACAATGGGGATATTATCATCCGCATTACTGTCCCTGGTTACAAAACTATCGATGCCACGAACTTAAAAGCTTTCCAAACTGTAGTGGAAAACTTGGAAGATCAAGCACGTGCTAAATTCAGACCGTAATGACCTTAGAAGAAAAAGCGGCAAAGTATGAGGAGCTCTTTGAAAAGTACTTTATATTCAAAGGAGCTCCCTTTGAAAAAGGAACAAATATTCCTTTAGGTTGGGTTAAATTTGCTAATGGCAAACCTAGCGTAGGTGGATCAGGAGATGGTCCTATAAATATGGCGAGCTATCTTTTATATTTATTTCTTAGAAAAGAAGATCCAACTCCAGTTCTAGAAAGCTTCCATCGTCTTTCATTGTCTTATTTTGAATATTTCGACCGGAAATTTCCTAATGTAGAATTTACAATGGAAAAGGGCTTCTTTATGAGAGACGATATATCTTCTGATCTTTGTGAAAAATTCCAAACTAATTTCATCTATAGTGCCTGGACTGGAAATATAGAAGGACTTTCAGAAGATCCTTGTTATAGTCCTGTTGTAAGCCAAGATCAAATTTGGAATTTACTCCCTGTATTCTCTCTATTGTCCGAAGAGACCCATGAAGTAAAGCATATTAGTCTTCAATTAGAATGGTTGAAATATATAATTGATCATAATCATGTAATTTATGATCCTTATATATCTACTCTTTTGCATCACTGGACTTATTTGGATCTCTCTGTACCATATTCCGACAGGAAAAAGGTACGAAAAGAGAAATTGAAATATAAAGTGAAAGTTAAAAGAGGTGCTAATAATTGGTACTATTCTTACGGCTTCCGAAAAGCTTTGGAGCGTATGCCTTTAGGTGAGAAATTGAACAAGTGGGTGAACATGCTCACAGGAGCGTTGTATTATCCACTTACTTTCTGTGCCGAGAAGATTTGGTTTCCTTTACTTCAACATCTAGTAGGTAGAGAGCCGAAGAACAATTCCTATTACTGTTTGGCTTCGGCTGCTAAAGTTTGGTTCTTTGGAGATAAGAATTTTTGGAAGACTTTAAAAAAGCAATTCTACAAAAAGCAAAAATCTTGGGATCTTTTTATGATTGAAACTATCAAGAGAGATGCCTGGGATGAAGTAGATCTTTATCTTGTTGAAAAATTCTTGACGGAGTACAAAGATCCAGAGGAAATTGGTACTATGTATATGCCGTTAGACTTCCTCTGTCTCTATGAGTTCTATAAAATTGCTAAAGAGAAAAAGGAAAACCTTCTATCTGAATAATTTAGTAGATTTACAATCCGGTTCTAGCTCAATTCTCTGATTTTGTTTGTATCTTTAGATAAACAATTAAAAATCATATAGTTATGAACGAAAATCAAAAATTGCAGCTAGAACTGCTTTACACAAAGCGTAAAAAAGAAAAATGGATCTCCTTCCTACTTTGTTTATTTTTAGGTCCATTTGGATTCGTTTATACTTCCTCTTGGGGAGGTCTTATTACCAGTTTTATTTTATTAGCGTTTGCTTACTTTGCCACCACACCCCTTCTTATTATAGGAGAGGTTTTTCTTGGTGGCTTTATTTGGCTTGCCTATCTTGTTTGTCTTTTTTGGTGGGCTCTATCTGAAGTAGATGAATACAATAAAAAACTTCGCGAAGAATTAGAATCAACATTTAACAATTAATATTATGGGAAAGAAAGTAAAAATGACAGCCGCAGAAATGCGAAGCAGGAAGTACGAAGGCTACTTCTCTTTAATTAAATTACATGAGGAAGATGCCTTCTATAAACCTACGGTACAGTTCTCTCCGGATTGTGTGTTTAAAACAAATAGTCTGGAGGATCAGCTTATGAAAGGAACAGTTACCTATAAGGAACAAACTCTCACTGCTGAAAGTTCAGCCAGCTTCTATTTTCATCCAAAAACATTAATCAGATTACTTCCCAATTATGAGAATGACAATAGTACAAATCAATCAGGATCTGAAGATAATAGACCTGATCTTGAACAAGAAGTTGGATAATTATACCTCTCATAGTGATTTTGAGCTGGAAGCTTATTTCCGTTACTTGAAATCATATAAAGATAAATTGCAGGGTAATGAACCTCGAAAACATGCATAAATCATGAAAAAGAAGTATATCTTATTTACGTTGATAGGAGTGACAGCTCCTATCTTCTTTTGTTGCCGAACTCCGGATAAGTCATTGAATTATACAGTGACCATCAACGATTCCCTCTATTGGGAAAAGAAGTCAGGAGATAGTCTTATAACCGTTAAAGGCAGTTATCTACCTTTGGTAGTTCTTCCTAAAGATATGAAGGATGGGGATGTGATCACTAAAAAAGAAGGTCAAGCCAATTTGACGGTACGTAAAGAAAAAGATACTCTATACTTAGAAGCTTCTTGTGATAGTCTTCAGTTCAGGATTTCTTTCTTGGAAGAAAAATTGACTAGAGTAAATAAACAGAACGAAGATCTCCAACAACAGATTAAAGCCGCTCCTAATAAATGGAATTGGTTTTTTAGAGGACTGGGTATCGGTATCTTTTTAATGGGGGTAGTAATGGTTTGGTTATCAATAAAATTTCGTAAAGCATGATTATAATGACAGATGATTTTTCTTGGGATAAATGCATTAAATTAGATAAAGAAACACTCAAAGCTTGGCAAACGTTTTGGACAACAACTCCTGCCCTTAAAGTTCCAGATCCTACTTTTCATTCCCCTTCTAAAGATATCTATAAAAATATAGAAATAGGAGAGACTGTTGATTTTGAAGGAGTTACTTTACAATGTATTGGTTTTGCTGAAAAATCCATGAGCAATGTATTGGAACGTTGTGAGAATTGTTATCTTAAAAGGAAAGCATTTTGCCTGCTTGTTCATTGTATTCCAAGTAAAAGAAAAGATCAATTATATACTTATTTTATTAGAATAAAATAGTTATGAAGAAAGAAATAGTAAGAAAAGAAGAAAGACTTAAATTTATTGCTGGTTTTGATCCAGTTGATAAAAAGAAAGACAGAGTCACTGTAGTTTCCGTAAAAGCTCAGGCTTTAAAAGAAAGAAAGGAGATACCTTATATTCCTGAGTTATGGTATTGATTTGTCTTTGATTTTGAATCAGTTTATTTTAAATCAACTGATATCTTCAGTAAGTAAATTAATGTTGTTAAAAACAAAGATAAACGTATGATTTTAAAGAATAATGAGTATCTTTAGACGAGAGTAATAAAACTTTTTGTGTAATATTGATTTAAGATTGGGAGTCCGTGAGGATTCCCTTTCTTTTTATGATTACAAAAAACAGGGAACCTGTTAAAGTTCCCTGCCTAAAAACTAAAAGTCTTGATGACTTAAATTATGGAAGATATCAATTTGAATTGTCTTATAAAAATTAGGAGGTATTTTCACAAACTTCTCCTAATACAGTCGTTCTTTGAAATTACTTATCATTTATGTCTTAAAACCTGACGTAAAGATACTATTAAGTTTTCAGAAAAACAACTTAGCGGGTAACAAAATGCGAAAACGCAAGGAGAGCCCGCGGCGGCGAAAAATTTCTTTTTATATTTATTCTTCTTTTATATAATAGGAGAGTGATCAGGATGGAGCATTTATGCGGAATCCTTTAATCTTTGATATGATTCAACTCAGGAGAAATAATGTTAATTGCTCCTATTTTTACGCCTTCAGGTTAAAAAGTTGAAGTATATCAAAGATATATTTTAAATAAAATAATATTAGTCGCAAAAAGACGGACTCTGATTATCAAGCAGTTAACTCGTCTCCTACTTTTTTAGAGAATTTTAAGCCGGAAAAATTTGTTAGATTCAAATATAGGCTGTATCTTTAGAGTATTAAAGAACAGTCGTGAGATAGTTCGATTCATGATATTAAAAAATAAATAACCGATTTGAGCGTTGATTCGTTTGGTTGGTTTTTGTCCCTCCAATTGTGACTGACCGTAAAATTGCAGAGGGATTTTTTTTGCTCAAAAATTAATTTTGACAAAGGCGTTGATTGATTGAAAATTTTGATTTAACTTTACGACAGTAATAAAAAAAAAAGAAGGTCAGTTGCAATGTCAAATCAAAGTTATATAAAAATTTCGTCAATACTGGGAGTAATTCACAGTATGATAAATAAGGAGACATACTTTAACTCCGAAAATCATTTTATCACAACAACTTCCTCTTATTTAGGGCTCTCTCCTAAATGCACAAGATTATACTATAATCAATTTAAAGAAGAAGGATTATTATCTTTTGATAATCAACAGATTAAATCATCTTCAAAAGTAGAAGAAATTTTAATTCCTCAATATATTCTTTCCACACAAAAGATTCAAGATAAGCGTTATTGGCTCAGACAAAGAGAATATGAGATACTTTGTTATTTAAGTAACAAAAAGAATCAATTACACTATGTGTTCTCTAAAGAAAATATTAAAAGAGCTGACGAAGTTTTATATTTATGTTCTGAGACAATAGCTACGGATACAGGTTATACTATAGACCAGGTAAGATATTCAATGAATAAAATCTCTCTCTATTTTGAAGATTTTTGGAAAGATCCTAGTAAGTTTGACCTTAAGGGTAGGTATCATAAAAGATCTCATTCTAAAACAATTACTCTCCCTAAAAGGAAACAATGGAAATATATTATTGAAGCTAAAGTATTAGAAATGACCAACTTATCTAAAAGTGATTTAGTTCCTCCAGTTCTTATTGATAAGGCAAAAAAGAAACAGTTTGATAAGAAAAAAGAAGTTTGGGGAACTTTGGTTGCTTATAGCAATATGTTAACTCATAATAAAAAACAGGCTGTTCGCCTCAAAGAAGGAAAAGATAAGTTTCAAGAGCTAAAAGCAGCTTTTAGAATTTGTTGTTTATTTGAGATTGACCCCTCTATAAAAGAAGAAATCAATGATCTTATAGGAAAGATAAGACGTTCCAGAGAGAATAAACAACCCCTAATACGATTACTTGAAGAAAAACTATCCCCACTTTTATGTTAAAAATCTTGATATTTATTTGGTAACGTAATTAAAACGCTATATCTTTAGTTCGTTAATTACGTTAGTTATAAATTAAGACAAATCATATGGAAATGACTAGAAAGGAATTTCAGGATTTCGTTAAAGAAAATAACCTGGAAGTCTTTACCTCAAAACAAGTTTGTGCTTTCTGCCAGGATATACTTAAAAGTACTGATCCTAAGGAAAGAGAAAACGGAGCTATAGATTTTGCTTCATTAGGTAGTGTAACAGTACGCGAAAATGACCTGTCTAAATCTTTGATGTATTTTCGTCCAGTTTCCATAGTATGGGAGATAGATGAAAATTCGATTATGAAATCGAGAACCGGTTATTATAGAGATACTCCTGCAAACCGAAGAAAAGGAATCGTTGGTAAACCTTATAGTGATCCGAAAGCAGATCAATATGAAGAAGCACCACGTGCTAATACTGTAGCCCGTTTGAAGTCTGATTATGCTGCTGCAGCTAAGAAAGGCGACAAAATGGCAATGGCAAAAATCGGAGAGCAGATAAAGAAATTAGCCGAGAAAAAAGAATCTCCTGTTGATAAAAAGGAGAAGAAAGAATAACAGGGGTAAGAATTCGATAGATTCACCTCTAAATTCGAGACAGTTCACTTAGGGTAAAATTAAATATTGTTTGTATATTTAGGAACAATAAAATAATTGCCTTATAACATGAATGATCGTATCTATATAAGAATGAAGAACTATTTAATGAGTTTTATATATCCAATATTGTTCGCGATTCCAATCAGTCCTATTACTGCTTGGTTTGAAAAATACGTGTTTAACGATTGGGGTTTTGTTAAATTCCTAGTTGTTCTCATGTGTGTGGATACTATCATGGGTTTTATTTATCATCTCATACGGAAAGATTTTAGTCTAGAAGGCTTTGAGAAGATATTTATAAAATTGATTTGTTATGGGAGTGCTTTAATCGTTGCACATAATTTAAGTAGTTACACAATTCTCGGGAGTCCTGTTTCTGGATTTGCTTGGTTTAGAGTAGCAGTTTGCACAGCTTTGATAGTAAGAGAAGGTCTTTCGATCTTTAATTTGATTGATAAGATATCTCCAGATATAGTTCCCCCAAGAATTAAGAAGTACTTGAAATATTACGACGAAGAAGGAAAGTTCCCAAGTAAAGATAATTCGTTGATTAATAAAGATAAAGAAAATGAGATTATATGAATTTAAAAAGACCGCTACGGATCCTAAGGATAATATCGACGTAGTTGTTGTAACTGATGGTATTGACGGCCAGAAACGAGTATTTGTAACAGAAACTCCTCGTGGTATTTCAGTTCCTGGTGATCAAACACCAACTCCTCCGAATCCTAATAATAAGATTTTGGAATATGGCTTTAATTTTAAAGCAGGTATCATGTATGAGCATCTTGACTTTTTGCTCTTCGCCATTAATAATGGTTTTCAATTGATTCAGTGGAATGAAGGATTAGGAGAAGTATCTCCTGAAGAATTAGTTCCTGAACAGTTGGAATTTGATTATGCAATCACTGTTGCTCCAACTACAATGACTTTTGATGCTGCAGGTCAAACAATTCCGTTTACAGTGACTTCTACGAAGACAGTTACTAGTGAAGGTATTTTGAAGGGTATGATTACCGAATGTAAATTTACCCCAACGATTACAGGAACAGGTTTCTCTTATGGAGCAAACAATACAGCCATTGTTGCTACAGCCAATACAGGAGTCCAGAGAACCGGCACTGCAACTTTCACTCAGACAGAAGGAACATTACCTAAATCAGCTACGATTGCATTGACTCAAACTGCAGGAGCTTAAAAACGGAATATTATGGGGAGTAAGAAACAGAGAAATAAAAAAACTTCCTCAATAACACAGGACAAGCCAGATCTTTTAAAGGGTCTGGCTAGTCTTTCTTTTGAGGAGATAACTGCTTTAAATAAGACAGTTCCAGTTCTTCTTAATTCAAAGATTCAACAGATGCAACAATCCTCTGATGTAGGGGATATTTTGAAAGCTAACCTCTATTTGAATGAAAGTAGTAAACAGGATACTCGAATGAAATCTGTTTTCTTTGATCCAAATGATATTAGCGATACTGGACGTGGTTATAAAGGGACAAAAGGAATTCTTTCTTTCGATACTCTTCGAAGGATGGGAGATATCTTTATTGTCCGAAGTGTAGTTAACACTAGAGTAGAACAGGTTCAGAACTTTTTGCATTTTAGTTTAGATGAACAAAAAGAAGGTTATACTATCAGAAGAAAAACAAGTCTTGTAACTAAAGATTCCTTAACAGAGGAACTTAAAGATGAGGATCAAAGAAAGATTGAATATATTGTTAATTTCTTGGAAAATGGAGGTTTGAACGATAAATGGGCGAACTATGACACCTTTCAAGATTTTGGTCGCAAGATTGTGTTCGATAGTTTAACTCTCGATCAGTTGGCTTTTGAAATCACTCGTGATAGAGGATGGGATTTAGCTCGATTTAGAGCAGTAGACGCTTCTCTAATTCGTTTATTGGATAGCGCCGATCCAAAGACAAGAGAAGCTTTTGAAAAATATCGTTTTAAGGGATATCTTCCTAGATATTGTATGGCATGGCAAGGTCAGATTCTTCGTAATCCGACAACAGATGAATCTGTAGTTTATTATCCTTGGGAATTGGGCTATGGAGTAAGAAATAAAAGTACCAGTATTTATCGTAATGGATATGGTACTTCTGAATTGGAAACTTTAGTAGAAATTATTACTTGGATACTTTGGGGTATGCAATATAACGGTAATTTCTTTTCTAAAGGTTCTCAACCGAAAGGTTTTATTAATGTTAAGAATCAAAACATTGATAATCAGGTTCTTAATGAATTCCGTCAAGCCTGGACTCAGACAATGAGAGGCGTAACAAACTGCTTAGTTGGATCTTCGGAAATAGTTACAGAAAAAGAAGGGCTAGTATCACTACAAGATTGTTTGGGGAATTTAGAAGAAAAAGAAATTAGACTGTGGACAGGAACTGAGTTTAAGAATGGTCGTGTTTATAGAGTAGGTAAGAAGAAATTATGTTCAATGAAATTGAACAATGGATTTATTTCAGAAACTTCTCCTAACCATAGATTTAGAGTAGTTTCTGATACAGGTATTATTGAGTGGAAAAAGCGTTCTGAATTAAAGATAGGGGATTATGTTTTATGTAATAAGAAGCCTATTGATAAGGTAGAATCAATTTCTTATAAAGGAAAAGAAGTTGAAGAAGATCTGTTTGAAGTTTTAGGATGGATGACAGGAGATGGCTTTTTCGGTCAAGATAAAAATAAGAGACGTTTTTGCCAGTTATACTATCATCAGGAAAAAGAAAGAGATATTTTAAAAAGGCATCAATCTATTCTTGATAAATATGAGATCGGCAATAATTTCCAAAAAATTGAAAGAACAGAAGAAGAAAGAAAAGAGCTAGCTAAGAGATATGGATTTAAGTCTGTATCAAAAGAGGTTATAAAACTCGGTGTCTATGATGCTGATTTCTATAGATTTTTATTGAGTATTGGATTTACTTCGAGCCATCAAGGAAAATCAATACCTTCTATATTATATAGAATCGGCTCTAAAAACAGATGTGCTTTCTTAAAAGGATTTTTTAGTGCAGATGGAAGTATTGTTCAACAAGGAATAGGAATAAGAATCACCATTTCTGATGATAATCTTCGAAAGCAGATGAGATCTCTTTTGATAGCAGAAGGTATTCAATGCGGTCAATTTGAATATAAATCATTAGCTTTAAGAAAAGAAGAAAAAGAAGGTATTCAATTGCTTGTAAAGGATAGAAAAGAATTTTATGAGAGAATTGGATTTTTACAACCTCATAAACAATATTCTTACGAAAGAGAACAAGCTTATTCAACTTCTCGATCTCTTCACCCTGAAATGGCTAAATTAGAGGCAAAGAAAATCAGGGTTGAACTTTTCCGAAGATTTGTATTTGAAGAAGCACCTCGCTTAAGCGACAGGATAGCGACAACAGAATTAATAAAACTTTCTAAAGGAACAGAAGCTTGTACTTATCAGAGATTAGAAAATCTTGCAGAAAAATATGGGTATAAACTCCCAGATGAATATAAAGATGCCTGGTTCTCTCCTATTGTAGAACTTACAGAATTTGAGGAAGAAGTTGAAATGTTCGATGTTGAGGTTTATGATGATTTCCATAGATTTATGGTAAATGGAATGTTCTCTCATAACTCTCATCGTGTTCCTATTATGCAAGGGATCGATTTGGAATGGATTGATTTACAGAAAAGTAACCGAGACATGGAATTTACAGAATGGGTAAAATTCTTGATTATTATTACTTGTTCTGTTTATCGAATTGATCCTTCTGAGCTAGGTTTTCAATTTAAAGACCAGGCTCAAATTTTTGGACAAGATGGTCAAAGAGAACGATTAGAACATAGTCGAGATAAAGGATTGAAACCATTACTTGTTTTTGTTCAGAACATTATTAATAAGTATCTGGTTAGTGAATTGGATTCTGATTATGAATTTGCTTTTACTGGAATTGAAATTGAAGATGAAGGAAAGCAAGTAGATCTGGATAAGAAAAAGACAGAGGCTGGTTTCGTTTCATTGGAAGATATGTTCCGGAAATATTCTAAGAGAGAATTGGATCCTGAAAAAGATACTATCTTGAATGCTATTTGGCAAAATGCTTTGGCGACTAAACAGCAACAAGAAATGTATGCTGAACCCGTTCCGGGTCAAGAGGGTGCTGAAGATCCTTTTGCACAATATAAATCTATGACCAGCAATCCTATTTTGGATGCAAGTATGGAATACATTAACAATCATTGGGGAATCAAATGAATTTCACATACGTTAAAGGAGTTGAGGTAGACAAAATGTCTAAAATTAGCGCGATTAAAAGTCACGTTAAAGAGCCTTTGAACTATCCGAAAGTACAGGCTGGATATGAAAATCTTAGTCAGGTAATTTTCGCTACTCAGATTAATGATATGATGGCAGATTTAACAAAAAAAATGGTTGAATTAAAAAAGAAATGATATTTACTCCAGAAGAAATACAACAGCTGTTTAAAATAGTTGATTATCGATTGGCTCGTATAGTTGCAGATGTTTTAGGTAGAGAATTTCTAACTCCTCAAGATGAAGCTCTCCTGAAACAATTTGGCTTTGATTTTAGGGAAGGCTTGAAACAAGTTCCTCCCTATTATCAAGCCTTTATTTTTGGACGTTTAGCTGGTATATTATCCCCGAACCAATTGTTTACTTTAGATTATAAAGATATTAGAGAATATGTAGATAAAGATCAATATCCAAAATTAACTAGAAGAGAAAAAGCCGAATACGCAGCTGCGGCAACCAGAACTTATGGCTATATTAAAGGAATGGGAGAACGAATAAAGAAAACTCTTGGAAATTCCGTTTCAGAAGAAGAAATTAAAAATGCTGTTGAGGAAAGAAGAATAGAAGAACTTTCCGTTATAAAAAGAGAGCATGAAAGAGGTGTTTTAGAAAGAAGGTCTGTTCAAGCTATTGTTTCAAGTATTGGAAATCAATTAAAAGATTGGAATCGGGATTGGGGAAGAATAGTTGAAACAGAAATGGAAAATATTTTTCTATTGGGAGTTGCTCAGGTTATCATGGAAGATCACGGACCAGATGCATTGGTTTATAAAGATGTTTTTCCTGGAGCTTGTTCCCACTGTAGAAGACTATATACAACCGCTGGTTCAGGTTCAGAACCAAGAATTTTTAAATTGTCTTCATTAATTATGAACGGAGATAATATAGGAAGAAAGGCAAGAGATTGGAAACCAGTTATTGGAGCAACACATCCTTATTGTTACTCTTCTGATACCGAAGTTCTCACAAAAGATGGTTTCAAATTATTCTCAGAATTAAAAGGCAATGAAGAATTTTTATCAGTAAACATAGAAACTGGAGAAGGAGAGTATGTAAAAGCGGTTAAAAATTTAGCCATTCCTTATAAGGGTCATATGATAGAAAGAACTAGTCGTGATTTTAATTTATGCACAACTCCTAATCATAACCATGTAGGTATTTCAGGACATGATAAAAAATTAGGGAAAATTGCTTCTCTGAGAAAAGAAAAAGATCTTCCGGTTAATTTTAATTTCTTAACTCACCTCCCTAAATGGAAAGGAGAAAATATTCCATCTATTCAGATAGATGGAATAGAATATGATATGAGATTATTCTGTGAATTTATGGGATATTATATTTCAGAAGGTTCTTATACTGAATATAAGGGAGGTTGTAGAAGAATTAATATAAGTCAAATAAAGGAATCTAGAAATAGAATATTTAAGTGTTGTAAAAAGCTTTTTTCTTCTGTTTCCTTGCAGAAGGAAAGAATTGAGATATATTTGAAGAAAGAACAGGAAGAACTTATAGATCTTTTAAAGTCTTTAGGTCATGCCAAAGATAAATATATTCCTTCTTTTATAAAAGAACTTTCTCCAGAGTGTTTAAAGATTTTTTTAGATGCATTTTGTTTAGGAGATGGAACTGTTCACAGAGGAACTATTTTAGACGGATATCAGTGTAAACCTCAAAGAATATTTTCAACCCCCAGTGTTCAATTAGCAAGTGATATCGGTGAACTTTTATTGAAAATAGGGAAAAGACCTTCTTATAGAAATAAAGGAAAATCTATTTATCATTGTAAAAAGCAAGGAAAAGATTACCTCGCAAAATATGATCAATGGGAGATTAATGAATGTGCAACTAAATATAATCTAAGAATTAATTTAGAAGAAAAGTTGATTGATTATGATGGTATGGTTTATGATGTTGAGTTGGAAAGAAATCATACTTTAATTGTTCGACGAGGAGGGAAAGTATGTGTTTCAGGGAATTGTCGTTGTCTTCTTCGTTATCTTCCTAAAGGATATGTTTGGGATGAAGAAACTCGTTCATTTAGACCTCCTAAAGATTATAAACCAAGAGTAGAGAGAAAATCAAAAGTATATATAACCGTTGGTAATAAAAAATTTACAGTATGACATTATTCTGCTCTGGGTATATTGAAATAAAAACATTTGATGGAACTAAATGGTTAAAAGACATCAAAATAGGAGATCTGGTATTGACTCATTTGGGGAATTATAGAGAAGTTTTCCAAGTGAAGAAAATAAGATATCCTAGATGCTTTAATTCAGGAGTCTTTGATATTTACTTTCTAGTTGAAGATGATGCTTGTAAAGGAGGATTTCGAGAAGAAGGAATACATCGAATAACTGGAGATCATTTAGTCTTCTGTTCTAATGGAACAAAAAAATTTGTAAGAGATATCAAGAAAGGGGATATTCTTAGTATTTCAAAAGGAAGAAAGGCAAGGGTGATCTTATCACTTGAAATACCTAAAGAGAATCATGGAGAATTTCTTTATGGACTGGAAATTAAAAAGGATCACAGCTATTATGCGGATAATGTCTGTGTGAATGATTAAAAATTTTGTATATTTATCGCAAAAATAATATCGTCATGAATATAAAGAAGTTATTGGGAATGCAATCCCAGAAAGAAAAAATAAAAGAGTATCGCCAACTTCAGCAGGAATTGAGCGTTCTCAATAATGAAGCTACGCTTTTGGCGGAGAGTTATTCTTTGCAGAAATCACAACTTGATGATTTAAGCAATCATTCAGATCCTGAAGTAAGAATTGATGCATTGAGACGTTTTCAAGCGTTTTCAAGTCAGCAGACTGCAGATGTTATTAAGTTATGTAATCGTAAAACAAGCATTGAAAAATCAATGAAAAACATTGAAAAAGATGCTGAAATTGCAGAATTGATTGCAGACATCAAAGACACTTATAGTGCAAGGGGCGAATGGAAAAAGGGAAACATTCGTAAGAGTGTTTATTTTGATATTTTGAAAGCCAAATCTGGAGGCCCTGTTCGTTTCGCCGATGTTTTGGTTTTTAGAGGAGATAAACTTTTGATTCTCCAAAGAGCAGGTGAAGGAGGAAGTTTCAGCGAGGAATGGTGTATTCCTGGTGGACACGTAGATCCGGGAGAAGATTTTAGAGAAGCTGCAGCAAGAGAACTTTATGAAGAAACCGGTATTGAAATACCAGAGAGTCTTCTTGAAGAAGTGGCAGTTTATAAAAATAAAGATGTGGATATCCACTATTTTATGACTCATGTTGATAACGAGTCTCCTGTGAGTGTAGTTGTTGATTCACAGGAAGAAATTGGAAGCGCCTGGATTAATCCATACACGGAACTGGATCAATATAAGTTTATCTTTGATATGAAAGAAAACTTAGAAAATATCCTTGGCTGTCAAAGACCGAATCCAGTACTTATGGTATTGAAGGCCTTTACACAAGGAAAGATCTCTCCTAAGGTATTTGAAGATTTTGCTAAGTCGCACAAAGAAGATATCCGGAAAGCAGAAAACAAAACATATTTCTCCCATAAAGAGCGTAAAGATCTTGCTAAGAAAGGAGAGGCAATGCCTAATGGAAAATATCCTATTCGAAATGCACAAGATCTCCATGATGCTATTAAGTTAGTGGGAGCTTCAAGTATGCCGGAAGGAGAAGTGAAAGCTTGGATTAAAAAACGAGCCAAAGCTTTGAAGCTTACTGATGAACTTCCAGATGATTGGAAAGAGAAAGACATCGAGAAAGCTTATTTTTCTGAAGAGGAAAGAAAAGAATTAGCTGAAAAAGGTGAAGCGATGCCTGACGGTAAGTACCCTATTCGTAACAGTTCTGATCTAAGAAATGCGATTCGGTTAGTTGGAAATTCAGATGTTCCAGAATCGAAAGTTAAAGCATGGATCAAAAAGAGAGCAAAAGCTCTTGGTTTGGAAGATGAATTACCAGAAGAATGGGAACATGTTGAAAAAGCTACTGATACTGAAGATGCGGAAACAATGGCCAATGAATCTTTGGATGGCGAAGCTAAGAAAGATGTAAATACTAAAGATTCAGAGGAAAAAGAGGATTCTGAAAAAAGTCCTTTTGATAAAGCTGAATTAGAGATGATCGGTGAAGCCATTGCTAAAAGTAATGGATTTAATATATTAGTAAGCTTTAATGATTTGGATCAAGCAGAAATGTTTAAATCTCTTATTGAGGAATGGTCTACTTCAGGTAAGTTGGATGTTGGATTTGTAAAATCAATTGGAAATGATCTTCAGGGAGATACTGAAGGATCTTCAGTTGAAAAAGCGAAACCTGAAAAGAAAGTATTTAATGAATACTTAAATTTCATTGAAGGAGCAAAAACACGGTTGAAAAATATTCACTGGGGAGAAGAAGATAATTCAAAACATGTTTATTTGGACAGCCTTACAGATGAAGTAAGTGATTTTGAAGATAAGATTGCTGAAGCAGGACAGGCAGGATTTGGACGTTTTAGTGATGGAGAAATCCAAGGAGATGAGGTAACTGAAGACGATCCAGTTGCAATTTGTCAAATGATTTTTGATAAAACAATTGATTTCCGTCACGCCCTGGAAGGAAAAGACGATTACAATGGTGAAATTTCTTGGATCGATGATTTCTTGGCAAGTTTGAAACAAACTAAGTATCGTTTACAAATGCATTAATATGATGAAACTGGATCTTCTAACTTTTGAATTAGATATAGCCAAAGCTCGTAAAGGTGCTATGGTAGGAGAAGAACGTGTATGGCATGGGACAACTTATGTTAAAACTATTTCTGGATGGAAACCTAAATCGAAAGAGAGGAATCCTAAACAGGAAGAAGCTCCTTCTCCTCGAATGAAGAAGATAGAAGATCCAGCTAAATCTCGAGTTAAGCAATTAGAGGAATTTGCCTCTAAAGCAAAAGATAGCCAGCTAGAAGCTGCTATTGAAGACCCTAAACAAGAACAAGAAGTTAAAGACATTGCCCAGGCTGAGCTAGACAAAAGAACGGGAGGAGCAGTTGAAGAAGAGAAGAAAGGAAAGAAGAAAAAAGAAAAATTTACCTCCGACCCTACTTCTTTAGCAATTTTGGAGAAATTTGATTCTTTGAAGAAGGAATTAAAGGAAATGCTTGACAAGAAACAAGAAGAAAAAGGTAAACAGGAAAAAGAGTTTAAAGTCATTAAGAAGACTGGAGTTACAGTAGACGGGAAAAAGATTTTCATTACCATGAATGAAAATAATTCCGGTTATGTAGCAAAAGGCTCTGGAGTTAATATTACTTCTGAAGAAGGAGAAGATCTGGCTAGTTTTAAGGCTAAGGTTAAAGAAGAGGCACAAAAAGTTCTTGGAAAGAAAAAAGAAGAAACACAAAAATTAAAAGAGCAATTAGAAAATGATCTTGGAAGAAAATTAGGAGAAGATTTTAAGCCAATTAAGAAAACAGGGGTTACGGTAGATGGACATAAGACTTTTATTACGATGGATAATGGAGATTATGTTGCCAAAGTAGAAGGTGAAGAAATCAGATCTAAAGAGAATGAATCTCTAAAAGATTTTAAAGAAGAAGTAAGAGAAAAGATTAATAATAGAAATGAAGAATGGAGTGCTGATAGAGTCATTGAAAGAGTTGAATCAACTTTAGAAAAAGGAGATACAAGGATTAAAACATCATATTATGAATATGTATCTGATTACGAGGAGAAAATTAATAAGCTTTATGATTCGGGTGATAAATATGAGTTGAATTCTTTTATAGGGGGAGTTTTTGCAGGAGAGAATCTTATTTCTAAATTAGCTTTGAATTCGGTATTAGTGGGTGAAGGAATTTTACCTTATTGTTCTCCAGATTTATATGAAGAATGGGAAGGAGAACAATATAAAGTATTTAATGATGAAGAAAAAGCAGTGGATTATTATGTCGAAGAAAGTGCGAAGATCCCTAAAAAAAGTGAGAAATTAGATTCTGTTTTAAGTTGGTATAGAGCAGATGGTTATACCGTATTCACAGCGGCAGCACTGGGTAAGTACCGTAATGCAAAAGATAGTGTAATGAGTTCTCTTGATTTTGAAGAAAAAGAACCCGTTTATGAAAAGGATATTATTGATATTATGAAAGATACGCTTTCGGGTGATTTTAAGGAAAAAATTTCCCAATATCAAAAGCTTATCGATGATTTTTTGGATTCTTATGAAATACCTGAAAATATAGTTCTTTCTAGGAGAATGGGAGGATCACAAGTAGAAAATTTAGTAAATAGTTTAAATATAGGAGATGTTTTTACTATGAAGCCAATGCAATCGTTTGCTCTTGAGACTCAAAGTGGTTTTGGCCATACACAGATAACATTGTTAGCTAAAAAGGGTCAAAAAGGAATTGCTCCAATTGATAATGAATATGAACTAGAATATTTAACAAGATCTAATATGAAAACTAGAGTGGTTTCCAAAGGTTATAATTCTATGACTATAGAATTAATTTAAGACCCGGTTTATAAGGGTTTGTTCTTTTTTCTTTATATATTTAGATATAAAAAATGATTATGGAAAAGAAAGATGAAAGAAAGTTTGCAAAGGAAAGATTTAATGATTTTTATGTTGATGATATTGAACATTCAGGCATAAGTAAAGAAGAATCTAATGAAATCTCTTTAAGAGAATCTGGAAAAGGAATGGAAAATTTAGCGAAGAAAATTTCAAAAAAGAAAGATTGATTGTCTAACAAGAAGAAAATAAGAAGGATTGAAAGAAATTTCAATCCTTTTGTTGGTTATTAGAAAAATAGTTTTTAGATTTACATCGTAAATAAACTCCGTGGAGATATAAATCTAAAAATGTACGACAATTTTAAACTATATACAGAACTCGATATTTGCAAAGCCGATGGAGGTGAAGTAAAAAGAGATGATCCAGATCGTTATAAAAATATGACGTTTTCTGGGGTTGCCTCCGATCGTTCGAAAGATGATGAAAAAGAAACCCTCGATCCAAATGGTTTTGTATACGATCGTTTTCTAAAGAATGGTCTATTCAATTTAGATCATCTTCCCACTCGCAGTGCAACTAATAAATCCCGTTATTGGATTGGTGAGCCAATAGAGGCGACCGTAAAAGATGGTAAATTTTTTGTCAAAGGAAAACTTTGGGAAAAATCACCAGAAGCTAGGGCTTTTTGGGATAAAGCTCTGGAAATGAAAGAGTCCGGCTCGAATCGTAAACCAGGGATGAGTGTAGAAGGAAAAGCTCTTGAAAGAGATCCGAAAAATCCTTCTAAAATCACAAAGGCACTTATTACAAATGTAGCATTAACTTTCACTCCTGTAAACCCTAATACTTATTTGGATATCCAGAAAAGTTCTCCTAATGATTTTATGGATGAAAGAGCTTCTGCTATATTATTAGAATATATATTAGGTGATAGTCGGATTACTGTAGGCAGAGATTGTAGGTTATCTATTGAGAAAAGTTTTGGCTCAAAACAGAGAAATATCCAAGAAATATTCGAAAGTTTCAAGAAGGGTTTTATTTCTAAAAAAGTTTTTGACGATTTCATTGAAAATTTTCGGTAATAATTTGGTAGTCTCCAAATAAGGAATTATTTTTAGAGCAAGTAATAAATACGTAACGTAATAAATTGAGACATGAAAGAAGAATATTTAAAAAGCCCAACGGTGAAGCTTTTACAAGCTACGGGTTTCTCTGACGATTATATCGAGAAAGGTATTGAAAACGGAGATATCATCATCGAAAAAGCAAAGTCCACTGAAGAGATGGATCGTTCTGAAAAATTCCAGAAGGAAAATATTAAGAACGACGAAAAACACATCAAAGATCTGGAACGCGACAAAAAAGAAGATGAATATGACGAAAAAGACCTGAAGCGTGACAAAAAGGCTCACGAGGACAAAGAAAAGAAAGACGACATGGAAAAAGGTCTTTCTGCAGATCTGATGAAGTCTTTGGGTGATTCTATCGGCGCATCTATGGCTGAAACTTTGACTCCTATTTTTAAAGGATTGAATGCTCGTATGGACGCACAGGATGAATTGCTGAAAAGTATTTCAAAACAGGCTCCGGATTTCCGCAGTGGCGACTTGGATAAAGCCTCTACTATTGAAAAGTCAATGGCTTTCAAAACAGGTGATGACGGAAAGACTGAATTGAACATCATCACTCAGCGTCCGGTTGTAAAGAAAGTGATCGAGAAAGCACTGGAAGATCCTGAAATTCAGAAAGCTTACGGTGAAGACGCTATCGGTTATTTGATGTGTCCGGAAGCAGATACAGTAGGTAAAGGTATCGCACAGTATCTGTATGACAAACAGAACATCAAATTGGTGAAATAAGAATTCGTGAAACAAACAATAAATTAGGATATGGAATTATACGATTATACGGGTGGCGTTGTTGCCAACATGTTAGAAAGTATCGACACCAACGAAATACTGAAAGCAATGGAAGCAGGTCTGGAAACAGGCATGCAATACAACAATCAGTTAAATAACGGTGGTGGTCTGAAAGTCGAATCTTTGGACGCAGTTCTGAAGGTATTGACTAACCGTAAAGATCAGCTGGTATTCTTGAACGAAATGCCGACTCAGAAAATCGATAATACTGTTCATCAGTACAACCAGTTGTACAAATACGGTGAAGAAGTAGGAATCTTCAATACTGAAGGTGAAACCCCGGAAGAAAGTGATTCTATTTACAGACGTAAGGCTGCTATCACCAAATTCATGGGTGTAACAGGTCAGGTAACTCATCCAGCTACTTTAGCTAAACTTGCCGGTGGTATGAATATGTACAACAAGGAAGTTGAAAACAAGACTTTGCTGTTGTTAACTATTTTGGACAAGCAGATTGTAAGTGCTGACTCTTCTTGCGTTCCTGAACAATTTGATGGTATTTTCCGTCAGCATATGTTGGGTGTAAATGAAGCAGACGGTGGTACAACTGACGGTTTAACACCGGAACAGCTGTTGGACGGCTATTTCAATTCACCGGCAGTTATCGATGCTCAGGGTAAAGTATTGAGCGATTCTTTGGTTCAGGATGCTGCTAACGTTGTAACTAATGTATACAACGGTTATGTAGACCGCGTTGTTTCTAATACTCAGGTATTCAACGACTATGTAAAACTGTTCCACGAATCAAAACGAGTTATCGTAGGTCTTGGTGGTTCTGTAACAGGTGCTACTATGGGTCAGTCGGTAAATGATATTATGACTCAGTTTGGTAAAATTGATATCAAGAATGATAAATTCTTTGATTTCCGTAAACCAGTAAAGTTGAATCAGCGTCCGACTTCAGCAAAAGCTCCTTTGGTTCCGGTTATTGGTGCAGCCCCTGCCGCAGCTATTGTTGATACAAAAACAAACTTCGGTTTGCATGCCGGTTCTTACGGCTATGTAGTAACAGCTAAAAACCGTTACGGTGAATCTTCTCCTCTGAATTTGACAGCTTCCGCTGCTTTGGCAGTTGCTACTAATCAGTCAGTTGATTTACAGTTTACCGCAGGTGTAGGTGGTGCTTACCCGGCTGATTGCTTCGTAATCTATCGTACAAAGACAAACGCTGTTTTGAACAGTGAAACTGAATACTATCCGATTTTCGAAGTTCCTGCTACTCAGTTAACCAACGGTTATGACGGCGCAGCTGCTGGTAAGGTAAGAGATAGAAACCGTATCATCGCAGGTACTAAATCTGCTTTGGTATATTGGAACGACTCTCAGATTAATGAATACCTGCAGTTTGCAGATACAATGAAGATGGATTTCGCTATCACATCTCCGTCAAGACGTTTTGCCATCCTGAATTACGGAACACCGGTTCTGTATCAGCCTGCCAAGATCGTTCGTATCGTAAACATCGGTCAGATCGGTCTGTAAGGAAAAAGATAACTATTAGTAAGAAAAGGGAGAGAAGAGAGATCTTCCTCCCTTTTGTTTTTAAACACTTAAAGAAAAATTCGTATGAAAATTGTATCACCTATTTACAAAGGAAAAATTAATCTTTTTGGAGAAATAGTCGATTTCACTGCCAGAGGTGAAGCAGAAGTAACTGAAGAATTATGGAAGAAAATCAGTGAAGCTGGTTTCCCTAATATTTTCGAAAAAGGACAGGCTCCGGGAGTTATTTCCAAAGAAAGAGATAATTTCGATAAATCTCTAAAAGAGGTTAACGAAGAATATATGCTGGAAATCGATCGTTTGAAAAAGATCGTTCATGCAAAAGAGCAAGAAGTCGCAGAAGCAAAGCAACAGACTGAAGTTTGGAAGAACACCTATAAAGAAGAAACTGAAAAGTTGAGAGCCCAGTTATTGGCACTTACTAAAGCTCCAGCCGAAACTGCAAAACCAGCCGAAGAGTCTTCGATTGAAGATGATCTTTTGAAAGAATTGGAGGCAATGAAGGTTCCTGAATTAAGAAAGGCCGCTCTTGAGGAAGGTTTGGATGCTGAAGCAGTAGGAAAGGCTACAAAAAGCGAATTGATCAAAATGATCATGAAGAAATAAGAATTCGTAAAAAATTTTTACAATCATGCCGCAATTAACATTAACAATAAGATATAGAAAGAATACCGGTTTAGTATTATCGGTGTCTGAAATCTGGTCTTTATATCTTTATGGTATTTCTATAAAAGGAAGTAATGGATCAACCTTTCCAGAAAGTACTATTCGTTTCTATATAGAAGCAGCACAAAAGGAAATAGAGAACTATTTCAACTTATTGTTTGTTAAGCAATTGATTGATAAAGAAACGACTTCTTATTATCACGACGATTATTGGACTCATTTTCCTATATTAATGACAAAGTATCCGGTTAGAGAACCTTTATCTTTAATTGGAATGTTGGCAAAAATGGAGCAGATAATTTATCCTCAGGGATGGTTATTCTGTGAAAGAGATTATCAAAGACAAGGGAAGCGAAGAATCAGTATAGTACCAACAGGTGCTAGTACTACGCAGGTAAATGCAGATGTGATTCTTACGGGTATTTCTTCTCAGATAGGAATGCAACGATTTAGAAACATCCCTGATTATTGGAATATGCAATATATCACAGGATTTGATTTAGATCGTCTTCCCATGGATTTGATCTCTATGACAGGGAAATTGGCTTCAATTCCTATATTAGACATTGCAGGTGATTTAATTTTGAAGGCTGGGGTCGCCTCTATGAGTTTGAGTATCGATGGACTGAATCAATCAATAGGAACAACAAGTTCTGCAGAGAACTCCGGTTACTCCGCTCGTATAAAAATGTATGCTAAAGAGATAACAGACACAGCGAAGAAACTCAAATTAGTGTACGATGAGCCAAAATTTATGGTGCTGTAAAGATTACCAACCCCAAAAGAGTTTTTATTGATTTTTTGTTGGTATATTTAAGCTATGAAAAAGATAGCTTATATATATACACTGGAATATCCAGAAGGGAATATACGATATGTGGGTCAATCAAAAGATCCAAAACATCGTTATTATGATCATTTGCATGATGCTGAAATAGGAAGGACACCTTTTAAATCTGAATGGATAAATTCTTTAAAGAAGGAAGGTAAGCTTCCTGTTTTAAAGATTTGGGAAGAGGTTGATCCTTCTAACCATAAGGTAGAGAAGTTTTATATTTCTTTAATGAAATCTTGGGGTTTTTCTCTTTTAAATAAAACAGATGGAGGAGAAATAGGGAAAAAGGTTTCAAAAGATATTATTGATTTCAATGTTTCAAGGTTAAACGCTTATAAAGCAAAAATAGGTTGTTCTCCTTCTAAAGGAACAAAAAGATCTTTAGAGAGTAATTTGAAAGTAAGAGAGGCTCGTATAAAACAAAGCGATGCAAATATTTATCAGTTTACTTTAGAGGGTGAATTAATAAATAAATGGGAGGCTACAAAAGATGCCGCTTTATTTTTAGGAACTTCCCGTTTTTCTATTTTAAAATGTGTTAAAGGAGAATTTTATCAAGCACATGGATTTATTTGGATTCGTTGTTCTGAATACGATAAAGATCCATCCATTTTAGAAAGAAAAATAGAAAGATACAAGTCTAAGTATTTAAGAAGAAAAGAAAAATATGGGTACTAATATTATAACTACCGCTGCTCCAAATATAGGGTATGTCGCGAATCCTCAATTTGATTTGAACGAGTTCGAGTCTGCTGTCTGGAATAAGGGGTACGAAGTGATTCTTGAAAATGCTTTGAGGTGTCCTTGTCATGCTTTAGATGCTCCCCTTCCGGATTGTCAAAATTGTTTTGGCTCAGGATATTTTTATATCAATCCAACTAAAACAAAAGCTTTAACTACTAGCTTGAATCAAACTAATAGATACTCTAAATGGTCTGAAGAGCTTCTTGGAACTATTGAGATAACAGTGAACGATGTTAATAAATCGAATTTGAGCTATATGGATCGCGTCACTATAAAAAAGGAATACTCCTATTTTAGTGAAAATCTTGTGATACGTAATTTTAACGGGAATACATTCGTTTTTACCACATATAAACCAGTTGATATAGTTAGTATTCATTTATTTAATTCACCGACAGAAAAACTCATTAAAATACCGTCAAATGAATATAACATCAATCCTGATAATCCTTACTGTATTATTTTTACAGGAGATATCTCGGATAAAGTAATTGCCAGTGTTTATTATAAACATGAACCTGAATACCATGTTATCGATCTTCCTCATATGATTCGAGCTTCTTGGGTAACAAATAAGGATACAGGAGCGGAAGAAAGGATAAGATTACCGTTACAAGCAATAGCTAGACTCTCTCATCTATTGGCAACAGCTAGACCAAATTTTGATGGTTCAGGAATAATAACGAACGACAATACATGACATGATAACTCCAATTGATATAGATCTTTCTGAATTAATTGAGGAATTTAACTTAGACGAAGCACAGTCGGTAGTTTTAGGTTCTTCAATAATAGATAGTGTTATCATTGAGTATCAATCAAAATGGGAAGACCTTATTAGAACAGAATTAAGCCAATCCAGAATTGAATACAGGAAAGCGATGTTTATCAATAGAACATCTCCTACTGAAGTTGAATTTGGATTATCTGCGAGAGAAAGTAAATTGGCCTTAATGGTTGAAGAAGGAACTCCTCCTTTTGATGAAAAAGAAGGATTTGCGGCATCAACAAAAAAAAAGATAAGCAAGAAAGGTGGATGGTATTTAACTATTCCATTTCGACATGCCACCCCTCAAGCGGTTGCTGAATCAGGGATATTCGCTTCTATTATGCCACAAGCCATTTACAATATAGCAAAAAACCAAAACAAAGTGACTTCCGCAAATCTTCCTCCTGAATTTAGTACTCCAGGATCAAGAAAAGAAATTAGAACTCCTGATTTAGTTGTTCCGGAGTATGTGCATAAGAATCCTAAATATGAAGGATTAGTAAAACTTCAAGCTTCTTCTTCGACTTCTGAAGATAGGAGTTTATATATGACTTTTAGAAGGGTTAGTAATAATTCTGATCCTGAAAGTTGGTGGAATCCAGGAATACTTCCTAAGAAGTTAATGGATAAGGCTTTGGATGCAGCTCAAATAGATTTAGTTGCACAAATGGCAATTGACGAATTTTTAGAAAATATGTGATCTATGTTAAACATTATCTATGTAAAGAAAATCATCGAAGGATTAATGGAATATGTTCAACAGAATATTAATTCCACAATGCCTGAGGAAGATAAATTCCTTTATCGATTGTTAAACGGAACTGTTGATGGGAATTTTGATTTTTATCAACAAGCATTAAAAATTTATTCCAGAACTCCAAATACTCCAAATACAATAAATGTAGTTTTAGAGTATCCTAAGGATAGAACTGGGATCCCTTGTTATGTGGTTAGAGAACCAGGAAAATCACGAGGACCAGTAAATACTATCGGTAAGATAGTTGGATTTTATGAAACTGCAGATGGAGCATCACAATTTTTAGATTCTCGTCAAAGCAATTATGAGATTGTGTGTTTTTCCAATAATATGTCAGAATCTATTTTACTTTCCGAAGTTCTATATGCAATGCTTGTTAGCGCGCATGATATATTGGCGCAGAAATTTGATACTATAGATTATAGTATGAAAGAGTTAATGATTCAGAATGATTTGATTCCTACACCTTTGTTTATCCGTTCTATTGCATTGAACGTTTCTTGTGATGAAATCATTCCTGGATTAGTAAATAATGATCTACTTGGCAAAATTATTTTTGATAAAGCAGAGAACTCTGTATCTCCTTTGACAGGAAATGCAAGGCTAAGTGGGTTACCCGGTGCTGAATCCGAGATTTTATAAAAGATTTTTGGTGGTATTTCTTTGTAAAGTCAACAATAGGATTTATATTTAGACGTTAAAATAGACAACAATTCGTAACAATAAATTAGTTAATAATGAGTAGCTTTATATTCAATGGAAGAAAAGTAACACTTCCTGGGGCTTACAGCGTTATCAAGTCGGGGGAAACCAATCCTGCCCGTACTTTGGATTACGGTAAAGTCCTTATTATAGATACTGGAGTTGCTGGTGCAAGCTATGGTGGCGGTGCAGGTATTAGCGGACAATTAGCTAGCGGAATTGATGCAGTATATTCTTTCCAGACATTGGAAGACTTTAGAGCTTACATGAAAGGTGGATTATTCTGGAGATGTTCTGAAGCTTTATTTTATCCCGATCCTTCTAACCCAGCTGCTGTAGGTATTTCAGAATTATATTTCTGTCGTGCTTGTACAACAACTTCAGCTAGTATGTCATTTGCTACAACTGCAGGAGGTACTTTCAAAATCTTTACAAGAGATGAAGGTCTTTGGGCAAATGCGGTTGTAGAAGGTGAAGATGAAGCAGCTAATTTGGTATCCGGTTATGGTTATCAAATAGTCACTGGATCAATTGATCCAACAAAATGGCAAATGCAGATTTACCGTGGTACATTTACTGGATTAGCTTCTGATGGCTTACCATTTGGAGATGAGACAGCAGGACAATCTACACCGGAATTGATGGCAGTTTCACCTGAGTTCAACAATATCCAAACTTTGATTGATTGGGCGACGAATGATTCTTCGTTCAATAATTATTTTGCATTGGATCCATCTTCTGCCGTTGAGGGAGAAGGAACAGTAGATCAGGCTGATATTACTGCAGTAGCTGGCTGGCAGAAAGCAACAGGAGCAACTGAAACTTATTCACCTACTGATATAGACGCAGTTCTAAAGGTGATTGCCGGTTTGGATTACAATGTGATTTTTACCGATCAGGTAGGTGCTAGTGCAGCAGGAACTACTTACAAAAAGATTATCACTCATATCAACAATGTATCGAAATTTAACCGTTTCTTGTATATTGGTGGTTATGAAAGTGAAGCTCAATGGAGTGATTCAATCAAGCTAGCACAGGGATTTGATTCTCCTTGGGTTCAATTGGTTCACGGAGATTCTGGAGTTAATACAGAATTTTCACCTCTTGGTTACCGTTGGTGGACTGTATTGTACACTATGTGTGCTGTTGTAGGTCGCGTATCTGGTAAACCTCCTTACATCCCTGTAACTAATAAAACAATCGGTGTAGATCGTTTGAAACATCAATTGAGTGACACGGAAAAAGAACAGGCAGTAGCAGCAGGCGTATTGGTAGTTACTCGTAATGATTATATCAATAAGTTTGTAGTTTTGGATGGTATCAATACTCTCCAGGATAATGCTAATTTGTTTAATGCAAAAGGATATTCTCCGTATATTCAGTTTATGCGTATTATCGCACAGTTGAACCGGGAATTGGTTGTTAACGCAGAAATCGATCTTTTGGGAGATGAAAATGGTGTTAACTCAAACACTCTATCTGCTAATGTTATTAAGAACTGGACAGCCGCTTATCTTCAGAGCCGTGTAGCAAACGAAACAGATGATAATCTGATTCTCGCTTTCCAGGATGTAAATGTAACAAAAAAAGAAGATGCGTGGTTCGTAACGTATAAAGTCCGTTTGAACAGCGAGATCAATAAAATATTCTTCACAGGATTCTTGATCCGCTAAAAAATAAAAAGTCATGGCAGGAATTAATAAAGTATATTCAGCAGCAAGGGCTTTTATCCGCATCGATAATAAAGTTGCAGGTTATGTAAGAGCCCTGACATTTAATGAAAATGTCAATCGTGTTAACGTTCAGGGTTTGGGTAATGTTAAGATTCAAGAAGCACCAGTTGTTTCTCTTAACAACACTTGGACAGTGGATCAGTTCTTTATTGACTTTACTCAACCAGTAATGCAGTCAATAATGGCACGAAACGGTAGTGTTCAGCAGATTCTTGATACATTGATCTTGGGTGAATATGGTTTCCAGATTACTATGTATTCTAAAGAAATCGTTTCCAAAGATGATTCGATCAAGTTGATTACTGAAACAGATCCGTTTGGTAAAACAATTGCACAGTTAGGTCCGTGTTATGTTACAACTCAGCAATTCTCTATCACTGACCAGGGTATTGCAGGTTATAATGTTTCCGGTATCTATATCGACCCGATTACAGCAGCACAGTTGGGTTAATAAATAAGGAGAGAGCATGAAGAGTATTTATTACCCGACTCATGCTCTCTTTCGTTTAAAAAGCAGTATCTTTATACTACAAAAACAAAATAAAAACGTTATGAATGATTCCGTAGAATTAGTAATTAAAAGCTCCACAGGAGAAATTAAAAAGTATCCAATTCATTTTCCTAATGTGGGAGACTATTATCGAATTGAATGTTTGAAACAAGAATTGAGTAGAAGCAATTATGGTGGATTAGTCACCTCCAAAACGCAAAATGCTTATGACGCTTTGGATATGATTGATATTGAGGCAACCCTTACAGTTCTGGCTCCTAAATTGATTGAGGATATGAAAGTTACTCGTTTCTCTCAGCTAGGTATTAAGGATTATCTTATTATCAGAAAAGCATACTTGGAATCTGTTCATCCTTTTATCGTAGAGGTAAGAAATCTCTTAAAACCGGAATAATTCACCATGACAGCCGATGAAATAAAACGTTTTATGATTCGGTGGAATAATCGCTTTCCCGTTGATCATTGGTGGAGAAAAAAGCATAATGTTCCTTTTCTATCCGCTCTTCATAAGGAACAATCTTTTTTACATCAGTTGATGGAATTTGAAGAAGAGCGAATGTTCCTAGAATTAGAAAAGGGAAAAGATGGTCCTGATGATTCTTATATTCCAAATCAGGGAGACATCTTCAAGATTCCTATTTTGAAGGAAGAAAATTCGACCAGGCCAATTACTCAAGAGGATATAGACTCTTTCCGTGAGATGGCTGCAGAAATTGAAGCATACGAAAATGGCAAATCAGGACAAGATAATAAGAATAACGGCTGATACTAGTCCGTTAAGAAATATTAGACAGGAAGTACAAGGACTTACTGGAGATATTGGAGAACTTGCTAGATCAATTAAAGCAAAAGTTCCTTCTCTTTCTGATTTAGGAAAGAGGATTGAACCAATAATCCAGAGGGGAGTTGATTCTGCTTTTGGAACAGATGAACCAAAAATAGAAAGACCTATCACTCCAGCGCCGGAAGAGTATATTCCTGATCCTGAGAAAGTTAGAGAACTTGAAGAATTAAGCAGAGGGATTTCAGAACCGAGAGTTTCTCCGGTTACAGAAGAGCAACCTGTAATAGAAAGACCAGAGGTTCAGGAAGAAGAAGTTATACCTCCTTCTGAACCTGAAACAGTAGAAGAGCCTGCAGAACCAGCACCTAAGAAAAAAAGAGGAAGACCAAAGAAAACTGAATCTCCAGAAGAAGAGAGAGAATCAACTGAATCTCCAGCTCCTAAAAAAACTTCAGGATCAACAGGAAGTCAACAGTTGGCAGTTTTAAGACAGATCCTTAAAGCTGTTAATGACGGCAATGACATGGCCGTTGATAGGACAACTTATTTAGAAGAACTTGTCAAAAAGGGAGATCCTGATGATAACAATATAATTCCACCTGTTATTCCTCCCACTCCTCCGATTAGAGAAGAAGAGCCAGAGGAAGAAAATAGAAGAAGCGAGCGCAGCAGAAGAGAAGACGATGAGCTTTATAGAACTCATTATATGCAGCAAGGTTTTACGGGAATTCCTGGAACTTTATTGCATGGAGCATTACAAGCTGCTAGTTCTACTATGAATGCTCGAAATACTTTTGAGGCTGGAGCTGGTGAAGTAGGTGCCATAGGACAAACAGCAGGTTCTCTAGTTTCAGCAGGTGGAAGAATTGCTGGAGGAGTGGCTGGAATGATACCTGAAGTAGGTCCTGGTATTCAAGCAGTTATTGGAGGTGCAGGAGAATTAGCCGGAACTGCGATTAGCGGCGTAACTTCAATAGTTTCAGCCTATGCTATGAGAGCGGTTGCCAAGGCGGAAGAATTAGAAAGTAATGTGCGTTCATATTCTCAAACCTTAGGTGTTAGCTCTTCTGAAGCTAAATCAACTGCATTAAGAGAAGGTGCTTTTGCTGCAAGAGATCTTGGAATGAATGCAGGTGAATATTTGAATCGCTATGCAGAACTTCGTAGAGCGGCTGGAGGTAAAATTTTAGGTGCTACTGACGAAGATCAGGAAGGAACAAGAGAAATCCAATCTCAATTAGCAGCTCAAAGATTGTTTGGGATAAACCAAAGTGTTTTAGATCAATTACAAGGGTCTTTACGTTTTGCACAAAGAGGTGAAGTTGAATATGGTAGTTCAAGTAATAGCCCTTCAGGAGTTATTCGAATATTCGAAAATACAATGAGGGACTTAAAACTTCCATTCTCAGAAATAGCTTCCACTATAGAGGAATCTCTTACTACTTTCAATAAAACAGCAGAAAGGGTATTAGATAAGGCAGGCGATTTCGATGCCGGTAAAATTGCAACTGTGTTGGCTAGTGTTCGTTCTTATACAGGAATGGAAGGTCGACAGTTAGAAAGAGTTCAAAATGCAGTAACAGGAAGTGACCTATCAGAAGATCCAGTTACACAAGCTTTGCTTATGCGTGTAGGAAGAGAGGTCTTTCCAGAAGCAGATACTCTCTCTAAATTAATGGCTAAGTTAGAGCGTCCGCAGGATAATCCAGAATTGATGCAAAAGTTCCTTACTACATTGGAAAATATGACAGATAATGAGGAACAATTTGCTCAGCTTTTAAAATCTGTTTTCCCTAAATTATCATGGAATGATATTCAGGGTTTTGTAGAAGTATCCAGAGGAGACAAAGATTTTAAAGAGCTTTATGGGAGTGCACCTTCTCCAGAAGTTGCGGCAGGAAATGAAAAAGATGCTCAATATAGCAGAAGTGCTGCAAGAGGAACTGTTGGTGCTATTGAAGCTGCAACTGCAGAAAAATCAAATCGCGATGCTGCAAATGGAGAGAAGATGTTGGGAGTTTTAGCTTCTATAGATAGTAAAATAGTAAGATTGGCAACAGATGCAGGTCTTGTAGAAAAGACAACAAATGCTATTAATGATAGTTTGGATGCATTAGTTAAGATTATACTTTTGAGTCAAGAAGATAATGGTCCTGCTTGGAGGGATCCAAAGAAACAAAGAACTGCTGGTTCAGCACTGACAGAAGGTCATTGGAATACTGTTCCAGAAGGTACTTTATTGATGAATTTTCTTAAAAAATACGGATTAGATTAATATGGCAGAAGAACAACTTTCATTAGTACAGAGATCCCCTTCTAGGAAATATACTATCAAAGAATGGGTAGATTGGTTGGGAAGAAAAGTATCTTCAGATAAGAAAATGTCTACTACAGATTTTCTCAGCCTAAAGATGGAGGAAGTAGATAATCTCAATCGTATTTGGAGTCAATATGATCCTGAATTAAAAAAGAAATACGAACAAAATTATAAAAATGGTTCACTTCCGGATGATGCTCCTATTTTAAAGGCATCTCCGGTTGTTGCTCCATTAGAAAAGATAGAAATAGAGTTTGAAAAGCTAACTCAACAAGGACAGTTTATGTCACAGAGTGATTTTAAAGCTTTTTGGGCAGATGCTTATCAAAACCTTATTAGTAGTATTAATTATAAACCAGAATATTCCGAAACCAAGGATGAGGAATCTTTTGATGTAAGAATTATTCCACAATCTATACGCGTTTGGATTTATATAAATTCATTAGGTAAGATTATTGATATTAGTCCTTTCATTAGTTCTTGTAGTACTAATAAAACAGCTTTAAACGGTGTTTTTTCAATAAGGTTGACTCCGGTTAAAGATCAATCCTCTCCTACAGGTTATGGAAACGGATTCTTTGAAAATTTCAATCTTACAGACGCTGAAGGTAATGTAATTAAGAATTACTTTGAGAAGTTTATTCAGCAGAATGATATAGTTTTCTTGCGTTTTGAAAAGCTTTTATTAGAGAAAGAAGCATCTCTTAACAATACAGAAGACAGTCTTGAAATATCACCTAATAACCTAGTCAATAGTGGCTCAAATTATAATGTTTGGGATATGATAGGATTGGTAGATACTTGTACTGTTTCTTATAGTTCTAACGCAAATATTTCCTTTATAGATATTATTGGTAGAGATTTCTCTAAACTCTTTACCGAAGACGGTTCTTACTTTATGCCCTTAAAATGGGTGGAAGGAAGTAGAGATCGTTGGTTTTATGGAGGAGATGATAGCGATGCATGGTTTAAAAGAAATGTGATTACAGGGAATTACAACTATATTTTTAATTATGGATTTAAAAGAATTAGAGATACTCTTTGGTTCTTGATAAATATACTCTCTAATATAGGTATAGTTCCCGATGATCTTTTTAATGCTTATGGAAATCGAAGAACACAAGCCTACACGATTGAAGATGATGATAATGTCCATAAATCACAACAGGTAAAGGGAATTTGGCAAATTGTTAAAGTATTTGTAGAAGATAAGCTAGATGACAGATCTATTGTAGATCCATCATTTACCAATCCAGATGGAACTTTAATGTCTTTTGTAAATAAGATTTGTCAGCCCCCGTTTGTAGAGGTTATTTTAGATACCTATGTAGATACTTTAGATGTAGTTGTTCGACAACCTCCGTTTACAGAGGAAGCAATTAATGATGTTATTAAAAGCAAAACTTATATAGAAATTGAAGCAGGGAATCTTTTAGGATATTCTTTGAACTATGATGATCGAGTTTATAGTTGGTATCAACTATTTCCTCAAAATAACTTTATTGGAACAAGAATGTTTACTTCATTGGCGTTTGTTCCAATCATCTATTTCGAAGAGTTTACTAAATTTTGGGGAAATAAGAAACAAGTAATCCAAGATATATACATTTCATTGAGTGCTTTAGATGGAGCGGGTGGCACCCAGCAATTAAATTCAATGGGTGCCGCTGCTTTAAATGATCTTTTATTTGTTATTGAAACAAGTGTTTATTTGCCCTTTACAAGAAAGGGCCAAATAATTATCAATGGAGATCGAAGAATCAAAGTTGGTACATTTATTAAAAACAAAGCAACTAGCGAATTATTCTATGTAACTGGAGTAACCCAAGAAGCTACTTTTTCAAATGGTGAATTAACCCGAGTTACCAGAATTCAAGTAGAAAGAGGAATGTTTCTTCCTATTTTAACTGGAGATAAAGAAGGAAAGAATGTTGAACTTAATACTGAGGCGGGAGAAAAGGCTTCATATTTTAAGATAGCTAGATTGGCGGATATAAAGAAAGATATTAAACAAGCAGAACAAGCAGCTAATTCAGATAATAAGCAAATCAATAGTGGAAAACAAGCTATTGATAGTGCCCAATTTAACTATTTTTTCAAGAGGAGAATGTACAATGAAAAGGATTGATGGAGTTAGTAGACAAGTTCAACAGAATAGTGCAAATCCTATAAATCATGGATATGTTGCTATTCCCGAAGGAATAGATAGAGATGCTTTTATAGAAACTTGCCTTCGAAGAAATAGAGTTACTATAGTAACAGAATATGGCGCTGTTATTAATGAATGCTATGTTTTAAAAAATGTTTTACAAACGATAGATTTTCCAGAAGATATAGGCCTTAAAGGAAGTTGTGTTTGTTATGTTTGTGGAGATTTTTCTAATAAACCAATTGTTATTGGGGTTATAGATGAAAATGATCAAAGCGATTTGCTGAATGAAAATATGTTCTATCTTCGTAAGAAGATGAATGGAACTGATATTTTAATGCAAGGTGATCCAAATAATGGAAGTTTAATTATTAATGTAACTTCCCAAGATCCCTCTGACATAACAATAGCAGTAAAAGGAAATGAAGAGAATGAGTTAAACATAGAATCTTCAGGTTTTGTGAATGTTAAAGCGGATAAGGGCGTTAATGTTAAAAGTTTTGAAACTATTACAGGAGCTATTATTGATGTGGAAAAACCTGATGACATTCATAATATTACCTGGGATAAGGAAAAACTTTCTTTCTCTCGAAAAACTGAAAACGCAGATGATCAAGCTACTTTAAATGATGAAGGTTTTAGTCTTACTATGGGAGAAAATGTTTCTGTTGTAGTAACGAAAGAGAAAGTGGATATAAAGACGGGTGATTCTACTTTGTTAATGGATAACAGTATTATTAATTTTAACGGAGGGGGATTAAAGGGATTAGTCGAGGTAGAACAACTTACCCAAAAATTAAATACATTGGTTCAACAAGTTAATGCTTTTATCAATGTATATAATACACATATTCATCCTGCATCAATGGGGACAACATCAGCTACAGTTTCCCAAGCAACCACAGCATCAACATTTAATAAATCTGATTATGAAAATACAAAGATAACACAAGGATAATATGAAATATTTTTCGTATCTTTACGCAAGTAGATAATATAAAATGGCAACAATACAAGATAAAGCATTAGACATGATTAAAACGGTGGGAAGAGCGACTCTTTCTACCCTTTATCCTGATGACTTTGAATTTTATATGTGTGCCATAGAGCTTTCTACTGCAGATGGTAATACTATAGATTATTTTACTTTTCCAGTAACACCATCTAGTATTACAAAAACAGATAATAAGAGAACATCTTTGCAAAATACTGCTGGAGGTATTGTTGCATTAACATCTCCGACTTTTGTTCCCCAAGATATTAGTATTAGAGGAACATTTGGTAGAATTTTTAAAATATTGATTCAAACAGAAGCAACAGGAGCGGGAGCGGCTTTTTCATTAAGTAATGGTATTAAAACGTTACAACAGATTGCGAAAAAAGCTACGTCTTTACAAACTCCAGCTTTTGATGCTAGCGTTAAAACTGGTTATGGAGCTTTAAAAATTCTCCAGAGTATAATAGCAAAGAGTAACGGTATAGATAGTAACGGAAAGCCTTTTCGTTTGTTCTTTTATAATTTGGCCTTAGGTGAAAGCTATTTAGTAGTAGTTCCTCCAAATGGAATTACTTTTAGTCAAAATGAACAGCGAAATATGGTTTGGGATTATACCCTAAATATGATAGCCGTAGCTCCATTAGAGTCTGTTAAAAATGCTTCTAGTGGAAGTTCTTTGATTAAAAAGACTGCAACAGCAGTTATTCAGAAGTCTGTAAACGATTTAGCATCATTTATATCAGGAAGAATATGAGCGAGTATACTAATTCATATATTAAGTTTAAAGAAGTTACTGGATATGACATCCAGCAATTCTTTTCAGACTTTGTGAATTTTGTAAACACAGATTATCCCTATATAATTGATTATTATGGAAGTGGAAATATTAATCAGGCAGCTTTTTATGAGCTAGAAAGACTTTTAAGAGAAACTGAGAATATCGAGCCTCTATTTTCTTTGCATAAAAATAATCTCGATGATATTGGAATGTGGTATTTATTAGATGCCTTTTCTGATATCTCTACTAAACTAGCAACAACTCGAATGGCTTCTAAATGGACTAGAAGTATTTATAATGCAGTTCGAGCCAGTGCTATTAAAATGGAGAAAGTTTTATCTCCAGGACAAACATTTGAAGAAATTGCAGAAGATTTGGAAGCTGCAGATCCTCAGAATGATTGGTTAAATATAGTGACTCCTCAATATATTAGAGAGGAAGATTATACAGTAGAAAATGGATCGAGAATATTTTCAGTTAATTTACAAAATATAAGACTTAATTATGTCGATAATGTAGTCGATACATTAAGTGGAAAAAATATATTAGGAAAAGATCTTAGCACAGATTTTATATTTGAAGGAGATGACTTGAAAACAGTTCAATACGAAGACTCTATTTTCCAGGCATTAGATCTTATTACAAAATCAGTGCAAGGTTGTATTCCTGAATTTCCTGAATATGGCATTCCAAGTGATTTTATTGGGACAACTATTAATGCATTCCAATATCCAGTTGTATTTAAAGCGATAATGAATATGTTCCAAAGAGATAGTCGATGGAAAACAGTTGAGCTTTTAGAAGTTGAAAGAAAGGAAGATGCTATATTCTTGAAATTAAAAGCAACAGCAGTGACCGAAAATAGTTATATAACTAACGTACCAAT